ATTTTGTACAAAATGTGTGTGCAAGCTTAGAGCATCAACGGTGTATACGCTTACATGAAATAGACAGAGTAGTCAGACAACGCTCACGATTAGGACACACTTGGCTGAATGGTAGTATATGGAAGGTGGTGTGCGTTAGATAAGCGCTTACAATGTAGTGATACCAAGGTGTGAGCATGGATACAAGGGATATAGAGGCATGCAGGATATGGGACACACTGGTATGAATGGTAGGATATAGCAGTAAAGGTAATAGGTAAATGGGGATGAACCCTTGATATTATTGGATTGGTAGCGCTCACATAATACTAATGTGGTATGGATATAGTAGCGTCGTATACCTATACCCCTATGATATGTGGTAGTATAGCTGTATTGTATAGGTTGTATAGGGGGATAGCTAAAACCTTGGTGCTGTAGTGTTCATGGGCTATGACTAGCGTGCCTTAACATGCTACATATAGGAGGCTAGAATGTATAGCAAAGCCTTTGTATGACAGTCTTCAGTATACCTACCTATGGTATGCATAGTATGGTAGTACATATATGTATACATGTAGTGTGGTGTTGTGTGTGTGTATACATGTAGTATGCATAATGGTGTATGAATATGCAGTCGTGTAGTGTGCCAGTGAGGTGCAGACAGACAGTGACCTAGTGACCTGTGATGTGATGTGTGACTCTTAGAGACACAAGGCTTTTACTTGCCTTAAGCCTAGCCTTGGGACGTGGTGTATGTGGTCGTGCATATGAGTGCATAAATGAGTGCATAAAAGAATGTGTTGACATTGTTGTGTAACGTATGGTATTGATGGCAGGTGAATGAACGGTTGTCAATAGGTAATGTGATATTAGTGTGCATATGTATGAAATAGTGCATAATATGTCGTTAGTGTATATGAGTGTATAATGGCTGTGAAGGCTTGGTGTGAGTGAGTTTGTAAGGTGAATTAGGTGGTGATATGTGATGTGAGTTGAGTGTATATGTATATGTATGTATAATTGTGAATGTACCTCCACCATCCACACCGCATGGCATAGCAACCGATAAGCCTACTCACTATAAGGCTAAGACCACCAATCAGCCACCAGACAACCTACACGAGTAAATATACAGTCATGCATATTGGTATACATATACATTCACCGCACTGTATAGCTTGTGTTCCGTCAAGGGTATGCACTTGTCACGCTTGCATACTAGCTTGTATAGAACGCTCGCTTGTACGTCTACTAATAGTTCTTAGTGGACGGTATGAGGGGCGGTATTTACCACATATTTACAGGTACTTATTAGCAAATCGAATATGGGTACATTCACCCACACACTACCAAAATGCCCCATACGAGCGATTCTAACCTCATCCAAAATCCATTTCCTAACGAATCTCCATATTTACCCTCATCGTAACCCTTATCGGAACCTACCAGTAATTCCCTTACTTACCATTACCTTACAAGGGGTATATTTACCACACAAAATAGGTACTTAAATATAGCTCCCACTAGCATATATATAGCCTATGACGATAACAACCATCCGAAGCGTAATGTATGTCTAAATGACCTTTATATCCTCTATATAACGTAAATAGCCCATAATTGAGCTATTTTAAGCCTTTTTAACCCTTTTTGCCCTATTTTTACTAATTTTCGTCCATTTTTAGCCGTTTTTTAGCAATTTTAAGCCTTTTTCGGTCATTTTTCACACATTTTTGACCATTTTTAGCATATTTTTAATGCTTTTCACACCAAAACACGAACATTCCACCCTAATTTGATCTCAAATAACCCTATATTTAGCTATATATAGCCTATATCCAGTCCAGTTTCTTCTATTCCAGTTTCTTCTACTATAATACAAAAAAGCCGATGCTTATACATCGACCTCAGTTCAACGCTCCTCTATCCATGGAAACTTCTAGTAGTACAATGCCATCTCCATGCTTCTCTTTCAAGTCTTCCATCTTAAAATTTATGAACATCCAATCGGTAGACTCTTTATCCTCATCGTAAACATCAGTATCATAGGTCTTAGTGAATCTCTCCACTACCTCCCCTACTCCAGTAAGTATCTTCAATTCATAAGTAATGACAGTTTCTGGTCTCAACTGACTTCCTCCTACATACCAAGTATATTATTGATATAATCTTCATTCTCATCACTTTTAACATAGTTGTTGGCTACATTCTCTTTAATCTCTTCCTTCTGTTCTACTATATCCTCAGTTTGCTGTACTCTGGATAGTCCATGTTTATCAGCGCATACAAGATAAGTCAAGTATGCGCTAAAATTGCCACCAAAGTATTTATCAGCCATATCCATTGCAGTATCAAAGACATCTTCTCTAAATGATACAGAGCGTTTGACTGTTGGTAGTTTATTTTTCAAACTTCTGAACTCCTACATTATAGAATGCTTCTGCATTGGATTGAATCTCATTACATTGGATTCCTTTATTTGAAGGAAGATATTCTTTGAATCGTAGAGAGCCACCGCCAACAAATGTCTTCTTATGAACGATATCATATGGGAAGTCAGTTTTAATCTTAGTGATAATTCTATCCATATGATTATTGAAATGTTTAGGGAAATCAAACTCCTTTTGCTCTTCTGAGATTGTAACAGCATTCTCCTCAATGAATCTCTCAACATCTTGGTCATCGACCTCTACATTGAATTGAGCATTAATCGCACTAGCAACAGTTGAGTAGAATTTAAGCATGCCAAGTTGATAACTTTCATATTTTACCATTCTTCTACCTTCGTAATATGACACGTCAACTGTGAGACCGCCAATATCAATTACTAGATTAGTCCTTCCCTCTTCAAATTCCTTCGGATTTGTTAGGGCTAACCCTGCAGATTGCGGGAATACGATGCAGTCCTTAATATGTATAGTCCTATCTTTCCCTTTGTATCCAACAGTAATCTTCTTATTGAACAAGAACTCTTTCAACTCATCCTTTTGAGTTGGATACCATGCCACTGGAAGACCAGTTACAAGATTTACATTTATGTCTGTCAGCTTATCATCAACGTTTCTAAGTATAGCTGTTAGTAATAGAGGTTCAAAGTTTGGGTCTGAAATCTTATTAGGTACAACTGTAATACGACCTCTCTCCCCTATTGTCAACTTACTTCCATCATACTCAACTACAGTAGAACCAGTGTTGATGTCGATAATTCCATCTTTAACAGTGCTTCTAAATACATCTAAACCCTTCTTGCTCTTTGTTTTTGTATGAGAATAGCCAACATCGATTCCCAAAGTTAATGTTCCCATTAAATATAATTCCTCCTTTTATAGTAAAAATGCCACTATATCCTACTAGGTAGGACTAGGTGCTACCAATGAATCAATTCCCTTATGTACCTTATCTTACCAGTGCTACCCAGTAGTGTCAAGTGGGATGTGGTAGCATTTTCTAGATTACTAGTAATAGACTACTAGCTATAATGGACAGCAGACCTAAATACGTCCTATCAAAATGATATTTCATCCCTCTATATCCTTATTATAATGTAGGGCAGGGGATTTGATAGGTAAAATATACGTATCCTTTAACCTCTAATTGCAGGCTATATTGTAGGACAGAAGGCTTTATAGGTCATGAAGTGGAATATATAATGTATGTCAATTGAAAATATAGGTCAAAGTGTGGTTTAATATAGGTAATAACATAGACAGGGAGGCATGGGAATGGCTCTGGAAGTAGATTTCATAACACTTGGCGATGCATCTGAGAGATTAGAAGTGCCATCACCAACATTGAGAAACTGGACTGACCAGTTAGAAGAGTTTGATATTCACTTTGTCATGAGGAATAATAGGAATGAACGAATCTATTATGATACTGATTTAGAAATATTTGGATTCCTTCGTGACCTCAAACAAGAACATGGTAGAAGAACCACGACAAAAGACTTAGGATACATGATGCGTGAGATGGATAGGTTCGAACTTAGAAGCAGGGAAGATGCACCACAACCATCTAATCCATCTAACAAAACAGCAGACTTACTAAATCAAGAAGACATTCAGCGATTGATGCAGAGTGAACGTGTAAAACAATTCATAAACATCATAATATCTGAAACTCAAAATAGTTTGAAAGGTGAATTGAGAGAGGAACTAACTTTAACAATTCGTGAAGAGATTCAGAAAGAACTAACTGAACAAATGAATGAGCAACAGCAAAAGCTAGATGCTACAGCAGAGAGAATAGAAGAGGCGCTGAAAAAGAGAGATGACCAGATGACCACATTTATATCTGAAATGAGAGAACATAATAAGAGAATCGAACAGGAAAAGAAGAAGGGATTCTTTGGAAGACTGTTTGGTAAATAGAAAAAGAGTGGGGAATATAATCCTCACTCTTTTTAATGGTTTTGTTTATTTAACTCGAATTCTTTCGACCTTGATTTCTCCATCTTCATAAACCAGTATCGCACCTTGAGATGGGGAAGAGGACAATCCAAGTTTCTTAGAGTAATCATCTGAACCCTTAATGCTTCCAATAAGGATTTCAAACTTATCATCGCCAACTTCAATTACCTCAAAGTGATGGAAATGCCCCATAACAATAGCATCATATATAATATTATCTCTGTCGCTATGGTCGGCAAGCTTACCTTTGTCAGCTTTCTTCTCTAAGTCTCCATGAACCAGTTTAATGTTTCTTCCATTTATATTTAGCAACTGTGCGCTGAAAGGGGAGTGTGATTTTATATAGAATAGGCTACCAATGTTAACTGTTTCAATATATGTCTTTACAATCTCATTGACAACTACCATACCAGTATCTCCATCGATATTGTTATTCTTATTTCCATTTATTCTATCATGATTTCCACTAAAACCTTGGTAGGTAACAACAAAGTGTTTGGACAACTCAGTTAAAACTTGGATTAACACCTTTCCACCACGAGCAATTTGCTCTGATACAAAGAATTCAGCGTGATATGATTGAGATTCTCTCATATATGCATGCTCTAACATATCGCCACAGTATACTACGTCAATCTGTTTAACGTTGTTATCAACGGCAATCTTATACAGTTTACTCAAGGTCTCATTTATTCGTCTCACAGCAACTTCATAATTATATTTATTTCCCTCAACATCAACTAATGCTCCTAGATGCCAATCAGTAAACACAGCAATCATTCTAGAGTTGCCAGTTGTAATAGGTTCAAAAGTAAAGTTAAATTCTAAATCACTTAACTCCTTACGAACAGCACTGACTACTTCTTGAACAAGCAATCCATAATCGATTAACTCTCGCTTAGTCTTGTTTAATTTACGAAGAACACCTTGGTTCTCTCGTTTCTCCCAAGCTATATCACCAACAAGCTCCTTGATTGATTCTAGCTTATTACTCGTAACCATGTCTGCGTGAGTAGGGGCAGTAGGGAGTTTCCCAATGGACTTCTGATAGCTTTTAACCATAACACGATATATTTCGCTCGCTTCACTATCAAAGAATCCTTCTTTTTCCATAAGCTCTTTGTGTAATTTCCAAGATATCTTTCTTGATGGACTAGCTTTCTGGAGTTCTAGTTTTAATCGAACAGCCATATCAAGATGCTCTTGGTTAACTTCTATAATTTCGCCTTTGCGGTTTGTGTATGAACGCATGATGTATCGGCATACAGTCCCTTCATTATTTTATAGTAATTTCATTTTCATTCGAGAATCCTCTGACTCCCAAGTCCCTTGAATAACAGATACATGTCCATTATATACAAGTGAATTGATTGTATCGTAGAATTCAATAGACCTATATCTGTCATTTCTCCACCAACGACCAACTGTAATGATAAGCCCACGATATCCTCGCAGATTATCACCGCTGTTGATATAGGAGAAATGACTGATGTTTAATTTATGCTCTTCTATATAGGCTTTAAAAGCAGATAGGCTTTGAGCCAATACTGGAGTAACATCTCTCATCCTAAAACTCCTTATCTTAATGGTTTTGTTTTAAGTTGTGCTATTACATAAATACTAGCTTCATAATAACACAGCTTGTTTAATATTGCAATGGTTTTGTTTAATGATTATTTAAATGGATAGTACGTATGTACTTCACGGATGCCTCTAAACAATGTCTTCTTCATCTCCATTGTCTTATCCTCACCAAGTAACTCTGTAATAAACAATCCTTCATTCTGAATCTCCATCTCTCCATCATAAATGTAGTAGCTAATATAAAGCTTCTTACGTGGACGAGAGCAAGCTACATAGAACAATCTACGCTCTTCTTCGATATCGTTGTTCATGTGGTGGGGCATAAGGTCTTCATTACAGTTTGGAACAAATACTACATCCCATTCTAAGCCCTTAGAACTATGCATAGTGACGATTTGTACAGCATCAGTACCCTTTGCCTTCTTTTGCTTCTCCTTGATTTTCATGATATGAGCAAGGAACGCTCTGATGTTAGGGAACTTAGCACCCATCTCACAAAGTCTTTCAACTGAATCTAGCTTCTCATCGATTTGAGATGCTGTAGTCGTTGTCTCATTGATATGGTTTCTGTAGCGAGTCGCATTTACAATGTTACGCAATACTCTACCTGCATTCACATTGGACTCAGCTTGATGTCGTAGTTCACTGATAATACTCATTAATGAATCCATGTTTCTCTTGAACTTCCAATCGCTGTTCTGTGGAGTGAATCTCACAGCACTTGTTAAAGCAATCTCTTTCTCAGATGCAAATGAATCTAGTTGCTCTAGAGAACGCTTGCTAAGATATCGATTTGGAGTGTTATAGATTCGTCTGAAACTAGCATCGTCAGTTTCGTCTACAGCGACACGAGCATAACTCAGAATGTCTAACACTTCTTTTCTGTCAAAGAAACTCATGGACTTACTCACTTCATAAGGAATATCTCTTTCAGCAAATATATCTTCAATAATTGCTGTCTGTGCATTTGTTCTTACTAGGATGGCAATCTCTTTTAATGGCACACCTTGCTCATGCAACTTCTCTACTTCATCAGCAATGCCTTCAATTTGATTGTCTTCATTTTGATATGCTGTAAACTTTACTTCTTCTCCAACTTCCGCTACAGACTCAGATGGTTTATAATCTTTGTACTTCTCGATAGGGGAGTTAGCGATAATCTGATTGGATAGGGCAACGATATTCTGCGTGCTTCTAAAGTTCTTATTTAATTCAATTAGCTTTACATCCTTGAAGTCATCTTTGAAGTTTAAGATGTTCTCAACTTTTGCATTAATGAACTTGTAAATACTCTGACGAAAATCACCGACTACAAAAACATTAGTATCGTTAATCATTCGAATAATCTCTCTGATAATAATCGCTGTATCTTGATACTCGTCTACCATAATGTACTTATACTGTTTACCAAGCTTCTCTCTGAAACTCGCATCTTCTTTCAGCTTCTTGTACATATGTAGAATCATGTCATCGAAATCAATTTGACGTGAACCTTCTTTTACACGCTCATATGTTTCATAAGCTTCTTGTAATAGGCTTCTTGAAACTCCATCTACATAATCAACGTCATCATTGATTAGTACAGGTTGGTGTGGTTCGATACCATTGCTCTTTTGATAAGAGATAAATGATGCAAGTTCTCCTGCTTTAATCCCAAGGTTGAGACCATTTGGATTCTTATCATTTCCTTCTTTACAAAGGTCATTGATAAGACCAAAGCGCCACCAGTCTGGAGCAATCTTCATTTTGTCAAAGTCTTTGTCGAGAACCTTTAGCAATCGATAGCAGATAGAGTGGAATGTTCCCATTGGGACTTTCTCAGCTTTCTCTTTTCCAATCATCTTAGCTAATCGCTTCTTCATTTCTTCTGAAGCCTTCTTGGTAAATGTAATTGCAAGGATGTTTAATGGGTCAATATTCTTTTCTTGAATCATATATGCGATTCGTGTTACAAAGCTTGATGTCTTTCCAGAACCTGCACTTGCAATACAAGAGACGTTCCCTTCAACTGTTATCACAGCTTCCTTTTGCTCATTAGTTAATTTCATTGGTAAAACCTCCTATTTCCTCGTTGACACAATCGTAAAACAAAACCATTAAGATGTCAATGGTTTTGTTTAATAATGTATAAAACGTTCTAATTCTACATATAATAGTAGGGGAGTGGGGTGTATCACTTCTGGAGGACGTACAAGCTTTCTCAGAGACGGTTCTTTTACAGATATAATTAGTCTAGCATCCAGATAGAACCTCTCTATGGGCTTGTATGGAGTCGAGAGGGGTATTTTTAGAGATTGACCTCTCTGTAAATTTTGGTAGTGATTTTTGAAAGTGAGATTAATATCCGTTACGAGAGAATCCTATAATATTAATTAATAATTAAAAGAATAAAGATTGTAATGATTAAAAGATTGTAATGATTATGGTATCAATGGTTGATACGGAGTGGTATCAATGGTTGATATGTGTGTTTTTCGCCTATCAACCATTGATATGTAATTGACGTGTTGGTATTGTGGATAAGTCGCCTATCAATGGTTGATACTACCCCATATCAATAGTTGATACCCTGCCCATCAATGGTTGATAGGCAGATTTTTTACCGCATATCAATGATTGATACCCACACATCAATCATTGATATGCGCTTTTGGTGATAAAAAAAGCAAGGCATTTAAGCCCTGCTTGTAAACATTTTTTCAATTACTTCTTCCATTAATACGAACTCCATCTCAGAATCTTTTTCAAATTTACTACTTACAACCTTTGACAATTCGACTGTAGAAAGGTGTTCTCTAAACACATCTTGATAGTTCCCTTGAACCCACTCTAGTATAAACGTATTAGGACATGCGATTATCCACTTTCCATTCCTGGGAATAAATAGTAATTTCTCAATCCAAGTCTCATAGGATGGTTTGGAGATATGTTTAATCAGTTCATCATGGAAGAATTCAGTGGAGTATCTAGAGTCATCGTCCAAATTCTTTATTATGTATTGATAATTGTCTTCTTCATTTAATATTGCCTGTATTTTTTTACGCTGATGCTTGTTTGCTATAATCTCTTTTCCAATAGTCATCTCATTAACCACTGCAGTTTGCTCAGTTAGCTCGTTCGTTAGCGATAGACCGCTATATTCATCCATGAATTTCTCATGAAGCTCCTGTAGCTTTGGAGGAAGCTCGTTAACCATATCTTGTGTCAATAATGGAACATACCTTCTTATCTTGAAGAATGGACTAACCTCTCTATTATTATCTGTCACATCATATCTATTAAATTTTGCAATAAAATGATTATCTTCTAGTATACTTAAGTATTTCTTGACTGTATTAGGACTCTTACCCATCTTCAAGCCAATCATTTCTAAATCTGGGAAACAGAAATCCTTTTTGCCAAATGCATATCTCTTTAAATGCTGATATAAAAGAACTGCATCTGAACCAAGAACAGCTCCCCAGAAGTCAAGTAGATAGTTGCCTATTACAATGTAGTCTTCTGTATCAAGTTGTGGACATAGAGTCCCATACTCATCCAGTTTTAAACTCTTAATCTCTTCGAAAGGAATTATTCTTTTTTCAGTTCTAGGATTGAATCTCTTTCTCTTACCTTTCTCAGACTCAACATCTTGAGCATCAAAACCTCCTACTTTTACTAGGCGAAAGTGAGCGTACTTCTCATGATTGTAATCTTTGTAATAATCTTTTTTATCCATAATAAAAATCCTCCCTATTCATCGGAAAGGCAGGACTAAATACACATAAAGTTGTTGATTTTCTAAAAATGCTATGGTAAACTTTACTCATAAGCAATTAAGAAAACAGAAAACAACCACTCTATGTGGGTTTAATCACTGAACGCTCTATCCTTCAAGGTCGCCAAACTATGAGAGGATGGGGCGTTTGCTCTATTTCCGTATCAATTTGTATAAATCCATTCTAGCAGACTTGAAAACTCTTGACAAGTAGGGTTTGTCCACATGTGGATAAATAGCTTGATTTTTGGCGAAAAATTAACTCGCATATAATAGAAGGAATTGCAATGTTTTCGTTTAATCGTATTTTTTTACATTAAACAAAACCATTGCAATTTTTTATGAAGTATTGTAGGATGGAAAACGAGACGATTATCGTCTCAAATTGGTACTGGTTATTAAACAAAACCATTGCAATGAATATGCAGGAGGGGTGTTATGGAAAAGGAGGTAAAGAATCTTTACATAGATATATGTAATGAATTCATGAAAGAAAGCCAACATAGCACTCAAGATAAGTTTGTATATATGATATTGAAAAGCATGTCTTTCTCAAACAACAAGTCATATAATGGTATAGCACCATTTAGTACAGAGGTGGTCTTGAGCATGGTTGGCTTTAGCTTAAACTCTAAAAACAAGAATTCCATTAAAGAATCTGTAGACAATTTAATTGAAGCAGGGATGATTGAGGTTTATGCTGACTTTCTAGGAACAGTCGTAGTTGATTGTATCCAGTTGTCAAAGACGTACTTTGTAAGAGTTAATGACGAGAAGCCTAGTCAGTATACAAGGATTTATATGAAGGAAGCTTATAAGATAATGACACTAGATGACAAGAACAAAGCCAAGATGTTCGTAGTGTTCATGGAGATAGTCTCTTACATATATGTAAATGAGAAATCGCCACACTATTGCTTTCCTAATATAGAGACACTTGAAGAATGTACAGGAGTCAATCGCAAAACAATTATGAAATACGTCCAACAGTTACATGAAAATGAAATCCTTTACCACCAAACATATAAGAAGGGTAAAGGTAAAGATAAGAACGTATATAGTAGATGGGACGATAAACAACATGCTATCGACTACATTACATCAGAACTGAATAACTAAAATCCAAATTGAGACGATTATCGTCTCAGATTTCAGAGCCAGAGAAAATTGAGACGATAATCGTCTCAGATTGGATTTTTACCAGTACCATTTTGAGACGATTATCGTCTCAATTAGGGACTGTAAAAAGAGGAGAGAATTTAAGAAGAGGACACGAAAGTAAAAAGATGAGAGATAAGAGCGCCCCACGGTTCGTGCGCCCTTGGACTTCTGACTTTGGGCTTTCCTTCCTTTATAAAGAACGCTACGATTGACTGTAACACTACTACAGTGTTATACTGAATCCACAAGTTAATCAAACGGAGGAATACAAATGGGTTTAGAACTAGAACACTTAAGGCTAAAGGATATTGTAAGGAGAGCCGAGATTAAACGCATCGCAGAAAACCTTTCTAAAAGAGAACTATGTTATGCATTTAAAATAAATTATACCTACTATAATAACTGTGTGACAATGAGAGACCTTCCAAGTCCACAGATGGTACAAATGCTTGAAGAATATTTAAAGACACAAACATTACAAGTTTATAAATTAGTGTTTGAATATAGAAGTTCAGATGTATTTGTTGGTAATAGAAGTTCTGATAAATTTGTGAAAAGGGAAGGTAAGTGGAAAGAAAACTTCCATCGTAGTACAGGTGTTGAAGATGGCGACTATGAAAAGTACGTAAAAGAGATGAGAGAGAATGATATACTCGAAGATTAAAGAGCCTTTACATACGGTTCTTTAATTCTTCTATTAAACAAAACCATTGCAATTTAATGGTTTTGTTGATATAATGATTTCAAAACACAAACACTAAACACAGAAAGAGGATAGGCAACTATGAAAGGTATGGGCAGTTACACACCATTTGAAAGAGAGTTAGGACACTACAGCAATGATGAAATGAATGAATTGTATCTAAGTGGCAAGTTAGATGCAATGTATGATGACTTCGAAAGAACAGGCAGTGTCCCAGATAAACCAAAAGGCAAACGAGGCAAAGGTAAAAAGAGAAAAGGAGTTGCATTAACGTGAAATACTTTACAAGTGAAATAGAAGGAAAGAAGCTGGTGGACTTTCAGAAGTACGATGCTTCTATTACAAAGTTTGATGATAGATTAGAACTGGTTACTGGATTACTAAATAATGAGGATGGTAGTCTGCATGATTTCATAACTACTTACTTTGCAGAATACTATGATGCTAGTCCAACTCAAAAAGGATGGATGGCAGAGCAGGATGCTGTATGTAAAACATTAGAATTACTTGGTACATACTTACTGAATGCAAAGGATATTGAATCAAGTCGTAAAATTGTATATCGATTCTGGAAGTCTCAACGAGAGTTTAACAACTATAAAGAATCACAAAACATCAATACATCTACACTGCAAGCAGGTATGGAAGAGGGAGTAGAGGTAATAGATATGTTCTTCTCCCCAAACGACCAGAACTACAGAATGGATGATAGCCAAAAGCTTTATGCTAAAGACATTAGAGAGATTAAGGAAATTGCTAATCTGCAAGACAGTATTGATATGATGAAACAGGATTCATATAAAAAGAGACTAGCAGAACGCATCGACAAAATGCTTCCTAATATAGTAGATGAAAAAGACAGAGAAGCTTTGAAGAAGATTAGAAGAAACGTAGATATCTATGTTAATAGATGGATTAAAGATATGGCTGACAATCAAGTCTTAATTAAAGAAGCTATCAAGAAGCCAATCAGATTCAGAAATACTGGCAGTAGCCAAGGTAGAGCCTTAACTAACTCCATTGAACTAGATGATGAAAAGGTTGTTGGAGCATTGATTTCTCATTATGAAAAGGTAGACATGACATCTGATATTGGTCTTTTAATAGAAGAATTAGATAAGGTACTTGTTGATATCGACACGCTAAATGAAGAGGAATCAATGGTTTTAAACCTGTTCTTAAAGGGCTATACTAGAGAGCGCATTGTTAAGGAATATGATATTCCACAGTACAAGATGACTCGTATCATTAAAAGAATTGGCAAAAAGGTGTCTAAGCATTACGTAGAGAAAAACAAGGGTTTATAGACCATCGAAAAAACTTTTTAAAAAAATTAATAAAAAAGTGCAACTATCGAGGCAGTTACTGCTATATATATTGTAGGGGTTAAACAAAACCATTGCAAAACTACCTACAAGTCATAATAATTGCCTCCTTAGTCAATTTATTATATTCCCCAATCACACAGTCAAACTAAGCTATCAACGGTAGCTTAGTTTTTTCATGTTCGAAGTAGCTTAATTGGGAAAGCGACCAGTAGTGAACTGGTAATTATATAAGTCGTTTGAGACGAACAGATGTGGGTTCGATTCCTACCTTCGAGCGCTAAAACAAAAACATTAAAATTATTAAAACAAACATTTTATTAAATGTGAGTGAGAAAGAGGGAAAAAGATATTATGTTAAAACAAGATGTAGTAGTTGCAGTACAAGCAGAACTTAAGGAAACACACGAAATTGAGGCTTCTCAAAAAGTAGTTAAAGCACACGTTGACGCTTTAGAAACTGTAGTAGTTAATGCTTTAAAAGCAGGCGAAGATGTTAAACTTAAAGGCTTCGTAGATTTCACAACTAAAGAAGTTGAAGCTCGCACAGCGAAGAATCCTAAGACTGGTGAACCAGTTGAAGTTCCTGCACACCGTAAAGCAACAGCAACTTTATCAAAAACAATTCGTAAATTCTAATTTAACTTTTAGTTAGACTTATTCTTTTAGAGAGTTATGTGTAGCGCATAACTCTCCTTTAACATGGTTCGTGTAGCATAAGTAAAATGCAAGGGAGGCATCCCTTATCTTGGTTCAAATCCAAGCACAGCCCAATATTATTGTTCCTCCTAACAAAATATATTGTTCGTTGATTTACCTTATATCTACATTGACGGATGTAGATGAATAGGAAGTGTGCGCAGAGGGTAACGGCAACCCTTTGCAAATCCTCCTTTTCAAGTGAAAGTGTGAAGATGCGCCAACATCTTCAACTACTGTTCCTGTAGCTCAGTTGGTTAGAGCAGTCGCCTGTTAAGCGAAAGGTCGTAGGTTCAAGTCCTACTTGGAACGCCATTATGTTCTGTGAAGGTCAGCGATATTGAAAGGTTCGAGTAATCCCAAAGGGATAGAAAGGGTCAAGTATTTATCATGTGGGTTCGACTCCCACCTACAGAACTCCATATTATGGGCATTGCCCACCAAATTTATCACACATTATTTTTTTCATAGTTAATGAAATACCTCCTACCTCCTTGGCTCAGAGCCTACGACACTCTGAGCCTTTTAATCATGGGGCTGTAGAACAGCGGAGTGTTCGTCTGCCTGTCACGCAGAAGGTCGTGGGTTCGAATCCCATCAGCCTCGCCATATAAATTTTACTGAGAGAGTGGGGAATTAAGTGAATTACTTAAAAACAATTTTGATGGCATTATTAGGAAAGTATGCTAAAGCACATTCGAAAGAAATTGCTAAAGCACAAAAATGGATTGACTCAGCACAATCATCATTTGCTACTGCTTTAGAAGAAGCTGAACTGTCTGAAAAGAAAGTTGATGCAGTTATCGAGGAAGCACAAGCAAAAATCGCTGAATTAGAAAATGTGATTCGTGAAGCAGAAGCTAAGAAATCACAAGCAGTATCATTTAAAAACAAAATTAATGAGTTCTTAAAATAAAACTATATGAGTGAGAGAGAGGAAATAACTATGTTTGGAAGTAATGGATTAGGTATGTTTGGTACAGGAATGAAGAGCGCACGAGTAGCAGACCAGATTGATGCACAGGTGAATTCTGGTAGATTAACTATTCAAAACGCTAATATGGCAGTTCAACAATTGGATTACATTGAGAGTCAACTTACTCAAATGGCTTCTATGTTACAGCAAGAAGTTCCAATGATTGCTATGCAATTCCAAAATTTGGTACAACAAATTAATAATAATCAAGGTCAAGTAGTAAATGCATTGAAACAAGCTGATACAATCTTTGCTAGTATCGACCAATTAACTGATAAGATTCAGAACTAGGAGGATATCTACTATGACAACAAAACGTAGACCACGACCAAGTTCACCATCACCATCACCAATTATCATCTATGATACTGGAAGCGATTCTGGTTCATGTGACTCTGGTAGCTTTGGCAGCTGTGATTAATAATTTTAATTAGACAAGCCCTAGCAATAGGGCTTTTATAGAGGGTTACTCAAGCGGTTAAGAGACTAGTCTTGAAAACTAGCAGGGGTGTAAAAGCCTGCGTGGGTTCGAATCCCACACCCTCTGCCACATTATTTCGGTGTAGACAAATTGGTAAAGTCGCTAGGCTTTGACCCTAGAGCGTGGAAGGGGTCGACCCCTTCCACCGAAGCTTATGGAAAGGTACTCAAGTTGGTTAAGAGGACTGTTTGCTAAACAGTTAGCACTATTATTAGTGGCGCAGGTTCGAGTCCTGTCTTTTCCTTATCTAAGGCACATAGGCTAACGCCAATGTCGCCAGTGCTTAATTGCACATTTTCAAATGACATGTCTGAGGGGAATGTTGAATAACGCTCGCCTCTTTATGTGGGTGTAGGCTAGAGGTCAGTCACTGCATTTGGGATGCAGGCAACGCAGGTTCGAATCCTGCCACCCGCCTTTGATAGTCTCCAACTATCTTTTTATTTTTAATACGTTGATTTTGGGAGTAGGTCACTCCCTCCACGGGATATTCGTATAGAGGTTATTATCTCTGGCTTCCAACCAGATGACAAGGGTTCGATTCCCTTATACCCCTTTTACCTTAGTGTAATTCGATTTGACAGTTTACTACCTCATCAAAAGGTAACTAGATGAGCCTTGCTGTGAAGGCACTGCTAATTCGTAGTAGTGGAAAAGAATGGTCTGACACAGAAGATATCCCACAAGAAGATTCCTTTTCTTGTTTGTTACCGCCACATGGGCGAGTATGCAAATTGGTGAAGCAAGCGGTCTGTAAAACCGTGACGTAAGAGACATTGCAGGTTCAAATCCTGCCTTTCCCACCACTATTATGGGCTTACCTGCCCTCCGAGAATTTGACAATTTAATATGAATGAAGATTGGCTCAAGAAGCCATTAATGACAGGTCAAAAGTGACCAATCTTGGATTGTCCAAGGACACCAAGACATGACAGCTTGCTACAGTGCGGCAGGGTGTGTGAAGACACATCACCATTGCCTCCTTTGTGTTAGTGTTATTTATTTTAGTTGCACTCGTTATCTCGCAAAATCCTTTTTGCCTTGTTGTGAAGTTTTTATAACTTCACACAGCCTAACGCACTGTAGTTCGCACCCAACTTTGAGAGAGAGGGCAAGAATATATGGAACAAAATCTATTGAATAATTTCGCTTACATCCAGAACAAGATTGACGAAATTACACAAACAAAAAATATAGACATTAAGCAAATCTCTGATTTACAACGATATACAGAGATGCAAAAGAATATCACTTATTCATTATTCCTATTAAGAGGTGCTAAGTGATGGAACAGTATCAAGTAAAATCAAACTCTATCGAGAACACTCTAAACCACATTGCTTACCTGTTCAATGGTCATAACTTTGGTGAAACTCATCAAGATTTAACCATTGTATTAGATAGACGTGATGCGCTTGAGTTGCTAAAAGATATCAATACGTCAGGTTATGAGGAAGTCTCTATTAAAACAGAAGGTGAATATCTTATCATCTCTTCTAGTGTAGAATGCTCAGCATTCTTTGTTGAAAATATCTATACAGAAGATGGAAGAATTAAACTTCATGAAACTGACATCTTGATTCTACCGTACTACTTACCGCAAGCAATTAGAGAGAAATTTTTGAAAAAAGGCGACTGCCTTAAAGTAATAGAACTTACACGACCAACTGATATTTATCAGTCATTGGTTGAAATTATCAATAAATAACAACTGCAGGAAGGGCGACAACCCTTCCTTTTAACGTGTTTCATTTAAGGGGTGATACGATGGCGAAAACGACATCAGAAAAGAAAACCTGTTTGAAATGCGGTAATGACTATGCGGTATCTAGCTTCTATTCTCATAGAAACTCATTGATTAATGAGAGATTTGGATTCTGTAAAAAGTGTGTAAGGGAGAATGTCAATCTTGATGACATGAACACACTGTATGATTTTCTACGAACAATGGATATTCCTTATCTCAAGGAATTCTGGAGGATGGCTAACGAAGCCAATACAGAAACAATAGGAACATACTTGAAGAACTTAAACTCGCTTAAACAGAATAAGGAGTTAAGATTCAAGGACAGTGACGATATCACTGGAAAGACTAACAAAGCTGAACTTGTTGACATTGACTATGATGACTTCGAATTAACCGATGCCATAGTTAAAAAATGGGGTAGAAACCTCGAACTAGAAGATTATATCTTCCTTGAAGAAGAGTTCACAGCCTTGGGTGGAGAATTCGCAGAAGATGCGTTCCAAGAAAGACTCTTCAAGAACATGGCTACAACTCAGTGGATGGCGAACAAAGCCAAAGAAGATGGGGATTCAAACAGATATGAAAAGATGATGAAGACCTTATCCACACAGATGCAGGATGCAAACATTAAGCCAGTTCAAGTTAAATCAGCATCACAAGATGGTGCATTAGCAAGTTGGGGAGAATGGATTCGACTCATTGAGGATAAAGAGCCAATCTCAGAACAGCAGGAAGAGTTTAAAGATGTTGATGGTATCCATAAGTATGTTGAACGATGGTTCATTGTACAGATGCAACGTGTCTTTGGAAGAATCAAAGACGAAGACATCAAGAAGCTCGATGGTGAAGACTAATGGCTGTTAAAAAGAAGAAAACCCAACCACAAGACAAATTAAGACAAGGCTTCAAAATATGGACAGCCTTTTATAGAGCAAATCCTCACAGGTTTGCCAAGGATTACTTAGGAGTTAACTTATTCCTTTATCAGAAGCTGTTACTTTGGGCTATGAACAAGTACAACTTCTTTATGTATATCGCCGCCAGAGGGCAAGGTAAATCCTACCTAATCGCTTTATACTGCGTTATAAGAGCAATCCTGTACCCTAGTTCTAACATTGTTTTAGCTAGTGGAACAAAAGGACAAGCTCGATTAATTATCACTGAAAAGATATTGAAGCTCAAGAACGACTCGGCAAATGTCGCCAGAGAGATAGCAGAGTTTAAGACTAGTGCAAACGAGACCTATGTTCTATTTACAAATGGTTCTAAGATAACCGCCGTACCTTCATCGGATAACGCTAGGGGTTACAGGGCAAATATATTAATAGTTGACGAGTTTCGTTTAATTTCAAAAAAGACTATTGACGAGATATTAAAGCCATTCCTTAACGTAAACAGAACACCTCCTTATCTACAAAACCCAAAATATGCTCATCTATCAGAAGAGAATAAAGAGATTTATATTTCTTCAGCTTGGTATAAAAACCATTGGATATGGGATTCCTTTAAATCTTATCTAAATGGGATGCTCGCAGGGAAGGATTACTTCGTTGCAGTTTTACCATGGCAACTTTCTGTTTTCCATAGACTACTTTCTAAGAAGCGTGTAGAACAGCAAAGAACAGAAGAAGACTTTGACGAGATGTCTTGGGCGATGGAATATGAGGCTCTCTTCGTAGGCGAAAATGAAAATGCCTACTTTAAATTGGATGATATCCAGAAGTGTAGAACTCTTCCAAAAGCATTCTATCCACCAACGGATAGAGATTTTGTTGAGGCTAAAGGTACTCGTAAGAAACTATCAAACATGCCTAAACAAGCAGGCGAAATAAGAATAGTTTCTATGGATATAGCGTTAATGGGTTCTAACAAATCTGTTAAAAATGATACAACTGCATTCACTCTTATGAGACTACTACCAGAAGGTGACGAGTTTAGAAGAGATGTAGTTTATATGGAAAGCTTATCTGGACAGCACTCAGAATTACAGGCTATTCGCTTAAAGCAACTATACTATGATTTCGAAGGTGACTATGTAGCTATGGATACCAACGGAAATGGTATAGCAGTCTTTGATTCTTGTACAAAAATTCTCTACGACAAAGCTAGAGATGTAGAGTATCCTGCTTGGACAGTTATCAATGATGAGACTATGGATGATAGGAAAATGGATAAGAATGCTATTCCTCTAATCTACTCAATCAAAGCTAACTCAGAAATTAACCACAAGGTTGCTACTGGTCTAAAAAGCGCATTCGAGAAACAAAAAATCAGACTTCTTATGAATGATATTGAAGCAAAAGAAGATTTGATTGAATCAAAAGGCTATCTGAAAAAATCAGAAGAAGAAAAGGTTTACTTGCTTAAACCATATGTACAGGCTACTGCATTAACCAACGAACTCGTAAACCTTATTTACAGAGTTGTTAGTGGATATATCAAAATCGAAGAAGTGGGAACAACCACTAAAGATAGATATTCATCCATTGGATATGGTAACTATGTAGCTACATTATTGGAGCAAGACATTCTTCGTACAAACATGCATGATGACGAGATGTTGGGATTCTGCTTATTCTAAGACAAGGCGGTGAAGTAAGGTAGTGGCGAAACAAAAGAAACATCGTAATAGAAATAGCGATGTAAACAATGACTATGCATATAGAAACTTTGCATCAGCATCAGCTACAGTAAGTGGCTCTGGTTCTAGTGGAAACATTAGGGGTATTAACGAATCTCGTTTAAAACAGATGCTTCAAGACCCTGCCAAGAGTGCATCGCAGGTTGCAGGCTTGTCAAGTGGAATGAAGCAGGTCAATGGTATGTATAAGCGTATCATTAAGTATTTAAGTTCAATCTTAACATACGACCATCTCGTTTATCCTGTTATGGAAAACCCTATTGCATTTGCAGAAGACCCACAGGCTATGCAGATGGCATTCGCACAAACAGCTATCTATATGGACAGGCTGAATCCTAAATTCAACCTTCCTTTATTTACAGAGAAGATGTTCACAAAGGGAATCACATTCCAATACAAGTTGGAAGATTCAAAAGGTGTCGCTTATCAAGAGATGCCTATTAACCTGTGTCGAATTGCTTATATCGAGGATGGCGTTCATCGCTTCCAAATGGATATAACGAAAATTTCAGATACCGCAATTTTAACCTATCCAAAAGAAATACAGTCAGCACACGCATCTTACAAGAACGGTGGTTCTGACAAGTTAATTGATGGTAAATGGTATCAAGTATCTGACAAAGGCGTTGCCTTTACAATCGACCCAGAAGTCCTTTCACAAGGCGGTGTAGCGTTACCACCATTAGCTAACGCAATAGTCGATGCAATCAAAATTGAGAATGCAAAAGACCAAATGGAAGATACAGATAAGTTGGATAACTCTAAAATCATTCACTCTCAAATTCAGACTGATGATAAGGGTAGACCAATAATGGAACTTCCAGTTGTTTTAGAGTATCACAATGCTTTAAAACGAGCGCTTCCTGCAGGTAGCGTAGCCATTACAAATCCATTCGAGACAAAAGGTGTCTCATTAAATGGAACTGGTAAAGATGGTAAGTTTGCTCTGCTAGATAAGACTGTTGATAGTCTATATAAAGGAGCAGGTGTTTCTGGTCAGCTATTCGCTGATGACAACTCTAGCTCACAAGCCTTAGAGCGTTCTATTCAAGTAGATTGCCAATGGCTTTACAGCTTTGTTCTACCTATGTATGCTAACTACTACAACTACGAGTTGAAGAAGGTTGGTAAAAAGGGTGGAATCTGGAAGGCTAAATTCTTAGCAATCTCTTACTTTAATAGAGATGAGGCTATTAAGACAGCTAAAGACCAATTAACTTTTGGTGGTTCTCGCTTAGAATATCTAGCATATACAGGCATGACACCTATAGAAGTTGCTAACATGTTAATCTTTGAACAACGTGTTCTGTCAATTGATGACTTTATGGTTGCTAAACAAACCTCTAACACTCTTAGTGGTGACCCTATGGCAGAGGAAGCAGGAAGACCAGAATCAAAGAATCCCTCCGACACAACAGTTCGAATCAAAGATTCAGAATAGTGAAGGGAGGTGAAACTGGTGGATAAGGATATTTTAAGACTGCCAGTCAAATTTGAACAGGTGAGCAATGTACTGGACGACAGATTTGTTCGTACCAAAATCTACATTGCTCACGAAGGCGAAAATAGAAATCGCTGTATTTTTACTAAAGAGATTCTTGAATCCATGATTCCTTCTCTAGCGAATGTCCCAATTCTTGGCTACATCGCAGTTGACGAACTTGGAAATGATGATTTTAAAGGTCATGAAGAAGCTTTAATGGTAGAAAACAATGAGTTTAAGATTAAGTATCTGGGACATGCATATGGCGTGATTCCAGAAGATAACAACGCTCGTTTTGAGACTCGTTATGGAGAAGATGGGGTTGAACGTGAATATCTCGTTGCCGATGGTATTCTATGGAGAAAGTTCCCAGAGGTTGAAGAAATCTTTGATAGGGATGGTGGCTTTAAGTCACAGTCTATGGAATTACAACATTCAAGCGTTAAGGGATATCAAGATGAACATGGCTTGTTTGTATTTACACAAGCAAAATTCGAAGGATTATGTATCTTAGGTGAAGGCGTTACCCCTGCAATGATTAGCTCGACTATCGAAAAATTCTCATTCGCAGACAAGTTCCAAACTGAATTAAGCGCAATGTTAACTGAGTTTAACGCTCATTTCACAACAACAAGTAAAGAAGGTGAAAAAGTGACTAAAGTTATAGACAATCCAGAAAACACTGAACCTCAAGTTCAAGAACTAGAGGTAACAGAACCTGTAGCTCTTGAGCCAGAGACTGACTTTGCTAAGAAAGCAAAGAAAGATGAGGATGAAGACAAGGATAAAGGGAAAGACTCAGAGACTGACGATGAGACTTCTAATGAAGACCCAGAAGAGCCAGAAACTGAGGATGATGACGAAGATGAGGAAAAAGGCAAGAAAAAGCCTAAAAAATTCTCTCGTACATTCGAACTTTCTCACGATGACATTCGCAGTGGAATCTACAATGCTTTAAGTTCTCACAATGATTTCCAAGATTCTTGGATGTGGGTTTCTAAGGTTTATGATAACCATGCAATCGTTGAAGATGCTGATAGTGGAAAATACTTCAAAGTAAACTATGTGAAACATGAAAACGCTGTTTCTATTGGTGAACATGAAGAGCTATTCCCAATGTTCTTAAGTGCTTCTGAAAAGAATTCTATTGATGCAACTCGCAACAACTTTGAAGCTCTTGAAACAGAAGTAACTAGCTTACGAGAGTTCAAGTCTAATATTGAACTAGCTGAGAAAGAACAAAAGTTATCACAATACTCTGCTTCTCTATCGAAAGAAGAGTTCCAGACTATTAAGGACAATCTAACTAACTTCTCCATGGATGACATCGAGAAAGAAATTGGATTTATGCTTCTTAAGAAAAACCATTTCTCTGCTCAACCAGAGGAAACACACAATCGTGTGCCAGTAACAAACACTGAAAATAGCTTCCAATATGGTGGCTTATCAACTTATTTCTCAAAATAAAAAACTTTTAAAAATCGAAAGGGTGTAAATAATACGATGGCAACTTACGTTAATTTAGACAAAATTAAAGCAACTGCTCATATTGAATCAATCGTAGCAAACGTTGACCTACAAAATGGTCAATTCTTAGAACTAGGTGCATTACAAGCTGATGGAGAGGCTCGTTTAGCAACTCCAAGTGGAGATGTAACAAAAGGATTAGTGTTCCACGCTTCTGTACCATTAACTTATGAAGACCGCACAAACGAATTAGACTTCGTTTTAAAGGCAGGAAAAGAAGGACGTGCTTATGTTTTAGAGACAGGTAATACTATCTCAATCTCTGAATCTGCTGTATCTGGTGGCGCTAAAAAAGGCGACAAAGTAGTTCCTGCTCCAACAGGATTTGCTAAAGCTACTGAAGCTGTTACAGGATTACACGGCGATGTTATTGACATCGAAGTTAATGCTATTGCAGGCAAAATGGTAGTTATCCGTATCACTGCTTAATACCACTTGGTGTTAAGCAAAACCATTAAAAAATACTATAAACTATAAAACAGAAAAAGGTGAATATTTGTGAAAGCAAAAATGACTGACTTACAACGTCTTGTAAAAGATGTATATGAAGGCAAACAAGTAATGTTTAATGAAGTATCTGGTGAAGATGCTATTCGTAATATGATTAACGAGGCTTGCGGTGGAGAGTTCAACTTAAAGAGCTTCCGTGGAGAAAACATGTATCGTGTATTCGCAATCCTTGAAGAAGCTTTAGATGTAAACTTAGGTGTAGTAATCTCTACTCACTTTGACAACTTAGCAGAGGTTAAAAACGTACCATTAGGTGACCAAATCTCATTCAAAGTTGATGACCCATCTCTATTCCGTATCGCACGTATTGCAGGTGGAACGAACGATTTACGCCGTCAAAAATTACTTAACAAACGTTTCACAGTTGAGACTGAGAAATACGGAGTTAAAATCTTTGACGAGCTTGACATGTTCATTGCAGGTCGTATCGATTGGGCAGGTATGATTAACCGTGTAGCTGAGTCATTCGCTCACTTCATGGGAACTAAAATCTACCAAGCTATCGCTGAGTCTTACACTGCGTTAAATGCAACTTATGGTGTAACTGGTACTCTAGCTGACGATGCTTTATTCGATATGGTACAGCACGTTGAAGCTAAATCTGGTAAGAAAGCTGTAATCTTCGGCACTAAGAAAGCACTTCGTAAAGTATCTAAGACTCTTAACTTATCAGACGGCATGAAAGAGAAGATGAACCAAGTTGGTTACATCGACACTGTAAGCGGTACTGACATGTACTTACTTCCACAGGCTCACAAAATTGGCACTGACGAGTTCTTCGTTGATGACAACATGCTTTTAGTAATTCCAGAAGGAGATAAGATTGTAAAAATCCTTATTGAAGGCGAAGCGTACATGCTTGAAACAGCAGGAGCAGGCGACCGTAACGACCAACAAATGGAATACCAAATCCAAAAACAATTTGGTGTAGGTGTAATGCAATCTGCTATCTACGGAATCTACAAGATTTCTGCTTAATCTTTAAACAAAACCATTGAAATGACATTGTCATTGTGATACAATCTATATAAGGGAGGGGAGGAGTACCTAGACGACTCCTTCTTTCCTTTATTAAACAAAACCATTGCAAAAATAGTGGGAGAGTGCAAAAGATGGAAAAACATAACCATTCAAATCGAAGAAATAACAATAGAAATAATCGTCCAGAGTTAAATAAACGAGACGAGAAGCCTCAACGTAGAAAGCGTGTAAATATTGACCGCAATACAGAGGTAATCGTAGTGAATAATGAGCTGTGGCGCTTTGTCTATGACAATCCAAAAATGCAAACAGCATTAGATATGGAAAGTCGTGGGGATGAAGACTATATTACTGTTGGCGACCTTCGTGTAATTCTAAACTCTAACAGAAAGATTTTAGAAGGATTCAGCTTACTGATTACAGAGGTTGTTGGTGGAGAGTATGAATTAGAAGATGTACTTGTTTATCTTGGATTAGATAAGAAGTATGATGAGTATTTCGCTCTTAGTCCAGAGTGGAAACGTGGACAGGTAGACTCGTCTGATATTAAAGAATTCATTCTTAAATCAAATACACAAAAATTCAAGCACGTCATGGAAACTTCCGATTCGAAGCTAGTTAAGAAGATTATCGAAACTGCTGTAGGTCTATTTAAACTTGGTGAATTTGGTGACTACCAAAAGATGCAGGTTATTAGAAAGCATGTTGGTGACGAAATCTTCGAAGATGCTGAAGCGACAGAGGTTGACGAAGACTTAAGAATCTAGGAGGTGTTGCAATGGCGACATCTTTCATGTCTATTAACAGGAAGTTCCTAGGAATGATAGATGACTACACATTGAAACTTGTCTCTGACGAGGAATTGAATGAAGTCCTCTTTGGTTATCTTGATGAAGCTAGAAGCCTACACTTTCCACAGTGTACCAAGAATTTGGAATTAATCACTGAGGAAAATGGTGTAGGTGAGTTTCATGAAGACTTAACTACACAGGAACAGCACATCTTAGCATTAGGGATGAAGAAGGCATGGTTGTCTTCTAAGTTATATAATGCAGATTTAATGAGCAAAGAAATTGGTGACAGAGACTATAAAGCTGTGCAGGGTACAGGATATCTTAAAGAAATATCAAAGATTGATGAAAAGCTTAAAGATGAAATTCGTGAGTACGCTGTTTCTTACACTTACAAAGACTTCTCGTTAGAGGGGTGGTAAGAGTGAGTTACTCAACATTTAGAAGTCGAATGGATGCCAAAGGTGGAACTCGATATGAGAGAAATTTCAAGAAAATGTCGAGGTCTTTTGAATTATGGTTTGAGAATACTCTTGCAAAGGAAGAGGTTGAAATTGATGGCGTAAAACAATTCGCAGTAATCAATGACCAAAACCAAAACAACAATAAAGACTTGTCAGATGATAAGTATATGGTTGTAAAGAATGAGAGTAATTTAAAAGTTGGTTCAATTATGAAGTGGCGAGAAAGAGAATGGTTAATATTCTCTGATGAAGAAAAGTCTGTTCCAACTCATAAGCAAACCAAAATCAGACCATCAAATGGAAGAATCAAGTGGATGATTGATGGTAAGGTCAGTGGAAAAGATGGCGATGGTCATCCTGCTGTAATCAAGAACAATACATTATATACACTTGGTCTTAGTACATCTGGTCATCACTCATGGATTGTAAACGCTAAAATGTTAATGTACATGCAAGACAATCCACAGACGAGGTCAATTAAACTTGGTCAAAGGGTATTCATTAGTGGAGCTGTATATCAAGTCATGTTTAAGGAATGGATGTCTCGTAATGGGATGATTCAGTTCTTACTTGAGGAAGACTTTGTAGACCCAACTAGGGACAATGTCGAACTTGGTATTGCAGATTACTATATTAATGGAGAAAAGCCATCTACTGGTGAGGAAGAAAAGCCAAATCCTATAGAGAAAACGTTGGTTATCACTGGTTCTGATAAAGCCAAGATTGGTTCTACTGTGAAATATGAAGCTAGTGTCTATGAAAATGGTCAGCTCGTGCCAGAAGAAGGTGTTACTGAGTGGACTGTCATGGATGATAGCGCAATAGCAACGATTGTTGAACAAAGTACAAAAGGCATTTCTATTAGAATTGTATCCAACTTCCAAAAGGTTGGTTCGCAGATTACTATCGTTGGCAAAACAGCAGATGGTGTACTTGCTTCTAAGGCGGTAAAAATTATTAGTCCATATTAAGAGAGGGTGATTAGATGACAAAGTCTGTAAAGAATCGTGGAGAGTCTGCTATCCAAAAGATACCTCAGTATAAAATGATGATACTGAATAAGATTTTGGAATCTGAAACGCTCACAAAGCTATTACTGTTTAATGAAACAGATGCATTATTTAGGGATATATCTGAAGACCAGAGAATGTCTCTAATGTATGACAGGGTTTATCCATTTAGGTTTGTACCAGACCCTGTTGAAATGAAGAAATCATTTATTACTATAGGTCTTAGTGGATTCAGAAGACTCCAAGAAGGATTTAATATCTATGACGACTATCAAGCAGGGGAAGTATATTTTTATATTTTCACGCACACTGACTTAATGAAAACAGACAGTGGAATTCGTCAAGATTTAATGTTAGGTGAAATCGAGAAACTATTTGAAGGTGCAACAGATATTGGCAACATGGGTAAGTTGAAACTTCGATATGCCAACGAATTATGGTTTCACAATAACAAATTTGGTGGATATACAGTTAGCTTTACTGTATCAGACTTTAGTTAGTCTGGAGGTTATAAGAGATGACTGTAGATAAAATGAGAGTATTTATGGGCAGACCAATTCTGGTTGACGAAGATAGCCAGACATATGTCTATCAACCTTCGATGAAAGAGGTTGTAGATATGGGAGAGGACTTGTTCCAATCGTTGATAATGCCCTATATCCTTACGACAGATGCTGTCTTCACTGGCGCTGACAATGAGGAAGAACTTGTTAGAAAATGGAGTATCTTCGAACTGTTCTTCTTAAAAGGAGACGAAGGTACTACCATTCTAGACAAGGCAGTTTTCAATAGTGAAGGTGCATTAGAAGTGTTAAAACACAGCCTGTCCTATTTCCTTAGAGCAGATGATATTAAAGTCCTTGAAAAGAGACAGAAAATCGTTGTAAACAAATCTTATCTTATTGATAAGAATGAGTTTGAAAATCTAAGAAAGGTTATCCAAGGTGTCTTAGGTCGAAAGGACATTGAGGTTGAAAAGCCTCCTAAGAATATGACCAAGAGACAGAAAGATATCTGGGAGAAGCTACAAAAGGGTAGAAGAAGAAAGGCTGAAAAGGATGCTGTTCATTTGCAAGATATAGCAAACTATGTATCCTTTGGTGGGACATCATACATCGCTCCAAGAGAGATAGATGAGATGACTTACTTCCAATTCTACAATGCTTACAAAAGTATTATTGGAATGGACACTTATCGTACTGCAATGCAGTACAAACTTAGCGAGAAGTTTGATGTTAAAGATGATATCAAGCACTGGCTAGAAACACTTAAAATCGGAAATTAAAGGTAATCCCTTTAATCACAAATGCAATGTTAAACAAAACCATTGCAAAATAATACAAGAAGAGGTGCATCTATAAGATGGCAATTTACGGAATTAAAGACTGTGCAAACATCACATTGTTTGACAAAGCTACAAACGTACCAGATTTATTCTCTGACTACGCAAACGTTTCTACAAATGAATGGACTTCTGAGCGTACTTTCGCAAAGTCTAAAGGTACTAACGCAATCGCATGGGACTCTGACCGTCAGAGTACATTAAAAGTTGAGATGGAAGTATTCGACCTTAAGTGGATTGCTTTAGTTGCAGGTTCTGAAATCGTAACTGGAGAAACAAACGTTGCAAAACGTGAAATCGTTAAGGTTGGCTCTACTAAGAAAGCTAGTTTAGGTGGCGCACCATTAAAAGGCTCTGTAGCTGTAATTAAAGTTGGCGCTGACGAAGTAGAACATATTGGACAACCTTTAACAGAAGTTGAAACTGCTCCAACTGCTTCTCAATTCTCTGTAACTGGTTCTGACGTTACTTTCGGTACTGATGCTGTAGAAGGAGATGCTTACGCTGTTTACTTCTTAGTAAAAGATACTCAAGCAAAAGTAATCAATATCTCTGCTGATAAGTTCCCTAAAGCTGTTCGTATCGTTGCAGATGCGTTAATCCGTGAGAAAGAATCTGGTAAGGATGAATTCATCCAAATCGAGTACCCAATGGCTCGTCCACAATCTAATTTCACAATCACAATGTCTGCGACTGAACCAACTAAGTTAGAAATCACATTCGACTTGTTCCCAGACAAAAACAAAAACATGGCTACTTACAAAATCATTGGTGAGTAATTAGCTGACAAAAGGGGGCTGTTTTCTCACAAGAGGCGACAGTCTCCTTTTTTTTGTATCTAAAAAAAATAGTTATTAAAATCACGATTTTATTAGATAAGTAGGGTTGACCAATCCTACTTATAATAGTATAATTAACTAGAACAAAACCATTAAAATATATAAGAGATGAGTACTTCTCTTATATTGTTATTAAACAAAACCATTAAAAGGAGAGTGTGGATATATAATTAATGGCTAGAGTAATTAGATATTTAGAAGATGGAGTTTGGAAATATGCATCTGTTAAATCCGTTGGCGATTTAGAGAAACTATTGACAGCATCGAAAACAGACATTGTCTCAGCTATTAATGAGTTGATAGCTAATGGCAACGCACTAGAAGCCGATGTTGACAATCGCTTTGATGGTATTGAAGGTACGCAAAATGAACTAGTAACTATTACTGGTAATGTACAAACAGAACTAGGAAAGGTTCAAGGTGACCTCTTAGATAAAGTAGAGAAGATGTATGTTGACGAGCAAGTTAATAAACTTGTCGATAAAGAAGCTTATGAAGCAAACTATCAGAAGCTAGAAGGAGAACTCCTAGACAAGGTTAATATCGATAAGTACAACGAAGAGTACCAGTTGGTTACTGGAAGACTTAACGACAAAGCTGACTTAAGCGCTTTTGAAGGTGTTAAGGGAAGAGTAGAAACTGTTGAAACTGAGATTACCAATGTAAAAGGTGAATTAGGTTCTAAAATTACTAAAACAGAGTTTGACGGTGCTGTTGGCTTAAATCGATGGGTTGCTAGAAAGTATGACATCAACATAGGTTCTGCAGGGGCTATTCCTTCTTTTAATCATATTAAAGGAAAACAGCCAAGTGTAATTATTGATTACGATGATAACTCTATAATCAAACCATTTACAGGAGACTATTACATTGGTCACTATTTCACAAATGTATATATGAAGGTTGCCAAGACGGTTACACTAAATGTAACAAATGATGATGGTGCTGTTATATACATGAATGGTGCAAAGATGTATGAGAGAACTACAAGTTCTACTGGACTATCTGTTCCTTTAACATTCAGAGCAGGATGGAATACAGTTGAAATCCTTCATTATGAACATAGTGGAGCAGTGGAGCAGGTTTCTCTTGGAGTAAAACTTTCTTCACAAGTTGATAAGTTGACTAGTGTAATCGGTGTTGGTGACAAGAATGAAACTCGACTTGTAGAAGCTGAGACTCAAATCAAGCAGAATGCAGATGCCATTCTATTAAAGGCAGAAAGCACTACCGTTACCAACATGGGCAATAAGGTTACTGCCAACGAAGGCTCTATTAATGTCATGAAAGATGAGATTAAGTTACTGGTTAAGACTGAAGACTTTAATAAGTATACAGGTCGATTAGAGGTTGCTGAAAGTACAATCATTCAGCATTCAGACCAGATTAACCAAAAGGTAGAGAAGACTGAATACAATGCTTTAAATGATATTGTTAATGAGCAACAGACTAGTATTAATCAGTTAACTGATGAGATTGATTTAAAAGCTACTAAATCAGAATACGATGGCTTAAATGGTCGAGTTGCAGATGCTGAAACTCAAATTAATCTTAATACAGAAGCTATTAATTTAAGAGCAAAGCAGACTGAACTAGATAAGACGAATGGTAGATTACAAACGGCAGAATCTCAACTTACAGTTCAAGCAAACCAAATCTCAACTAAGGTAACTCAAGAGGATGTTAATAAGAGCATTGATGACGTCGCTCTTGGAGGAAGCAACATGCTGAATAGGTCTAGTCAGAAGTTATCTGCCTTGAATGGGAAAGACACTACTGTTAACTTCTCTGTATCAGATAAGTTGAAAGAGTTTGTAGGGAAGCAGATTACAATTAGCTACTCTATTAAAGCGACTAATTTAGCAAGTAATGGAACAGCAAGTTATTGGATTGGATTTGAAGTTGAAATAACTCATACTGACAATTCCAAAAGCTATCTTTCTATTAGAAACAATGTAGTTCAAGAAGGCACTTATGACTGGACAAGATTAGCGAAGACTCACACTGTCGCTAATAAGCCAATCGCAAGTGCAAAAGCATATGCAACAGCCAGAGCATTCACAGGATCAGTAGAAATAAAGGATATTATGCTTGAAGCAGGTAATAAAGCTAGTCAACACAATATCTCTCCAGAAGATTCAATTGAAGTAGAATCTAGGGTTTCTAATGCAGAGACTGAAATTATACAGCAAGCAGAAGAAATTAGCTTAAAAGCCAATAGTAATGATGTTTATAAAAAGACAGAGGCTGATGGCAAGGTTTCAACTGCTGTTACACAGGCTAAATCTGAAATCAAGCTTGAAACAGATAAGATTTCTCAGAATGTCACTAACTTAACAAATACAGTGACGAGTCAAGGAAACACTATCTCAAGCCATAACACATCTATTACACAGATGAAAGATAGTATTAACTTGAAAGCAGAGGCTGAAAATGTTTACACAAAAATAGAAGCTGATGGAAAGATAAGCAATGCTGTTACTCAAGCTAAGTCTGAGATTAAGATTGAAACAGATAAGATTACTCAAACTGTAACTAATATGCAGGGCAACTTAGATGACTTAGAGGATACTGTGGTTGCACAAGGTACTCAGATTCAACAGACTTCTGATGAAGTTGCAATCAATGTTGTTAAAAAAGGTAATGTTATGGCTTCTCTTAACGCAAGTCAAGAGGGTATTAAAATCCTTGGAGAACATTTGGATATCACAAGTTTAGTGACGTTTAACAGCTTGGACTCTAGTATGAAGGATAAAGTCAATGCAGGTACTGATGCCAAGAATAAGATTGATGGATTGAACATTAGTTCAAGAAACTTAATCTTGGATTCTGGTACAGACTATTCAACTACAGGTTATCTTGTAAGCACGTATACGCTTTCTGAAGACTGGATTGCAGGTCAAGAATATACATTTGTAATCAAAGGTACTATTTCTGCAGGACAGCAGTTTGGAGTTTGGATGAATGGCTCTGCAAATAGAGTTGGTTATGCAACTGAAACTTATGTAGATGGCGTAACTTATGTGACATTCAAAGCATTGGCTACAACAGCAGGGAACGAAAGAAAATTAAGCTTATATAATTACCCACAGAATACAACGTCAGCTACAGTTGATTGGGTGGCTCTGTATAAAGGTAATAAGCCATTAGACCATTCGCCTGCTCCAGAAGACATGGATAAAAGAATTAATGAATTCTCAGTAAGAAATAGAAACCATGTCTTAAACTCAACGTTTGCTCTTGGTAATACAGGATGGGAAGGAATTACAAATCTCACAACAACAAAGATTGTGGATGTCACAGGTCTTGAAGGGTTTGGGATTTTAAAAGGTCTTCAAGTTACAAGTCCATCAGCGTTTATCATTCAAAACTTAGCATTAGAACCATTTGAAAAAGCTAAAGGTTATGCTTCTGCTTTTATCAATGTAAAAACACTTGTTACTCCTAAAGAAAATCCTCGTGTCTACATGAGATTTATTTATGACCAAAATGGAACAGACAAGACCTTCTACGCAATAGGAGAACAGGCTACTGTTACAAATGGTAAATGGGTTCGTGTGTTCGTTAAATTTGATACAACAGGATATACAGGAACTCTTAAAGAGGCTAGAATCACCCTTGCTACAAATGGGGCTACAACAGTAGATGCGACATTTGCAGGTTCTTTAGTAAACTTTGGAGATGTTCTAGCTGATTGGTCTAATGCCAAAGAAGATATTGACAAAATGGTTTCCGATACCGATAAAAAGGCTCAAGATGTAACTAATAGAGTTGACGATATGTCGAGCGACAGTAAGTTAACTCCAGTTGAAAAAGTTCAATTGAAAAAAGAATGGGCGACAATGGTTAGTGAAAAACCTTCTTATGAAGCTTTGGCAAACAGCTACGCTGTTGCAACAGAGAAAACTGACTACATCAATGCTTACAATGCATTGAATACCGCTCTTAATGGAACTAATGGTTACTTAAAAGATATGCAAGTAACAAGCGCTATCAATGGAACAACCTTTAGAGGTGTCTTTGATGATTACTATGATAAAAAATCCAAGTTAATCAGAAAGGTAAATGAAACATCTAAATCTATTGGCGACAGTGCTAATAATAAGATTGATGGAATGGTTATCGGTGGAAATCAGTTAGTATCTGGTACAGAGTTCTTAAGTGCTAGTGGTTGGTCTCGTTGGGGAGCTTATGGCAAGGTTGGTGCTTATGGAATCATCGCTCCAATTGGAAGAAGTCTTTACGTAGAAACAAAAGATGATGCAGGCGCTCAACTGGCTGTTCCTAAAGGCGCTACTGTAGGTCTTCAAGGTAACGGAAGAAAGTTCTCTGTTAAAAAAGGACAAGAGTATACTCTATCTATGAATGTCGCTACAAGTGAGTTGGGAGATATCCTTGACTACATGTACCTCATGTACACAGTAGAAGGTGGCAATCGCAGACTTGGAGACATTAAAGTCACAGATTTCCCACAAGTAGCACCAGTTTATACTGGAGCAACGGTATACTATTATAAAGTGAAACTGACCTTTAAAGCAGATAGAGATGATGACAACGCTTATATCCTTATAGCAGGTGCGACAAAACGAGACTTAACAGGCTCAAATGGTTATGCTTGGATTCGTGTCAACAATTTAAAAATTGAGGAGGGGAACGTTGCAACATCTTGGGGATTATCTCAAGGGGATATTGACCAAATTATTTCTGATGTAGACAAAAAGGCAGAAGAGTCTAAGAAAGCTATCGCTGATATGTCTAACGATAATAAAGTCACTCCAGTAGAGAAATTCCAATTGAAAAAGGAATGGGCAACTATTACTGCTGAGAAACCTCAGTATGAATCACTGTCTACTACTTATGGAATTACTACTGAGAAAACAAACTATGTTAATGCCTATAATGCCTTGAATACAGCAGTTACTCCTATTATTTCTAATATGACTACCACAAGTGATATCAACGGAGCGACATTTAGAAGCACTTTTGATGACTACTATGATAAAAAGGCTCAGCTAATCAAAAAGATTAATGAGACTGCTAGAATATTAGCTAACGATGCTGACAAAAAGGCTCAAGAATCCAAAAATGCTATTGCTGACATGGCAAACGATAGTAAGCTTACTCCAATCGAAAAGCAACAGCTCAAGAAAGAGTGGGCAACGATTTCTGCTGAGAAGCCACAGTATGAGGCGCTTTCCACAACATATGGAGTAACGACAGAGAAGACAAATTATGTTAATGCTTACAATGCATTGAATACATTTATCTCTCCATTCCTTACTAATACAACAGTGACAAGCGATATTAATGGAACTACGTTCAGAAATACCTTTGACGACTATTATGACAAAAAGGCTCAATTAATCAAAAAGATTAATGAATTGTCTAGAACTATTGGTACTAACGCAGACACGAAGGCTCAAGAGGCTAAAAGTGCTATCGCAGATATGTCCTCTGATAGTAAAATTACTCCTGTAGAAAAAGTCCAATTGAAAAAGGAATGGGCTACAATGGTAGCTGAAAAGCCACAATACGAGGCTTTAGCTACGACATATGGGATTACAACAGAGAAGACAAACTACGTTAATGCTTATAACACTCTGAACACTGCTCTTAATGGAACTGGTGGAATACTTACAAATATGACCACTACTTCTACTGTTGTTGGTGCTACATTCCGTGCGCAGTTTGACGACTATTATGACAGACTGGCTCAGTTAATCAAAAAGATTAATGAAACAGCTAAGTCGTTAGCTAACAATGCTCAAAATAAGATTGACTCTGTTACAACTACAGAGAGCAATGTAACTGTTATTGACGGTGGCAAGATTAAGACAGACTCTGTTACTGCTAGACAAATTAATATTAACAACTTATTTGCAGATAGTGCTTTTATCGCCAAGTTCAAAGCTATGGAAATTGATGCTTCCAAGATAACTACTGGAGAATTAAGAGGTATTTATGTACGGACAGATGGGACTAACTCTTTCTCTTATATGAGTGGTGGCTCTATAGCTTCCAAGTCTAAGGTTGATAGCACTGAGACTTGGATAGATGAAGGTATTATAAGGGTAAGAAATGGAGTATATCAGAATACGATTACACCAGATTATTTATCAATATCTGCATTGGGTAAAAGTGGATATGGAAAGATTTCTTACTATAGCCACGCTACAGACCTTGCTCAAAACAATTTAAACGTATGGTCTGTTGGGAAGATAACGTTAGAGCCGAATGGAGGAGACTTAATTCTAAAGGGTCGCCCACATATCCAGAAGACAGATGCTAATGGTGTAGCATTAGACTTCCCAAATGCTGGCTCTGTAAAGTTTGACCAGTATGGTAATATCCTCACTGGTTCAAGCGCAGGCTCTGAAGCTACATGGTCTATCAAGGATGCAGATGGTCAAGTTAGATTATTAGTTCCTGTTGGAAAAGGTACAAGAGGAGTAATGGAATTAAAAGCGCCATATGGCGGTCTTGACTTGTTCTGGCAAGGATATCGCTTCATGTCATTCTGGGGCGACAGCGTGAACCGATTCATACGATTTGGAGATGGTGGCTCGATAAAATGGCAACATAACGTGGGTCGTTTTGAGTTCCGTAATTTTGCGGACACTGATTGGGCGCATCTTGCAGGAATCTGGGATACAGTTTCGTCTAGGGATTATAAGAAAGATATTGATAAGTTTGATGGTAGCGCACTTGATATCATTAACTCTGCCACTCCAAAGCAATATCGATACACTTCTCAGAGCGAAGATGAAAGAGTAAGTATTGGATTGATTGCGGAGGAAGCACCATTCTTAGTACAAGGAGCAGACAAGAAGACAGTTGATAACTATGGTATGACTACTCTTGCATGGAAGGCAATTCAAGAATTATCGGAACAAGTGAGATATCTAAAAAACCAATTAAATAACAGATAAGGAGATGATTAAGTGATTTTCGATTCTCAAATTGAAAAACTATTAGTAGACATTGGCTTCGACAGAATGACCATGGAACAAAAGAATGAACTTATTACGACATTGGCGAAAAGGGAGGGGGCAGTTCTCTCCCAAATCACAGAGGAGTATATTCTAGGTCACCATAAGAAACTGAAGAGCGATATGCTATCTGAGAAATGTGACGAGGTTATTGTTACAGGATTTAAATCTACCAATGGTCATATTTATAGAATGAAACTAGATGACCAAGTCAATTTTTATGGGCAGGCTCTTGAACTGCTGTTCTTTGATAAAGAATCACAAACAGTACAATGGAAAACTGAAGATGTAGATTATACCGAGCATACAAGAGACGAATGGCTCAATCAAGTGTACAGAGAGGCTTTCAAGCATAAAAGAACTCAACTATTTAAGTACAGTTTATTAAAAAGAAAAATTGCAGATGCAAAGACTCATACGGAGATTGTTGCAGTAGATTGGGATAAGCCATTAGAGACTCCTAAAGAAGAAACTGAACAATCTTAAACAAAACCATTGCAATTTAATTGTTTGTGATTTATAATGTAATAAGGAAAATAGACTGAAAGGAGGCGCTTTCTTATTGGAAAATCAACAAAATATTAATGTCAGTGCAGATATAGTAATAAAGCAATACGAAGAAACCGTCCATAAGCTAACGTCAGAAAACATTATGCTTAAGTCGTTGTTAATGCAATCTGAAATAGAGAAACAACAGTTAATGCAGAGTCAACAACAGAGGTCAGAGTAATCTCCCAGAGGGGACTGGGGTAAATTGACATCGCAATTATTATGTCAAATTCATAATGAAAGGGTGTCAAAAGTATTGAAAACAGAAGCTTTGGCTCGTCATATTGAAGGGGTAGCGAAATACACAAATGAGTTCGCAATGTACTTCACAGCAGGAATGACAGGAATAACATATTGGTTAGGAGGATGGGATACTGCATTGCAGGTGTTAATCTGGTGTATCCTAATCGATATTGTCACAGGTGTTCTAAAAGGATTCTTTATTGACAAGAAGTTTTCTAGTCACAGATTAAGAAAAGGGTTTGGAACAAAACTAGGTTACTTAATCGTAATCTTATTATGTAACCTACTGGATATGGTATTTTTCAAAGAGAACCCTATTTTACGAACTGCATCTGTTTGGTTTTACATTTATGTTGAAGGAAGTTCAATTCTTGAGAACCTAGCAAACTTAGGAGTACCAGTCCCAAAGTTCTTAGTTGACCGCATGGAGCAGATTAACGACACTGTCGGTATTCGTGCTAAGTTTAAAGATGGTAAATTCGTAAAAGACGAAGAATCAAAATAATTATTAAAATATGGATTTTATTAAAAAAACCATTAAAAAAAGAGAGGCTAGTATTGACACTAGTCTCTCTTTATGTTAATCTAGTATTACCAATGATTGAACAAAACCATTGCAATTAAAAGTCGGTTTAAAACAAAACCATTAAAAAGGAGATTGGATATCTTGGCTATTAAATTATCAGAATTACATGTACCACAAGGAGAGAAGCGAAAGATTCGTGAGGTCTTCAAATCCCCACAGGGAATGATTGAAATATATGAACCTACTATGCAGGATGCAGATTTAATCCTTGACTTACAACGAGGAGAGAATCCTAACCTTGTAGACAGTCAAACATTACGACTTAGTGGAAAGGTAGTTTTAAAACATCTATTCCCTATGTTAACAAACATTAGTCTTGAAGGTATGTCAGATGAAGAATTAGAAGATGTTATTGAAAACCCATCTCTTCACTTCTTACTTGCACAGAAGTTTGTATCTCAAATCGTATCAGAAGTAAATAAGCTATATGTAGAACATATTAAAGATGAGATTGCTAAAGCAGACAGCATGCTTGCTCAAACTGAAATCATCAATTCAATTCCTACTATGATTGTAGAACAGGCAAAACGAAATCCAGAATTAGCTGATATTGCTAGAAAAGTAGAAGCTTCAACAGAAGAACTGGATAAACGAGTTGCAGTTGCAGTTGCAGATGTAGAGTCAAAGATTAGTGGAGTACAGTCTGAGATTACGGTGACAGCAACTGAGATTCCAACTGTAGTAACAAAGACTGAATATGAGTAAGATATTTAAAGATGTCTCTGCTCTGCAAGTTCAGCTAAAGAGAGATATTTATCAGTCCATCCAAGGAACAATAGCAGATTTGTGTACAAAGGTTGTTAAAGAGATGGTTGATAAAAAGGTCTATCAAGCATATATGCCAAAAGGTGATTATGCATATGAGAGAACCAACGAACTGATGAACAGTGTAACCATTGGCAACTTTAAATTGGGGACAAAGTATGCAACGTTTGAAATCTATATGGATACAGAAAAGATTGGCGCTTATGAAACAGAAGAGGACAACTGGAATCAACATGCTGATGTTGATTATGAAGAAGACGTGTCAGACTATATCCCAATGTGGGTTGAGGAAGGCACAAGCGGTTCTTTATGGGATAGAAATGGCGCTCACTATATGGAACAATCTACTACTGAATTGGATAAAAGCTTGTATCAAGCGCTCGCACAAGAGTTGCGCAGACAAGGTTGGGAAGTAAAGGTTATTTAATTAAGGAGGCTACTGTGACATCTTAAAATAAGAGGTGAATATAAGTGGCAGAACAACTAAAGAGGGTTTATAAGCGATATTTTACAAAAGAAAAGAAAGCTAGAATTAACCCTAAGAATATAAAGGCTTACGACAAGTATCTGAAGTCGAACATCATTAAAAATAAAGATGTAAAAGATACAACGTACAAAGTGTATCAAAACTACTTTAATCAATTTCTTGTTTACTTAGAAGAAGAATGGGAGAACATCTTCATTCATGACGATGAGTTAATGGAGAATGGCGTAGATATCATGGAAGGGTTCATTGGATTCTGTCAAGATACGCTTGGAAATAACAAGAAGGTTATTAACACAAAGCTTTCTGCTGTTTCTACATACTATGTATGGGCAGTTAAGAGGGGAATTATTGACATTCATCCTTTTGACAAGAAACTAGATAGAATGAAGGGTGCTAATGACGAGCGCCTTATTAACCACTATTTCTTAACCCAAGAGCAAGTTGATGTTATCTCCAAGGTTCTTGTAGAAGATATTCAGAAACCAAAGGGTAGAAAGTTTGACTTCCAAGACCTATTGATTTGGAATATCGCTATTGAATCAGCAAATAGAAATGGAGCAATTTCTAAGTTAACTATATCTTCCCTAGACTTAGAGGAAATGATGTTTGTAGACATCCGTGAGAAACGTGGTAAACGAGTAGAGGTTACCTTTGAGGAAGGCACAAAGAAACTGATTGAGCAGTGGTTAGAGATGCGCAAGAGCATGGATAACCTTGAGTGTGATGCTTTCTTCGTCATTAAATACAATGGAGAGTATAGAAAGATGTCTCAGACTTCAATCTATATGCGAGTAAGAAAGATGGGTACAATTCTGGGATTAACAGATTTACATCCTCACTGTTTACGAAAAACAAAAGGTAATCTTATTGTTGAAGAAACTGGTGATTTAACAATGGCTCAAGAGTTCTTGAATCACAGTGATGTTTCTACTACTCAGAAACACTATGTTAAGCCTAAATCTAAAGCTGAAATTCGTGAGAAGATGAAGAAGCTTAGAGAGAAAAAGAATCAAAACAAAGAAGGTTAAACAAAACCATTGCAAAGAGAGGTGTTAGATTAAGTGTCTAGAAATAAGATTGGTATTGAGGTACAAGTTGAATTTCCTACAGTAAGAGAACTGCAACAGCAGTTAGCTGAACGATGGAAAGGTGTAAAGAATAGTTTTGATGCTAAAATCAATATCGATATTGATGGCAATAGTCTACGCTCTGCAAAAGCTAAGATTAAGAGCGCCTTGGGGGAAGAGGCGTTCAAGGTCAAGCTTGATGTAGAATATAAGCAGGCTTTACTAGGAATTGAAAAGCTACAGGATAAAATCAGTCAGCTTGATGCAGACTTGAAAAAGGTTCGTGAAGTTAAGGTTGGGTTCAATCTTGATGAAATGAACAAGACAATGAAAGACCTTATTGACGGTGCTAAAAAGGCTGAGCAAGCCATGGATGGCAATAAGAATGCTGTCAAGGATACGAATGCTGAACTTAACACTACAATTGCAAAGTACAGTAAGATTCAAGAAATCTCCAAACAATTAAAAGATGGTAGCTATGCTGTTACAAAGAAAACAACTAGCACTAATGACAATGGAGATACAGTTGTTAGAACTGAACGACCAGATGGTGGCATTGACACAAGTGTTACCAATAACAGACTGGCTGATTTAAAAGAGATTGAAAATGTAATGAAGCGAATTCATCAGCTTGAAATACAACTGATGGGAGCAGATGAAAAGCAATCTCAAATAATGAATCAAGAGTTACAGATTCAAAGACAGCAAAGAGACGTGCTTTCACAGATGTATAATGAAAAGCATAAAATGAATGCTCTTGAAGATAATAGTATCCAAGAATTACAACGTGTTCAAGAAGTGAATAGAGCTATGAAAGAACAGGCTTTAAATGCTCAAAAGGTAAAAGAAGAGCAGAAAGAGATTGAACAGGCTATATCAAGGGTTGCTCAATTGGAGAATAAAAAGCAACAGCTTCAAACTAAGATGCTTAGTGCTACAGAAGCTGAGAAAGAAGCATTGCAATCTCAGCTAACTCATCATGAAAGAATTCAAAATTCAATTCAAGAGAAGTACAATTTAAGTGAAAGAATGAATTCTACTCAGCAAGAAGAGTTAGAAAACATTAGACGAATTGGACAACTTGAGAGACAGAGAATTGAAGCAAAACAGCAAGCCACTGAGGCACAAAGGGTAGAAGCAGAGGCTCTACGTGATATGCAGGACAACCTTAGAAAAGTCCATGCTCTAGAAATGCAAATCTTGCAGATTAAAGAGAGAATGGATAACGGTGGCAATGTATCTAATGCTGACAGAGCAAAGCTTGAAATCTTAGAAAATCAATTAACTGCTATGAGGCAGATGCAACGTGAGACTGAATTAGTTTATACGTTCGAAGGTCGAGTAACAGATGCAATGAGAGACCAGTTACGAACTCAAGAGCAGGTTAATCAAGCTGAAAGAGAACGTGTTCAAGAGGCATCTCGAATCCAAGCTGAGCATGACCAGATTAATGAAAAGCTACAAAGACAAGAAGCGCTCCAACGTAGTATTGCTCAACTTCAACGTGACCTAATTTATGCAGGGCAACGTGAAGCAGGTGTAATTCAAGATGCAATTCGAGATGAAGAAAGAAAGCTTAATGCATTACGACAAGAACTTGAAACGGCAGGCGCACTTACTCAAGAGAGAAGACAAGAAATTGCTCAGATTGAAAGAGCGCAACAAGAACAACAGCGACTGAATCGTTTACGTCAAGAGGCTCGTGAAAAAGACCAAGCATTTGGTGGCGCTCAAGCAGGTGGCTTAGTTGACCCTTATTCAGCATTTATGGCAGGGGAGCAAGCAGGTCGAGAAATCCTTGAGCAAATGGTGTTAATTGATGAAGCTTATATGCGTGTAGCAAAAGTTGCTGATGCATCTGCAGATTCACTTAAGTCATTCAAAAAAGAATCTTATGATACTGCTTCTGAACTAGGTGTAACTGCTGATAACTATATGAAAGCAGTGGAAACTTGGGTAACAGCAGGGGAAACATTCGCTGAATCTCAAGAATTAGCTAAAACATCTCTTATCGGTTCTTTCGTAGGTAACATTGACCCAGACTTAATGGTTAAATGGATGTCTGTTCCTTTAAAGGCATTTGAAACAGATGGTCTTAAAGCTAACGACATCATCAACGTAATGAACGAAACTGCCAACAATAACGCTGTTGAGATGGAAGAACTAGGTAAAGCCTACATGCGTTCTGCTACTACAGTAAAAACTGCAGGGGTTTCATTCGAAGAGTTAACAGGTTTAATCACTGGTGCGCAAGAAGCTACACGTCAAGGTGGGGAAAGAATTGGTACAGCATTAAAGACTGTATCATTAAACTACAATTTAATTCAGTCTCAGATGACGAAAGACCAGAAGAAAAAGTTTGCCTTCTTCGATAACATTGGGATTAACTTGAAAGACACGTCAAGTCTGACAGATGCTTTAGATAAGCTAAAAGGCAAATGGGGAGAATTAAGTCAAGAAGACCAAGCAACATCTCTATTCTACCTAGCAGGTAAAGAGCATTCCAATATTGTCACTGGTATCCTTGACCAATGGGGTACAGTTAAGAAATCTATCTCAGAGGCTAATGCAGAGATGGGTAAGGGTACAGAAGGTTCAGCTTACGAAGAATTTGGGAAACAGAAAGAATCTGTTCGATTCCAAGTAGCAGAAGTGAAGAACGCTTGGATGGAATTGATGAATACCATTGGCGAATCTGATGGTATGATGTCTAAAATCCTTGGTGGTCTTTCTAGTGCTTTACAAGGCATCAGCAGTATGTTACAAAATGATGAAGTAATGAGTGCTGTTAAACTCGTTGCATTAGGTGTAGCATTCCACGCTTTAACAAATGGTGCGCTCCGATTTGGAGATGCTGTAATGACTAGCTTTGGAAGAGCAATACAAAATGCAAAAGATGTAGGTAACGCTCTTAGAGGACTGAGAAGAGATACAGATGATTTAACCGAGTCTCAACGTAGACAGCAGACTGCAAACTCAGCAAGTAACCTTGGTGGCAATCGTGGCAGTGTTGACGTTGATATCGACCGTGACCGCAATAGAAACCCTAATGATGTTGGAGGCGAAACAAGAAGTAGCCGAAGAAACAGAGGAGCAGATATCGCTGATACTGCAGGGGATTTAGCATCGAACTTAGACCGAGGCTCAGAAGCTGCGGATAGAGCAGATGGCAAGTTGAAAGGTTTTGCAAAAACTTTAGGGAAAGCTATCTCATTAGTTCCTTTACTTGGAGATGCCTTAATCTTATTAGACATCATGGGAGTTCCTGTGTTCGAGAAGATGGGTTCATTCTTTGATGGACTGGTTGAAACTCAACAAGAGGCAATCGATAAGCAGGATGAATTGAATAAAAAATTCAATGACAAAAACCTTCTTATGAATGGCGACATGGAAAAAGGTCAAAGCACTATGAGTGGACTTCATAAGAAGTTTGAAGCAACAGATACTGATGCAAACACAGAAGGTATTCAAGGATACATGTCTCCAGAAGAATTTAAGGCATTCGCAGACGAGGTTAATGCTCAAGTAGAGAAATTCAAACTTGGAGCAGACCTTAAGATTAGTATGAATGATACTGGTCATATCCAAGGACAACTTAAAGCTATTGATGAAGCGATGGAGAAACTTAAAGCAAAAGAAGCTGTTAATATCACTGAAAAAATTGTTGGAGATGTTTCAAAGGCTCAAAAGGCTCAAGAGCAAATTGCAGGTTTAAGATTTGAGCAAGACCAATTATCAGCATCGGCTGATAGAGCGAAACAAGAAATTGAAAAGCTGAAAGATGCGAATGGCAACATTAAGCCAGAGAACATGCAACAATATCAATATTGGGCAAGCCAACTTTCATATGTTGAAGGTAGAGGTAAAGATGTAGAGGCTACTCTTAAAAACCAAGAGAAGGCATATAAGCAATCTCAAACTGCAATCCAGAAGCAAGGTGCAGAGTTGTTAAAACTAGGAGACAACATGGCTAACGTTAAAGTTAAGCAACAAGACCAAGTCTCTACGTTAACAGCAATGTATGTTGAACATAACAGATTGAAGGATGCTCTTGGCAGGACAAGTTCAGCACAAACTACCTTAACAGGAAATACTAAGCTTACAAATGACCAGTTCCAAGAGATTCTTAAGAATGTTCCAGAGGCTCAAAAGAAATATGGTAACTACAGTGTTCAGCACGTCAACGACAGTGGCAAGATTCGTAATGGGTTAAATGAGTTAGTTAAGAAGGAAAATGAAAAGGCTCAAGCTTCTGTAGATTCTGGACAAAAAGCTGTAAATGCTATGGAAGGTCAGATTCGTAAAACTGGTGAAGGTAAAGGCGCAATGGAAGCCAATGAGAAAGCCATTAAAAAAGCTAGTGATGCCGCTAAAGAATTAGGAACTAAAGTTAAAGACATTCCTGCTAGTAAGAAAACGAATGTTGATGTAGAAGTTACTGGTATCAAATGGTTAGATAAGGTCATTAACTTCTTTAGTAGAAGTTGGAGTAAAACTGTTAACGTTGATGTAGCGGGCAAGGATGGAACTGCTAAGAGTGTATCTAAGGGTAATGCTTCTATCAGTAAATCCTTTAAATCCATGAATACAAGTGCAAGCCCTGCCAACACTAATGGAGTTATAAATAAGTCTGAGTCTACCAATAATACTCCTCCTGCAAAGGTAAATGAGAATGTATGGAGATACTGGAATACAGATGATAATGTTGCTGTATTAGATAACTCAATCAAAGACCTTGATAGAACTCTTAAGTCAGTTAAAGATGACTATGAGAAAATGATTAGCCTATATAGTCAACAAATTCAACTCCTAAAGCAAGAACAGGGTGAACTTCGAACTCTTAAAGGTCAGAAGGAAAGCCATATAGATGAGGTTTTAAACAAGCTGAGAGGATATGGTTTTAGTACCAATACTAATACCAATACAATTGGCAATCTTGGTCATGCCAAGAGTCTTTCTGGAGACCAAGCTAAAGAGGCAGAAGAGTTATTAAACACTTGGAAATCTCTTAAGAATGAGTTACAGGGAATCGATGATAAGATGCAGGACATTGGCAATCAAGTATCTGATATTACTGATAAGATTGAACAGGCTAAAATCGCAGAAGAAATGAAGTCTTTCGAGGGAGTCCTTAAGAGAATAGATGCTCTATTAACTAGTGTTAATAACACAGACAACATTTACTCTAAGACACTTGGATTCATCTCTGGTAACGACACAGAACTGGCTCTTAATGCAAACGAACAAGCTATGAATAATGCTAAGAGTAGCATGTCTTCCCTAATCAATGAGTTTAACCAACTTTCTAAAGCTAACGTTGCTTATGATAAGAATGGTACATCATTGAAGTCTACACTAGACAAGCTAGGTAAAGAGATTTTATCTCAAGCTGATTCCATCATTAAATATCAAAAAGCGATTAATGATATCGAATTTAGTCGTGTAACACATGATATGGATGAATTTGGACGAGTTGTAGATACAAACCTAAGTAGACTTGATAACAATATCAAGAATCTAAAAGAAGGTTTAATGAGTGGGACTGACCTTTCAGACCTCGTATCATCAAATGGTGTTGGATTAGACTTTGGTCGAGACAATCAATTTGAACAGTCTGCCAAAGATAGAATCAGACTTGAAGAAGAAGTTCAGCAAGCTATGGATGCATTTGCTAAGAAGAACGTTGATAGACAAGCAGGGGTTGCTAATTTACAGCTTACTATTGAAGCTAATAAGTATAACCAGATGCTAAAGATGTCACAAAACTACACTGCAGGATTATCTACTAACTTTGAACAAATCCTAGGAGAATTCAATAATATATCTAATAGTAGTACTGACTTAGATAAGTTTGCAGGAAGACTTACTGAGGCTTTTGATTACTTACGTCTAGAGCAAGAGTTACTAGCAGAAAAGTATGACGCTTTTATGGATTTATTCCCAGAGAAAAGAGAAAGCCTAACAAATCAGTACATTATTGACAATCTTAAATTGCAAGAGAAATTTTACAAAGCATCCATTAAAGCGAACAATGATGCAATGCTTGAACTCAAGAATCAGTTAAAGGATTCAACGTTAACTGATGAACAAGAGGATAAGATAAAGCAACAAATCACCAATATGGAGAAGGAGAATATCGATTCTCAAAACAAGATTAAAGAAACTGTCAAAGAGAGATTTGAGTTCGAATTCAGCTTACTTGATAAGGCAATTAAAGAGTACGATAAGTATAGCAAGAGTCTAGATTACTCTATGAAGGTGCTTAAATCTTTAGGTGGAGATAAATTCGAAGCTAAAGGCGCTCTTATGGACAGCATGTTGAATGTTGAAAAATCTAGAAACTCAGAACTTCAAAATACGCTTGCCAACTTAAAGAAACAACTTGTTATGTATGAGGAAGGTGGCTTCGAGTGGAATCTTATCAATAAAGAGGTTGAAGAGTATAACAAACTGTTAGAAGATAGTAATTTACAGCTTATCGAAATGAATAAGAATATCATGTCTAATTCATTCGATACAACTATGGGCAAGCTTGAAAGAGGAATGTTCGAAGGTAAAACTATCAAACAGTTCAAGGACTATCATGACCTCTGGATAACTGGACTCGAAAGAGAGATTGCCCTTGAAGAGATGTACCAGAAGATATCTGATTTGAAAACTCAAGAGTTCGATGAGAAGATGGCACTCCTTGATAAACAAGAAAAGCTAAGTCGATTTGAAATGGACTACCTTAATAAGCAATTGGATATTATCGAACTTCAACAGAAGTTAGAGAACTTGAACAAAGAAAAGAATATCCAAGCCCTTAAGAAGCAAGCTGATGGTACTTGGGATTGGGAGTACACAGCAGATGCTGATAAAATTAAGGAAACAGAGCAAGAGATTGCTGATGCTGAACTTAAACTTCAAGAGGCAGAGCAAAAGGCTCGTGAGGAATACATTAACAAGCTTGACAAAATCCTTGAAGATGCTGAGAAAGGGCAGTTCGAAAACATCGAAGACTTCAAAGAAGCTATTGATGATTTAACAGGTGCTTATGATTCTATGTTAGGTGACTTCCCTAAAATCAAAGAGGAGTACCTAAACGAACTGGTTGATGCTTATAGCAAGTACATCAAAGAGAATGGTGACATCCTAGAGAACATCATTTCTCCAGAGACTCCAGTAGGTGGCAAGGTTGAAGATTTGAATAAAGAACTAGCAAAAGCGTTTGAGGGAATTGGTGATAGCATGGCTAAAGCCTTCGCTGAAATACTGATTGCCAAGATTCCGAGTTTTGGTCAAGCCAATAATAGTAGTCAAAGTAAATCAGTTAGCATTCACCTTGGCAAACTTGAGTTCCCTAACGTCAAGAATGCCAATGGACTTGAAGAAGCTATCTTGTCTCTTCCAAAAATTGCTCTTCAAAAGAGCAAGGAAAAGTAAATGGAAAGGTTTAAGAGGAGTCTATAAAACTCCTCTTAAACAAAACCATTGCAATTATAATGTTTAAATGATAAAATGTAATAAGAAATGAGGTGTTCTAGTGGTAGTAGATATTAAACCAAGTCTTTTGGTTATTCAACCGTTTGATGCCACTAAAGGAGCAAGTATCTATTATACTTACACAGGTAGTAAACAGTCTCTAAAGAATCAACTGGTTGTCACAGATACTAAGACAAATGAGATTGTATACAGCTTTGAATATTCTTCGTATGAGAAGGTTCATCATGTTCCACCTAATATCCTTCTGAATGGGAAGTCATATAAAGCCAAGATACGAGCAATCTCTTCTGATGGAGACCAGTCTCCTTATTCAAACGAAGTGCAGTTTAAAACTTTTAGTAATCCTGTATTAGACATTGATAATATTGATGGTCAAGGATATGTTTACAACTCAGATGTAACATTCATCGCCATCTATTCTCAGAGTGAAGGAGAGTCAGTTAAGACTTATCGATTTAGTCTTTTCGATGAGAATGAAGATTTAATTGAGAACTATCCAATCAGAGTTCCTAGCGCACCAAACTCCTTAACTGAGGTTGTAAGAGGGTTAGAGAAGGGGAAGGGTTACTTTATTGAGTGTTCAATTGAAACTGTCAATGGAGTAGTGTGGACTCACAGAGAAAGGTTTATCCCTTTATATATCGTTCCTAGTGTCAACGGTGTTATCAATACCAGAAATGATTCAGATGAAGGAGTAGTTAAAGTAACAGCTAACTTAAAGCAGTTATTAGGTACTCAAGTAACTAGTGGCGCACGGACAGAAAAATCAGAAGGTCAAATCAAGGAAGATTATAAATACGAAGGGGATGAATGGGTTATTGTTCCCAAAGGGAAGCCTGTTATCTTCAAAGGTTTAGGGATGAATAGAGCATCAGACTTTGTAATGAAAGTATGGTGCAAGAAGATTCCAAACGGTACAAAATTCTTGGATTTAAGCCCTGTAGATAATACAGGAATTGCAATTGAATTCTGGAAGTATTCAAACAAAGTAATTGCAGTTAAGAAGTATGGTCGAGTTGTATCTAGACATTGCTCTAATGTCGTTACCATTCCATACGATTCACCGTTTATGCTATATGCAAAAGCGATTGAACATCGAATAGACTTGTCTATAAAAATCCTATAAGAGAGGTGATAACGTGATTATAGACTACAATTTCTTTGGCTATGCAGAAGGGTGTGTCTGGGATACTCCTATTTGTACAGACCATATGGATGAATTACAGTTAAACGAGGGTATATACGATGAAGCGTTCGTTACATTAGATACTAATGTTGTTGACAGCACAGCTAAGCCTACTAACTGGACATTGCAAACGCTTATGGATGCCAAGTTCACAGGTGATTTAGATGCAGGTTCGATTGGCGCTGATGGATTTAAAGTGACGAAGATTCTTCTATATCGCTCTGTTGTAGGGACATTTAAGTGGGAGGCTGTAGCAGAATTCGACTATGACCCAGAATACAATGTGTATGACTATGTAGATAGATACACAGAGAATGGCGCTTTATATCAGTATGCAATCGTTCCAGTGGCAAATGAAGTGCTAGGAGATAAGCTTATCTCTGACGAAGTTAAATCAGAGTATGAGGGGATTTTTTTAACAGATAAGTATGAGAACAAGCGATTTGAATATGACATTCAACTTGGCGATATCACATACAATCAATCATCAAGTGTAAACCAACCAATCGATGGTCAGTTCCCTATTGTTGTCTTTGGCAATAGTAATTACAGAAGTGGAAACTTATCTGTATTACCTTTATCTAATAATACAGTGGCACTGGCAGGAGGAGCAATTGATAAGCTTGCTGAACAAGTCAATCGTCAAGATTGGGTGGACTTCTTAAATAATGGCAAAGCAAAAGTCCTTCGTATGGATAGTGGTGTACTGATGTTAGTTGTAACACAGAATGCAAACGTACAGCATAAAGAAGGAGACCTGTTAAGAGACTTGGCAAACATCTCATTCGACTTCCTTGAGATTGGTAAACTTGACTTTGGAGCAATGATTAAGAATGACCTTATCGCTCCTGCTCATATGCAGAAAATGACATTCGATGATGATGGAGGGGTAATTAGTGGCTGATAATTATATTAAAGGTAACATCGTTATGTCTGGTAAGAATATACCAAACATCGCTAACTACGCAGACCTCCATCTTCAGTCAATTAGAAAGCTGTATATCACTGTAGAGGTATTAGATGAAGAAATGAATACTATTGAAACCATTCAAGGTCTCTCTACAGGTGGAGATATAAGTATCTCAAATAGTAGCTTAATCAGAAGGACAGGCAATCTGTCCTTTGTGCTACTTGATTCTTTGAGACCAACAGAGGGAAGCCTACTATGGATGACCAATAGAATTAGAGTGTATGCAGGGATTGAAGACTTAACATCATCAGATGGAACGATAACACACTTCTGTTTGGGAACATTCTATATTACTGAACCTAGTGTAGATATATCCCCAGAGAATCGTACTACAACCATTGCACTACAGGATAATATGATGAGATGGGAAATGGAGCAATTAGAGAATAAGATTGTAATTGATGCAGATACGCCAATCCATACAGCTATAACAGAAATCTTACATCTGTATGGGGAATGGAAGGCAGACATACAGTTCACTACACTAACAGTTCCATATAAGCTAGAGTTTAATGAAGGAGACACTGTCTTAGATATAATCGAGACTCTAAGAGATTTGTATATGGATTGGGAAGCATACTACGATGTAGATGGCACTTTCGTATTCAGAAAGATGCAAATACAGAGAGAAGATGGAGAACCTGTTTCTTGGGTATTTAATGGTGAATCAAATCACATCACTACCTTTGGTGAGAACTACACTTATAAGAATGTTAAGAATAAGGTAGTTGTTATTGGTAGAATGGATGACAAAACAGGTCTTACTCCAAAAGCAGAGGTTAGTCTAGCAAAAGAAGACTCTCCATTCCATGAGTCAAAGATTAAGGTTAGAAAGAAAGTTGTTGTAGATACAAAGTTAACTACTCTTTCTCAATGTGAATCTAGTGCCAGATATGAGTTGTTTAAAGCAAGCAATTTCCAAGAGCAGTTAGCTATCACTTCTGTTCCAGTTTACTTCCTAGATGGAAATGACATTATAGAAGTTTATAACTTCGTTTCCAAAAAGGTAGAACGATACATTATAGATTCTATCTCTACAGGTCTAGGAGTTAAGGATAATATGACCATTAATGCTCATAAGATGTACTATGACACTATTGAAGTGGACAGTTCACTTACAGAGGCAAGAGAGATTGCTACTATAGTAGAAGATGGGATTATGAATAAAGGATGGCTGTCGCTATCTGAGCAACGCATAAAGAACTACTATGGCTTAGTTGGTTCTGGTGCAGATGTAACTGTTAGATTCGAAAATGGAGAAAAGCATGGAGTAACAGCCTATGTTGCAGGATATATGGGAACTAAGAGACAGGTGTTAACCATTGACCTAGCAGACTTTAAATCAAATGGGGACGACAATGGTAATACTGGAGCAGGAAAAGAAGAGTACAGCGACCGCATCTTAGGTCACGAAGTAGTCCATTTACTTATGAACGATGTGTTTGGGGTAGAGAAGACAAGACTTATGCCTACTTGGTTTACAGAGGGTAGTGCAGAATTACTTCATGGTGCTGATGAACGATTAAAGTTTTCTATAGTAGACAATGGAGTAATCAACAATACAAAGTTAAACAATCTCATTAGCCTTGCAACAAGAATGCTAAAAGATAATTATTGGGAAGATACTAGTGATAGTTACAGTGCAGGATATGTTATCATGAAGTACCTTGATAAGAAGATTGTTGATGGGAAAGATATGAAGTCTGTAATGAACTCTATTAAATCCTCTACTAAGAGTGGAGGAGAGGCAGTGAAAGATGCTATCATTGCTAACACAGCGTTCACAACTTATGATGCGTTCATAAATGATTTTACAGCCAATGCAGTCAACTACGTAAAGTCCATTAGATTAAATCTTACTGGAGACGAGATTGATACTGGTTCTATCGCAGGATACGACCATAGAGGTACAACGGCATTAAATGCAGAGGCTATCTTCGATAACTCTAAAGCCGTACAAGGAAAAGCATTGGAAAGTTTTAATGTAAATTTTGATAGAATTTAGTAAAACAAATTCATTAAAATTTATTGACACCGTTTTTTAAATGTGGTAGAATAGGGTAGTAGAGTTGATTAAGGAGATATTAAACAAAACCATTGCAATGAGAAAGGAAGGGTAGCTTTGGCAAATCGAAGCACATTCCCAGAGCAAATCGATAGTTTCGTTGAACTCTTTGATTTACCTCCAAGTAAAGTTGCACAAGCAAAACGATTCCAAGAGTTGAAGATGAAGCCTACTCTGAATGCTACAGAGCAAACAGAATTGAATAACCTAGTGATTTCATTAGGAAACTATATCATCACACCAGAAACTTGGAATAAATTTGCTGATGCTCTAGTAAATGTAGAGACATTCTTTACGCAAGAAGTAATGGAGTTCATTGAAGCTAAGCAAGCTTTATGGGCAACTTATGTCAACGACTTCGTTCATAAGGGAGTTTATAACACTTCAACGCAGTACAAGTTTCAAAACATGGTAACGTACAATGGAGACCTTTATCTTTGTACAAAAGATGCAAAAGGCATTGTACCTACTAACACGGCAAACTGGCAGAAAATCTCCACAAAAGGAGATAAGGGTGACGTTGGATTAAATACCCATTATAGAGGGTTATACGGTGCAACAACAGCATATGTAATGGGAGATGCAGTTAGTTACAATGGGAATATATTCTATTGTGCAAAGGATACTACTGCAGGAACAGCGCCAACAAATGCAACATACTGGTTCTTATTTGATAAGACCATTGTTAGTGCAACTGCTCCAACAACGCCACAACAAGGCTTATTATGGATTGAGTTACTTGACTAAGGCGGTGTAGAGGATGAAGAAGAGTGTTCAAGACAGCTTACTTGAAGCCATCGACATTATTGTTGGTGAGAAACTCAGCAAGACCTCTTACACCTCCTCCCATGTTGGGAAGGTTAAGAAAGTGAATGGATTTGATTGTACTGTAGAAGTTTATGGTAGTGACACAGAGTGCAAGCTACTTGAACATATGCATACACAGATTAAGGTTGGAGACATTGTAGTTGTACAGGATTTATACAATGACAATACACATAAGTTTGTTCAGTGTAAAATTGGTGAAACTACATGAATGATGTTCAACAAAGTCTTATAGAATCTATTCAGATATTAGCAGGCGAGAGGCTAAAAAATATAAACTTCACAAAGTCATTTACTGGAATAGTAATAGAGGTCAATGGTCTTCAAGCGATTGTCGAGATTAATGGAAGTAATTCTGATTGTATTATACCTCAGAACTTATCTTCTTACATCGGGAAAAATGATATCGTAATCGTTCAAGATATTTCTAATACAAAGTCTCAAAAGATTGTTCAAGGAGTAATCTCTTCTACTAATAGAGATATGTTCCATATCTATGACACTGTAGAGGATAGAATCGTAAGTTCTATTGAACAGTTATGGGATGAGGAATTGCAACAAGAAATTCATGTTGTATTTGAAATAGAATAGAAGACTAAACAAAAGGAGATGACTTTGCCTTGGCAATCAAGAAAACAAGAGCAAATTTTCATAATGGAACAGACTATGATACTTTCCACTATGAAACGCAAGCAGGACAAGTTAAAATCATGGGTGCTAGTGGCATCGTATCAGATTTTGATGAAATGTTCCTTAAAGGTAAACTGTTACAAGGTATTAATCTAAACACGATTAAAGACAATGGCTTATATCGTGTTAAAGGATGTACAAATGCTCCATCTGGTATGGTAGCTACGACAGTATATCTTATGAAAGTAGATACTGTTGACACAGTTGTTCTACAAACTTTCTATGACCACACAGGAAACGATACTCATCAAAGGGCAATCGTAGGTTCTACAATTGGTACATGGAGTGCAGGCGGCAAAGCAACAAATGATGCAATTGCTGATATCAACAAGAATGTTGGTTCATTGACAAGCTTAAAAACTACTGTAAAAACTAGCATTGTAAATGCAGTGAATGAGGTTCAAACAGAAGTAGATGGTCTTCAGACTCAAGTAACTTCTAATGATGCAGATATCGCTAAGCTTAAATCAGATATGACTAGTCATAATCATGATAGTTCTTATCTTAAGTTGTCTGGTGGCTCATTAACAGGTAGTGTTTCTGTAGCAAACAACAAGTCATTCTTTGGTAAAAATACTGGTGGAACTGACTTGAACATTGGTAAAGTTACTACAAGCAATGATGTTGTTCTTGGTGACACAAAGGCAAAAACAATTATCCACACCAACACAAAGAAGATGCTGATTTTTAATGATGGAGAATATAACCATTCAGTATGGCACACAGGAAACGTTGGTGCAGAAAGTGGATTAGATGCTGATAAATTAGATGGACTTCAAGCTAGTTCATTTGCTAGAGTCGATGTAGAACCTAACTTTAAAGAAAATCTTATCATGACACAAGGTAAAGATATTATCCTTCGTGCGCCTGCAGGTTCTATGAACTCTGGAGACCTTGTATTCGCAGAAGGTGGAAATGGTGAAATTGGTCGTGTATTCGTTAACGAGAGTGGTAGCTTGGTTATGCGCTCACAATACTATGGAGATATGAAAGTTCGATACGATGGAGTAATCACTTCTGAACATGGAATGGAGTTCAATAGTAAAACAAAAGAGACTGACCTTAAGTTTAGAGCGGATGATAACGACAGAGGTATGGGCTTTTATATGAATAACAATACAAGACAAATGGGACTATATGACTGGCACAATGATAGATTCTTCTTTGCAACCGATAGAAATGAATCTTCTGTTCACTTCTTTAATCAAATCAAAATCCAAGGAAAGAGACTTCACATTCGTTCAGATGCTCCTTCTGGTGCTTCCGTTGGGGATGTTTGGATTCAAGTGTAGGAAGGGGCATTAGATGGGAAAAGTAAAGAAATGGAATGGTTCTAACTGGATAGATGCCAGTGTAAAAAAATACAATGGTTCGAGTTGGATTAACGCAGATGTTAAGACATCCAATGGTCAAGGATGGAATAATATAAGTAATCAACAGCAATCTAAGACTTGGGACTGTTCATTCACTCAAACTTATCGTGAAGCAGGCACACGAAGAACTGACTATCGTGCCGATAAGATTTGCCAAGGTCGATATGTTTATGAACCTTGGGGAATTATGAGGTCTTTAATTGGATTCGATAATGGTTCTAGAATCAAAGATGAACTTCAAGGTGCTAGAATCGATAGAGTAGAGTTATTCCTTCATAATGAACACTGGTATTATTACGCAGGCGGTACGCTGTATGTCGGCTATCATAATCACGCAAATGAACCAGACTTATTTAGTCATTCTGAGTATGGGGCTAAAACACAGAAGTTTACATCTCGTGGACAGTCCCAATGGATTACACTACCTAACTCATTAGGAGCAGGTATAAGAGATGGATATTACAAAGGTGTCTCTGTCTTTGCTAATAGTGGAGCAGGAGAATACTATGGAATATTTAGTGGTATGTGGGATGGAAGCTTAGCCCCAAAACTACGCATCACTTATACAAAATAACATTAAACAAAACCATTGCAATGATTGATATTAATGAGGGTTCTCCAATCGAGTTTCTTCCATTATATATATAAAAATAAAAGCTTGCCAGAAGGCAAGAGAAGGAGATTTTATGACAAACAATTTAGTAGCTTTAGATGCAGGACATGGTGGCAAAGATTCTGGTGCAGTTGGTAATGGATTGCTAGAAAAAGAACGTGCATTAAAACTTACTCTAATGATGGACGAAGAACTACGAGCAAATGGTGTTTCAACACTTTTAATTCGTAATTCAGACTTCTTCGTAGAATTATCTGCTCGTGCTGATAAAGCTGATGCTCATGGAGCGAAAGTGTTTATTTCAAATCACTTGAACTCTGGTGGCGGTACAGGTTACGAGACATTCGTATACAACCGTAACGATGCAAGTACAAATCGATTACAAGATTTAGTTCATGCTGAAGGTATGAAAGTGTTAAAACCTCTAGGATTCAAAGACCGAGGAATTAAAACAGCTAACTATGCTGTACTTCGTGAAACTGGAATGCCTGCGGTATTAACAGAGAATGGATTCATTGATAATGCAACAGATATGACTCACATTCGTAAGGATGAAGTGTTGCGATTACTAGCTAAGGCTTACACAAAAGCTATTTGCGCTTACTTGGGAGTTAACTACAGCGGTGGAACTTCTGGCGGTGGAACAGTAGGTGGCGGAACGGTAACTCCTCCAGTAGACAATGGTGATGCAGGAACTCAAGGATTAGGTATTGCTTATATCACTGGAACTGGTGTTAACCTTCGCAAGACTCCAAGCACAAGTGGCGAAATCATTCGTCAACTAAATAAACCAGATTCTTATGTAGTGTGGGCAGAGCAAGATGGTTGGCTGAACCTAGGTAACTCTTGGGTTAAGAATGACTCTTCATTCCTTCGTTTTGCTCGTAGACAGCTTAGCAATGTAGGTCGATTAGTTGTGGTAACTACACCAGAATTATGGGTATACTCTGCTCCAGACTGGAACGCTAAAGAGAAGATTGTTAAACAAGGTGATGCATTTACAATCCTTGAAGAGTTAACTGTTAATGGTTCTAAGATGTACAAATGTGCATACTTCTACATCACTGCTAACCCAGAGTTCGTAACTGTAAAGTAATAAGAAATAAACTTATATGAGTGTGGCTAAAGCCATGCTCATACCCATTCATCATGATATAGCAGAGGAGAATTAATTTGACAGAACTATTCAACATTTTACAGCTAATCGGAGGACTAATCCTAAGTTTTGGATATATTCCTCAAATCATTAAATTCATTAAAACAAAATCAGTAGATGATTTCAGTGTCATGTACTTAGGTTCTATCTGCCTTGGAGTAGCGTTCATGGAATCTTATGCTATCTATATGTGGTTCGTGCTACACACAGCAGGAGCATTTATGATTACAAATACGATTGCATTAAGCCTATGTACAACTGAATTCATGCTATTGCTAAAGTATCGTAAGCGCAAATAATAAAACGAAACCATTGAAATGGAGAGGTGAATGCGCCTCTCCATTTATTTGTATAGAAGGGAGATATCCAAGTGAAACAAGGTGACGTAGTATTTTTACAAGGTAAAAGCTTTATATCAAAAGCTGTTAGATTATTTGACAAGGGAACATTCAGTCATGTGGCAATTGCTATGTCTGGAACTCATATTTTAGAAGCTGACTTTGATACAAGAGTAGCTATCGTTCCATTTGATAAGACTCAGTTTAATATAATAGAAGTAATTGACTTAGGTCTCAATAAGGAAGAGAGAAGCAAGGTAGTTGCTATGGGTTCAAAGATGGTAGGTAAGAAGTATGATTACATGCAAATCATCTGGTACATGATTAGCAAGTTATTGAGATTGAAAGGGAAGAATAGATTTAATAATCCTAATAACTATATATGCTCTGAACTGGTCTTTGCTGTTCTGGAAGAAGCAGGAGTTCTAGAAGAGTTATGTATCAAAGGTGGTTCTTATGGAATCGATATGACTCCTAACCAATTGTATGATCTCCTAAAGTATATATCTTCCAAATAGACCTCTGAAAATTTACGACACGAGACAAATAAAGCCACTCTTAGTATTAAGAGTGGCTTTAGGGCTATCAACCGCCATGGTCTCCGTGTTCCATTCTCATAACAGTAGTTATGTTCTGAGTGCCATCTGTTGAGCTATAAGCGCTAACTGTGATAGTTAAAACTGTTAGAATGCCCATTAAGCCTAATGCTATTTTCTTCATTTTAAAGCCTCCCTTTCCTTAGACTTGTGCCGTGCCTGTGAACTTAGGTAGAAGTATTTGCTTGCTTTAAGGTGATTATCTTCCTTGTAAAACTTAGTAGCTAAATATTCTTGGTTTTCTTGGATATAATCATATAATTCTTCGTCTTTGAAATAAGAAACTCCTTCCAAAACTACAGTCTCTAACTCTTCTGCAGATGTATCTTTAATAAGATTTCTGAGAATAGAGAAATGATGTCTATACTCTATGTTTCCTAATTCACAACAAATACTATGCCCTTTATTGGCAAGTTCTTCTGCAATGTTTAATTCATTTAATTTGTAGCGTTCTTTGGATTCAAGGTACAGGGCTTTAATATGTCTAGGATTTTGACTTGTTACCTCAGACAAATATCTAATAGCTAATTCCGAAAGGTTTTGACTTGAATACATAAATCCTAGGTTGTGGCGAACCATCAAGATATACGTATCCTCTTTAAGCTTCTGGAATATATCCATTGCTTTAACAAGATGTTCCTCTGCCAACGCCCATTCATTCAATCTAACGCATGACATTCCTAAAAGATTCTCGCAGAAACCAATATTACGCTCATAGTTTCCTTGTTGTAAGAACATCTCTTTCGCTTTAGTTGTGTACTTAAATGATTGAAGAGATTCGCAGATGTCAAAATGAAACGCTCCTAATTTATAATAAAACTCAGCTTTTTCTACTTCATCTGGTATAGTTTCTAAAAGTAACTCAGCCTTATCAAAATGCTCTCTCGCAATCATGTAGTTGCCAATTCCACTAGCATGAATTGCTTTAAAGAAATGATAATAATAGGATAGAAAGCTATCTGTAGGAATTTCAAAGGATTCAATTTTATCAAAGCTATTTTCAGAGACACCTAGGTTGTCAATTACATATTGATATCTAAAATCTAATAAAGAGTAATATAATAGTAGATACTGGTCATTTTCTACATCATCAATCTTTTTGTCGATTTCTAACTTTAAGCGGTGAGCACTGTTAATATTCCTTGAACGAATTTCTACATACCAGTCGTTTAACAAATTAGTAATCTGTTCATTCCCTTTGACTGAAACGTTCATAGTATCCTCCTCATCCATATATGTTTTTCTTCAATTATATAATAGAATTTAGATATGAAGAGGAGGAGTTTTATTTTTCAAGATATTTCTGAATATTATGTAAATTCAAGAGCATCCTTGACTCAAAAGGATGCTCTTGTGTAGAACTAAATCTAAATGACGAATCGTTACTATTGTACCATACGCTTAAATGTCTTGGAATATCTAGTACGTCTTAGTATATTATGGTATAATTAATTAACAACTTTTGGCAGGGTGGAAGGATTATCTACCTTTTCTTGTAATTTAAGAGAAGGGAGGTGACCTATATGGATTTCTTTAACTGGATTATCGAAGGAATAACTAGAGGTGTGACACAATTCATCACAGTGAAGTTCCTAGAAAAACAGGAAAAGAAAAAGAACCACTCTGCCGACCAAGCCGATGGTTCTTCTTCTGATTCCAAATAATTATTAGATGAACTAACCACTCTGCTATGATTAGTTGTAAGAAGGCTCGATGTTAGCGCATCGAGTTCTTTTTATTATATGCTAATTGTAACATGTCTATTCTGAACATTGCAAGAAATATCACACTCCACCACTGGAAGATTAATACAGTAAAAAGGGGATTGTATACTCCTCTCATAAATGATATAATGTTTGGGAATCGATTCACCAGAGGACGCTCTGGTTGCGCAAGGTTAGGGATAGTTAGATAATTGAACAATTAATAGAATATGCATATTATAAAAACAGTCTCCTGTTAACGCAGGAGGCTTTTACTTTGTTTTAGAACTTACTTTTAATTAGTTTACATAAGCTTTATTATCGGCAGTTGTAAAATGTAAGAAAATCCCATCTCAATTACTTAACATTACTCATAATTATGAGATGAAATGGATTTTTATAAATGTTGTTGAGCTTGAATGCTTCAAGTATCATGTCTCTTTATGAAAAGTATTCTTGTCTTTTGAGATGTGATGGAAAATGTTGTCAATGATGTGTGACTAAAATCACATTAATTGTGAACGCATTTTCTATAACGATTGAAAAAAGTTCACAAATATGAAAAACATATTTACATTGGTAATAGTTAAATGTTACAATCCTTATCAGAGATACTGGTAATCGGTGTCACTAAACACACAATCTATTGGGTACAATCGATGCGGAAACTTCGATTGTACGAATGCCAAAAAAGAGAAGTCTTAATGACTCCTCTTCTTTTTATTTTTATATTAAGAACACATGAATAGGTTTTGTCCTCTACCCCATTCTTGTGCTTCCTTGTCTTTCTCTCTTAGAGACATGTAAAGCGCAGGCTCTCTATCTTCTTTTCCTATAAGGTCTAGATACTCATCTACATCTAGTAATGCAAATGAGATATACTTCCTATCTTCATATCCAGATGACAGTGTTGGAGCAGTTGGGTCAATAGCATCTCCAGTTTCAGTCACCACAATGAAAGCATGTCTTGCCATGATGTTTTCAATTACAGTGTAATAACCATATGCTACTTTCCACTCACCACTTCTAAACTTATCCATGAAATAACCCATGACATTGAACACATTGTTGTAACACATCTTAGTCTGTATCGCATGGGAACAAGTCTCATATACTTCTTCTGTTAGTTCAATGTTTATTTTGTGTTCAGTTATCATGACTTGCTCCTTTACTAACTTCTATTTGTAATATTTTCCTAATATCTTGTTCTGTTCATCTATGTTCTTGGTTAACTTATCCAAATCTTCGTTTAATTTATCCCATAATAAATGAGAGTTTTCATTTTTGTAGAAGGTGTTTACATCCTTTAAAGCTGACTCTGTTAAGGACAGTGTGTTTAGAACATTCTTCTTCAATTCAAGTGCATCTTTATTCTCAATATCTTTGTTTATAATTTTATCTCTTATCTCTTTTATTCTCGTATTGTATTTGAGGTTTTCAGTCATTCCATCCCCTGTAATATACCAACTCTCCAATCCATGAGACTCGCCTTTTTTGATTACAATTTCAAAGTACGTATGAGTATCCTCTATTAATGGAAAGAAGTCCTTATCCAACTCTTCTCTAAAGCTTGTAAATTCATTCTTCATATTGCTTGCTTTGTTCACTAAGAACCCAAGGGTAACCCCTATGACAGCGATTACAATTAAAATCCCTATCAGTATCTTTTTCTTCATATATATCCTCCGTGTATGGTATAAGTCTTATGTAACCATTATACAGTGTTACAGTAAATAAGTAAATAATAAAAAGGAAGCTATAGACGAACTATACCTTCCTTTTCTCACAAGTCTGGAACATATTCTCTTGTTTCAATTCAGTCTGTATACGACCTTCCTTTGCCTTCTTTAGAATCGTACACTTCTCATGATTCTTCTTACATTGCATACAGTTATCTGCAAAGAATTTAGAATAGTGTTCCTCATCTTTCCATACGCCTCTATAGTCAACTTGCCTCAATACAGCAACGAATTTTGGCTGTTTCGAATCGTAGAATATTCGTTGTGTTCGAACCAAGATATTCTTGTCATCTTCTATTGCAATGCCACTAAGAGCATCACATAGAATTTTATAATAGTTATTATTATCTTGATTGGTTCTAGCTTGATAGAATACGCAGTCTAGATACCAATGTCCTTTTGATGTTGAATCCTTATCCCATTTCTGCTTAACTACTTCTCGCTTTAAATAAGCTTGGAATCTCTTTTTCCAATCCTTGCTCTCTCTTGTTTCGTACATATGCACGATTGCCTTACCGCCTATAACACTTGCACTCGGTTTAATATAGTTATTTACTGAAATGGGTAATTCATCATAGTTGATTAAGAATCGACTCACGAACTACCCATCCTTTCTTATTTTGTTGAATCCATAATTGTTATTAGATTCATTACTTTCTTAGTAGCGCTCTCTAAGTTCTTGTCAACCGCCATATTTGAAGCGCTTTGTTTAATAAGAGCATTGAACATAGATGTTAACTCTTCTCTAGTAAATTCTGTTTTCAACCCATCCACCACCCAAATATCACTATGAATAAGAAGTCCCATACTCCTTCGAACATTCCTAGGATAAAATCTCTCTTTCGTGCTTTCATTCTTCTCTTTCTCATAGGCATCTCCTATCGTTTCAATTTAACTTGAATATCGTGATAAGTCTTACCATAAGCACAATCAACAATCTGAACATGCTTAGCATGCTTTAATTGCAGGTTTTCATTGTAAACGTCATTAATGTATTCTTGTTTGTAATCGAATACTTTGCTACTGAAGATAATAGCCTCTTCTGTTGGCAATACTATTATTCCAGCGTAACTTGCATTAACCTTTCTAGCCTCTTCAAATACTTTATTAAGGTCTTGTAGTTTCAACGTATCACCTCCTTTTAATGGATTTGTTTAATTATCCTTTTCGTCAATTCCTAAGTAAATTTGCAGATACTTAATATCACTTTTAATGTTTTCCTTTTGCGTATCCATGATTTTTTGAGCAAGTTCAAAATCAATCAATCCTTGGTGAGCCATTTCAGAAGCATTGTTTACAAGTTGAGCCTTGTCATAAATCACTCTTGCATAGTCAGTAATATAACGCATTTCATATTTGCTTGGAGATAGCTTTTCATCAATCTCTCTTTGCTTAGCAAGCATATCGTCTATTGGACTCCCCATCGTCATACTCCTACCCTTCTGTAATAGTTATTAAAACTTAACTTTTATTAGTTGTCACTTTAATCCTAATTGTAGTTTGCTTGCAGGAATGACACTCAAGATTTCGCATTTAAGACTCTTAGTAACATATGTTACAACGTCACTCGTTCTCCCAGAAGAAAAGGTAGCCATTATAAAAGATGAGTCTACATTTAGAAGTCTATACTTAGGCATTAACTCATCTCTCTCCTTGATAACTAAATAGTTTAGAATATGTCCTTTGATATGCTTTGCAATAATTAAATCACCTGCTTCAATCGTATAATTACTCTTCGCCTCACAAATCGCTACTTTCATCTTTAGCCCTCCTTAGTCTCTAACACACCAACTTGATATAAATAACAGCATTCCTATAATAGTCATAACAATAAATTTCATAATCAGTAACCCACTCCTTAGTACAGCATAGCTAAAAGCTTGCTACGTTTAGATAACTCATCAAATGCGCTCACATACAGTGACTTCAATCGCATTGCATTCTGTGGGTTTGTTTTAAGAACTCTATTGTATGTGTTTAAAAACTCCATCAACTCTGTAGTTGTCCATTCTTTAGTTACGTTCATCTTCATTCTCCTTTTGTTATTTACACATCATCCTCCTCACTCAAAATTTCAATGGTTTTGTTTTAGAGTGAAGTAAAAAGATTCCTACCTCACTCTAAATGATACCATTATTTAGTGAACATGTCAACCAATTTTCGAACTTTTGAAAGCGCTCCAATGCCGAAGATTAACTTAAACATATGTTTCTGAAGAGATACTTCAAACTCGCTACCAGAGGCTTTTACATGACCGCCTCCACCAAATGTCTTAGCTAGTGCAGATACATTTACATGGTCGTGAATTGTTCTGTAAGAGACCTTCTTACTACCCATATCAACGATTGCAATAAGGTCTAAGTCCTTATGTCGCTCATTTAAGATGTTGCCTAATTCAGAGATATATTGCTCTGCGAATACTACCCCTACTTTATGTCCTAATAGATTAGCAGTAAACATTTGCTTCTCTTTCTTATCGAAGTATGCTTTAGCTTTCTCTCTATCCACTTCAAGAACAGCTTTATCAGCACTATCGAACATCTCAGTCCAATCACCACTCATGTAAACAAATCGAGATGAGTACATGAACTTATTATAGAACTTATTTGCAAATGACTTTCTACCAATTAGATACAACAGATTGTTTAATAACAATGCATCTGTGTCATTGTAGGCTGTCTTCCATTCCCAACAATCGTATCTACGAACCTTTTCAACGAAGATTGATAGAGCATCGTAATACTTCTCATTGCGGAACATACCATAGTGCATTGATAGATGTTCGAATAATAGGTTTGTTCCAGAATCCTTGCCTTTACGACCCTCTACTCTAACGTTAGCCCACTCATACTTGTGATTCATCCATTTAGCTGTCTCATGATGGTCTAGAAGAACAACCTTCTCAGCAATTGTAGATTGAATCATATCTGCAACTGGCTCTTTAACTGAGATATCAGTGATAATAACCATATCGTAACGTTTATGCTCACCAGTTGTTAAGAAGTTCTTAACCTTGTCATCTACGTTATGATAGTCACAATGCTCTACATCAATTTGCTTAAATGCTAAACGACCTACTACTTCACAACCAATACCATCTAAATCTGTGTGAGTGAATAACTTTACCTTAATTGAATCTAATACCTTAACTGTTCTGTTTGTCATAATAAATTGCCTCCTGATTTGTATGTTTTAGTTTCTGATTAATTCTTTTAGTTCTTTTTTGTTCTTTGGGAACTTATTGTATAGAAGTCTAAAGTTAAGAACAGGTTGGAAAGCTGTATTCATCTTAGGCTCAAATACTCTAATCCACTGCTTCTCATCGCTTAACATCATTACACTTCCATCTTTTGCAACTCTTCCCCAATAAGCCTTGCCAAAGGTAAAAGTGCCATTCTTTCTTACACGGATACCCTCTATGCATCTACACTTCATTAATTTAATCAATGTAAATCCTCCTTTAGATTGCTTCTCTTTTATGAAGAATGGATGCTCTCATGGCAAACTCTCTTCCCTTGCGCTTCTCGATGATTTCCTCACTTGGCAAGAAGCGACCATCCTCTTGAATTAATTGACGTTGTCTACGAATAGACTCTGCCATAGTTCCCTTTTGGACAAACTCTGCTTCAAAGTTATTGAAGTTAATGCCATCGATTTCTTTCCAATAAGCTACTAATAGGGCTTTGTCATCCCCTCTTGCACGTTCATTCCTGCTTAAAATTGACTCTACGTTTTGTCGAATTGTTCTTCTTGCCATGATTGGTAATCCTCCTTGTTTGTTATGTACAAGGGGAGATAAGCTCCCCTATTTTAATGGTTTTGTTTTATATTAAGCCACGTTGAACAAGGATTGCTTTAACTCCAGTTTGACCTACACCTTTATAGCGAGCAATCTCTTTACCATTGTCGTCTTCAATTAGAAGAACTGGAGTCTTCTCAATACCATGCTTACTTGCCAACATGAAGTCTTCCATTTCTGTAGCAGTTGTAAGGTTAACTACTTTGTCAGCCTCAACTCCTAATCCTTCCATAAACTCTTTTAACATCTTACAAGGTGTGCAGTCTGATTGTTCAAATTTAATTAATTTCATCGTATTCTCCATTCTGTTTGTTTAGTTTTAAATGTCGTCCTCTTCATCTAACCAAGGGAATGCAAAGTCATCATCTGTTAATGGGCGGTGTTTCGCCTTCTGATAACCACTACCTTTTGTAGAGAAGAAATCGTGTGTTCCAGATTCAGTATTCAAGCCATTTAATACGATAGGGTTAATCTTCTTATCTTCGTATTTAGGTGACTTGCCTAAGTTCATTAATGCTTTGTTTGCATTATAGTGCAAGAAGGCTTTAACCTCATGAGCAAGACCAATCTCAGTATAAATGCTTTCTGTATACTTGAACTCATTTTCCATAAGTTCTTCTAAAAGCATATCAGCTTCGTAGTCAGCTTCTTCTTTCTCTTGAGGTGTTAATGCTTCATATGCTTCTTGAGCAAGTAATCCAATGTATACCCCATGGATTGATTCATCTTGGATGATTTTGTTGATAATCTCACCAGAAGCAACCATTTTACCTTGCCCTGCTAACCATAGTGGTAAGAAGAATCCACTGTAGAATAAGAAGCTTTCTAAGAATACAGATGCTACTAGAGCAAGATATAGGCTCTTATTGTCAGTGATGTTCTCATAGTAATAAGAGATATGTTCTGCTTTATACTGTAGATAAGGATTCTCTTCTACCCATACATCCAATAGATAATCAACTTCTGTTTCTGGAAGCAGTGTTGTAAAGATTGTACTATAACTTTTCGCATGCATGGATTCCATAAACTCCATAAATGAAAGCACTGCTCTACGTTGTAAGTCTGGGATATGAGCCTTGATAGCAGGGATACCTGTTTCATATTGCTTCGTATCTAATGTTGTTAATCCAGATAGTACAAACTTATAAGCATCCTGTACTTTAGGCGCCAACTTGTTCCAATCGTTGCGGTCTTTTGATGGTACAAATTCTGTATCTGTCCACATCTGCTGTATATTTTGATTCCAGAACGCCAGTGTATAACCATCAATTTGCTTATTCCAGTTTACTGCTCGATGAATTCGTGGTGTCATTGTCATGCTTGAGTGAACCTCCATTTACGATGTGTCTTCTGTTTGCCTTCAAGAACTGATTGTACAGCTTCTAAATCAAGCTTATTCACTTTGCAGAAGGCTTCAAGGTCTGTTACTTTAATCTCTTTACCCTTTGGGCTTGTAGCAATAGCAACGAACTCTTTTGGCTTAATAACATTGTCAACTAATGTTACAGAGTTTGAAAGGTTATCAGTTTTCAGTTCTAATGTCACAGGTTTTGAAGGTTCACCTTTATGCACTAGTGTAGTAGTAACAGGTTCTATATGCGTTGTAGATGAGCCAATAACTTGAGCATTTGACTTCTCTATAATCGGTAGAGTTATCATTGGTGCATCCTTTAAAAGTTCTCTAAAAGTGTCTGATTCTTCTTGAGAAAGTTCTGCCTTCAATACTTTTACAAGTGACAAGTCTTCAAACTCACCTGTTTCTACAATCTTGTGAGGAATTACTTGAGTGTTACCTGTCTGTAAGAATCGTACTCGACAATACTCAACTACCCCTTCTGCTTCCGTTAATCTAAATCTGCTGTCAATGACATAAGATTGACCTTTTTTATTATGATTCAATGGATATCCTCCTCTTAATGGTTTTGTTTAAGAGGGTTGAGCAATGAAACAACCCTCTCTTATAGTAACATACCATCTAAATTATTGCAATGATTTTGTTTAATCTTTTTAAACTGTACAAGACGTACAGAAGTCATCAGTTGAAGCCTTCTTAGTTCTTGTGTAGTAAAGTGTCTTTAAGCCTTTTTTATGGGCATAAATGTAGTAACGAGCCAAGTCACCGTCAGTGATTTCCTCTCCGTCTACAAATAGAGTTGTTGAAATTGATTGGTCAACGTGGCGCTGAATTACAGCCATAAGGTCGATTAGCTTAAACATATCCATGTTGTAAGCCTCTTTCAAGAACCAGTAAGTCTGGTTAGATAGATATGGCATTGGATAAATAGTTGTCGAGTTACCATATGTTCTTTTCTCAATACGCTGTGTGATTGGCATTACACTTGGTGTAGCCCCTTGAACATATGAGATTGAACCAGTAGGAGCGATTGCTAATTGGTAAGCTGAATAGATACCATGTTCCATGATAGACTCGTTTAGTCGCTTCCAGTCTTCTTGTGTAGGTATATAAATACCACTGAATAACTCTTTAACTTTTTCTGTTTTAGGAGCAAATGATTTATCTACATACATTTGCAATGCTGTACCTTTTTCATACTCTGACTTCTCAAAGTGCTTGAATGCTCCATGTTCCATAGCAATCTCATTTGAACGCTCTAATGCATAGAATCGCATCATCATGAAGAATACATTTGCAAAGTCTCTAGCCTCTTTACTTTCATAAGGAATATGATTCTTAGCTAAGTATCCATGAAGGTTCATTGCACCTAATCCAACACTGTGGAACTCATCGTTTGCTTTCTTGACTGTAGGGACTTCATCAATAGCTGTCTTACGAGCAACTGTCGTTAAAGCATCCATAGCAACCTTTACAGATTCTTTGATATCTTTGTTCTCCATTACATTAACGATGTTTAAAGAACCTAAGTTACATGAGATATCATTTCCGAATGTATCAGTACCCTTGTAAGATTGAATGTCTGACTCGGTCTGCAATTGTAGTATTTCCACACATAAATTCGACATTTTGATGTCGCCAATATCCTTTAACATGTGTACTTTGTTAGCTACATCACGATTTAGAAGGTATGGATAACCAGATTCAATTTGTGTACGACCAATTTCTTCAAAGAATGCACGAGCAGAACCCATAGGCTTCTTACGAACATTAGGATTGTTTAGTAACTCATCGTACATTTCATCCATCTTCATGTCATCTAAATGTTTACCATACTCTTTATAAACACTATGAGGATAGAAGCTAAACCACTCTTCATCTCTTTCAGCTAATTCATATAGCTTACTAGGAACAATGACACCAATAGATAGTGTTTTTAAACGTTCTTTCTCGTCAGCATTGATTTTCTTCGTATTTAACAGGTCTAAGATATCGCTGTGGAATACATTTAAGTAAACAGCCCCTGCACCACTTCGTTGTCCAAGCTGATTGAATTTTGAGAATATGCCTTCTAGAATCTTAGCGATACCAACAATTGATGTTGATGCTCCGTCAATGCCTTTAATTGATTCATCCCCTGCTCGTAATAGAGACAAGTTAATTGCTACGCCACCACCAAATCGTGATAACTGTGCGCAAGCTTCAGTGATATACATAATACCTTCTGTGCTATCTGGCATTTGTAATAGGAAGCATGATACTAATCGCCCTGCTCTACTTCGTCCTGCATTCAAGAATGTAGGTGTTGCAGGTTGATAGTTTTGTTTAATTAGCTGTCTAGCAATTCGCTTAGCTAACTGGTAATCTCCATCTGCTAGGAACAATGCTGTGATAGCAATTCTGTCCTCATATCGCTCTAAAATGTTCTCACCATCGTTTGTTTTCAGTGCATAATCATTGTAGAACTTGAATGCACTCATAAATGATTTGAATCGGAACTTCTCACCATATACAAGCTTATAGACTTCTCTGATTTGTCGCATCTTGTACTTATCAAGAATAGACTTGTCGTAGTAATCATTCTCCACTAAATACTCTAACTGCTCTTCTAGGTCGTGGAAATACTGCATGTTCTTGTTGATATGGTCAACAAAGTATGAGCGAACAGCTTCCTTATCTTTGTGGTATTGAAATTGACCATCTTCATCTTTGACTGTAACTTCATTATTAAGTTCTATCCATCTTGCCAAAACTCAATCATCCTTTCGTATGTTTCTTATCTTTGATGTGACTGTTTCTACATCTTCTGGCAATCCACTTATTTCAAACTTATGAAGTAGTGGAATGTTATAGTTAGTTGCTATATCGACAGCGCCTTTACAGAACATCTTGCCCCAATTTCTGTTGCCACTGCCCACTACAGCAACCATATTCTTGCTGTTATGTTGTAGAAACTCTTTTACCTCCACAGGAACTTGACCAAAGCCAGTTGTGTAAGTAATGAGAACGAAAGGTTCATCTACTATTAAGTCTTGCCCTTTTACAATCTGTGCCTTAGGAAAGTCCAGATTAGCTACAAAGCGCTGTACATTTCCTGTCATTGATGCATAAACTACTCTCATTTCACACCTCTTTTTCAATGGTTTTGTTTAATGGTATAAAAGAAATTATCTACCAACAAGAACTATTATACCATAAACAGAAATCCGTTGCAATGGTTTTGTTTAATATATTTTTAGGCTACCATTTCCTTTAAATAACCTGCCAGATATGTTCGTTTCTTCGATACTACGTCCTTAGAAATTGCACTAGAGATTGTTTTCTTAGTTGCCACAACAACACAATGCTCTCTTGTACGAGTAATAGCAGTATAGAATAACTGACGACTATTAAGAGTGTAATGGTATGGTAGAGCCACAATAATAATCTTGCTTGAAGAACCCTGTGATTTATGGACTGTGATTGCATATGCTAATTCAATAGAGTTGTAGAATTCCTCGTATACTTTTACAAGACCAATTCCCTCAAAGTCTATTAACATGTACTCATCATCGTTCTCATCGATATCAAAGTCTATTAGCATACCAACGTTTCCATTGAATACAGGACACTCTCTATCATTCTCATCTACAGCTTGATAGTTGTTTCTAACATTGATAACCTTGTCGCCTTTACGCAGAATGTATCCAGTGTCCTCTTTACCAATCTGAACATACTTCTTACCTTGTGCTTCTGGGTTATATATCTTCTGACATGACTTATTAAGAAGTAAACAAGATGTCTTACCCTTCTCTCTTTGTTGAGTAAGTATTTGTACATCCATGATGTCATTATTCTGAATATGTTTATGAAACTCTTTCATTACTTCTAAGAAGATTTTGTCATCATCTAATACTAACTCATACTCTAAATCCTGCAGTTCACCATGAGTGACACGACCAAGTCGCTCTTTAACAACTTGTACACCTTGTCGAATGGCAATACTGTCTGTTACAACGGCAGACTTTTGAGCCTGTCTGTGGATTTGTGTAAGAGTCATTGTAGGAATGACACCAGATTGAATCATAGGCATCATAACTGGAACGCCAATTGACTCTAACTGCTGACTATCCCCTAGCATGATTAGCTTTGCTCCTGTGCGAATTGCTAATAGTAAACTAGCAAATAGCTTGGCATCTACCATGGAGACCTCGTCCAGAATGATGATGTCATATGGTAAAGGGTTGTTCTGATTATAGTAGAATCCTTTGAATGGGATATAGTTTAACAATCTATGAATTGTACTACCATCCTTCCCTGTTACCAGCGCTAGATTCGAAGAAGCTTTACCACTTAAGGCACATTGGGCATACAAGTACCCTTTCTGTTCAAGAACATCAGCTACTGCTTTTAGAGTGGTTGTTTTACCAGTACCACCATAACCTTGCAGGATAGAGATGTTATTCTCAAGCATCATAACCATGGCTTCATCACGTTGTTGCTCTGTGAATTTCCATCCTTGAGTATCTTCTATCGTATCTACAACATCTTCCCAACCCTTGTAATCAAAGGTGTTTTCTGCAGAAAGAATTCTCCCTAACTGCCCTGCTACTAATTTCTCAAGTAAAACAAATGCGGTAAGTGAAATTTTACCCTTATCCTCTGAAAAGTAAAATGTTTCTTTGTCTGCCAACATCATTCTTCCAACAAGAGCCTTGTCTACAGTAGGGATATACTCATTTGTTGCAATGATTAGGTTCATTGGAGTCATCCATGTGTGACCTTTACTAGCCTCTTCTTTCAGTACATATATTAAGAATTCCTTGATTCGAACCTCAGAGTTCTTATCTCCGCCCATATTAATGAATATCTCATCACACTTCTTAAATGCAAAGCCATCAATTTCAATTAATGAATATGGATTCTCTGAAATCTTCTCTACAGCCAGTTCTGGTGAGCCATAGTGGTCAACAATCTTCTTAATTGTCTTAGGCTTCAGTCCATGCTTTCCTAGTTCAATGTATGCATGTGAGTAATCCTTTTGTGATTCATAATGCTCAATGATTTTTCTAGCATAAGCAAGACCAATCCCCTTTGCTTTAGTAAGCTCTTGAACATCCTTTCTTTCAATGACCTCGATAGGGTTGTCAAATGCTTCATACAGGGCATTTACCTGTCTCTTGGTTAAGACAATTTCCAAGAACTCCTTTACTGATTCTGGGCTATTTACATCAAGATTTACATTCTGTCTGATGAAGATTAAATCATATCCTAATCCATACTGAGGATGACGTTGTCCTGCTTCCGCCTCAAAGTAATACTCTGCATCTTCAATCATGGCAGGCATGTTGCCTTTCATAGAGAAAGTGCCATACTTGGGATTAACCTCAACATCCCCTTCTACATCGATTGGTTTGAATCCTCCAATCACAAAATCTCCTTTTGAAAACGTTACTCTTTGTAATTTAGCTGTACCTTTAATTGTAGTCATCTTGCTCCTCCTATTTTAATGGTTTTGTTTAAGTAATATCAATAGTGTAGCATCATAGCCACACTATGTCAATCACACTTTCAATGTGAACTCAAAATCATATTTCACATACTCCACGCCTAATTTATAATTTTGAATCACAATATCCTTATAACCTTCATTAAATTCATCTTTTGTTTTAAAGGTAAATTCTTCTACAACTTCCTTTTCTAGCTTTGGTGAATTATAAGTTACAATCAGCTTATACATCCGTGTCGTCCTCCTTATATATTTTATCCAATGATATTAATCTCGTGTGTATCATATATTACAACCATATCTTCATGCTTAACTCCTATTTTGTCGTCAGACAACAAACAGTTTTTCAAGTATTTAACTTCAATATTCCCTGTTTTTTCATAAATATAGTTTTGAATCTGACCATAATTTTCAAACTCAATAATTTTGCTATCATCTATCTCCACCGTTACAATATCCTCTCCGTACTTTAACGCCATATCTTTTAAGTCTGTGAGGTAAATGCCATTTCCGATTGAGTGAGATGATTTGAGTTCTCCGATTATAAACCCTTGTCTTATGATATTATCTTTATTTTTAAGAGTTGTTCCATGATAGTAAATTCCCATAATTTCATCTCCTGCCCTTTAGCTTAATAGTTATTAAAATCTGAGTTTTATTAGCTTTTAATCCATTCATTGTATTCTCCAAGGCTCAAATTTCGATACTCATTCATGTATTGAATAAATAAATCAATGCTATAATTACCAGAGATAACCTTCATTTGAATTTCATCGGCTTTCTTTTTAAACTCATCTCTATCCCATTCATAAAGGTTCTCTTTATCTAGTTCATCGTTAACCCAGACCATCTCTTTTGCAAGAACCTTCAACTTGTTCTCCTTTGGCTCAATCTTAGTCAACTCATATCTTTCAACTTCTTCATCTGTTAATTCACGATTGTAAGCTACTGCTCCAAATCTACCATGCTCATGATTAACATCTACAAAGTCCTTTGGCTGACAGCCAAGGCTAAATCCTCTTAATCTGTATTCATACCAGTACATTAACGACACCCCTTATCTCTCATAATATCCATTGCTTCATCAACGCTCATTCTTAGATTGCTTAGTGTAGCATTTGTGCCATCAAACATGAAAGCATATTCTACTGCTATCCTTTTAGCACCTTTTAACCTTCATAACTTCCCTCTTTTATCCATTTACTGTAACACTTATATAGTAATACAGTAGATTTGATAAGTCAACAAATATATTGAAAAAGACTATGCCATTTCGACATAGTCTTTGAAGTTAATACTAGTTAGTAGAGCCGTAGCCACCCTTTCGTGTCTCGTTGATGCACTCGTCTTCATCTGCAACTAGATAGACAGTGAAGATGCCTTGGGCGATTCTATCGCCAGTTTTAATTACATATGGTTGAGAGCCATGATTCTCTAACATGATACCAATGTTACCATCGTTCTTTACATTTCCGTAGTAGTCAGAATCGATAACTCCAATCGTATTTGCCAGACGAATTCTTGGTTTACCTTGAGAAGAACGAACATCTATTAAAAGAACCTCATTCGACTGCATATAAGCCTTTACATCTAACCAAATCATCTTCTGTTCTCCGACCCCAATCGTAACATCTATAGGTGAGAAGAAGTCATATCCTGCACTGCGACTAGTTCCTCTTTTTGGCTTTTGAATCTCTACGCCTTTATTCTTACGATGCTCATCTTTCACTACTTCAAATCCACGAATCTTCTGTGACACTGCCTCTAATACTGCTTTCTCTCCGTGTTCCATAACTAACTCCTTAATTGATTTTCCTTTAATATCTGCTGTTGTAATTGTCATAGACTTACCTCTTTCTGGGTTATTTGATTTTCTACGGTATTTAACAATCTCAAATTCTACTTTATCGACTATGCTTTCAGAATCGTAATCTTCCCATATAGATTTATCTATATCTGGAAAGAATGTATCAGCATCAAAACTAGCTTTCATATGAGAGATAATTAATTCATCAACATGTGGCATAAATTGCTTATATACATTTGCTCCACCACATATAAACACATCAGTAGTCTTTGATAATTGAATTACTTCTTCAACGCTGTGAACTGTCTTGCATCCTATATGAGAGAAGTCCTTGTCTCTTGTTAGTACAACGTTCTTTCTATTTGGAAGTGGCTTGATAGGCAGTGATTCAAATGTTGTTCTACCAAAGATACATACTCTTCCAGTAGTTGTTTCTTTGAAATGCTTTAGGTCTTCTGGGAGATGGACAAGGAGTTCATTATCCTTGCCAATTCCCATATTGCTGTCTACACAAGCTATCATCTTAATCATCAGATAGCTACCTCCATTCTGATTGTCTCACCATGCTTGTAATCTATTACCTTCACATCATCTACAGTGAATTTATAGAAGCTTGTAACCTCTGGGTTAATCCAGATATCTGGGACTTCAAATGTAGGCATCTCTAATTGCCCTTCTAACGCTTCAAGGTGTCTGTCATAGATATGAGCATTGTCAATATTGAAGTGGATTGTACCAACCTTATAACCAGTTACTTGTGCAATCATTCGATGTAGAATTGCATATTGATAGATATTAAATGGATTGCCTAGAGCCATATCATTACTGCGAATATTGACTGTAAGATGTAACTTATCATCCCATAATTGCCAGTGAGTTTCATACACACAAGGCTCTAAAGCCATGTCATCTAAGTCTTCTACACACCATAGAGTAGTCTTAATTCTTCGTGAATAAGGATTCTTCTTAAGGATGTAAAGAAGATAGTCTACTTGGTCTAGCATTACATGAGTAAATGGTTTATCGTCTTTTTCAAAGATAGGAATAGCACTTGATATTTCGCCATTATTCCACATTTCAAAGAATAGTTCATCTGCCTTAACCTTTCTGCGCTTATTGGCTAATTGCCATCCGTACGCACGTCCGATTGTGCCATCTGGCTTCTCCCATTCATCCCAAATCGTTGAACCCATATCACGAAGATATTGGACAACATTGGACTTCTTAAGCCAAATCCAAAACATTTCAACCAGTGCTGATTTAACAGCGACTCTCTTTGAAGTAATTAATGGAATATCTGAACCATTATCAAATGTCATTGATACATTCAGAATGGACTTAGTGGGAGCAGGTGAGCCGTCAGCCCACTTTGCTCTCACATCCTTATCCCATTTGCCATTCTCTATAATCTCTTTAATAATGCCGTTGTACTGCAGGTCTGCTGTATTCATAACTATCCCCTTTGCAATGGTTTTGTTTAATATTATATCTTAATGGATTTGTTTAACCTTCGATAAATTCAATTTTATCTACTACTTGAAACTTACGAGTACGATTGGTGATTTTTCGAATAAGTTCTTGTAAAGAAGTGTTTTCACCATAGAATCGAGAACCACTCATAAAGCTTACTAAGTTGTACTTAGCCTCCACTCGCTCTTGTCTGAAATATGGTGTGCTTCTAATAGAACTTGGACTAAATAAAGCATCGTTGACAGGGTCTACGTTTTTAGCACCTTCAATTTCTGCTACGATAAACAAGTCATTTTCAAACTTTAATACTGTGCCTTTTTTGATTTCTTCAAATCTCTTCTCTGATAATGTAATTGTTTTAGTTGTCATACTAATCGTTCCTCCTGTAAAATAACTGATTCAATTTTGTCTAAAAATACTACTGGGTTATCTTCGGTATAGATATCCCAACCTTTATAGTAAAGGTCACCTTCAAAATGGTCTTTGTACATGTTTGCATATAGCATTTCAATGCCATCGTGCATTTTGATATTGCAGTCTTCAAAGCTAATTCTAACTTTCTCTGCAACTGTAAAGTTAGATGGGATAAACATAACAGGTCTCTTTTTACTCGCCACTACTATCTACTCCCTTTCTGATAAACGTGATTTCCTTGAGCCATACTTCCTTCTCTGTAGGAGATGGTTGCCAGTGACCATTGATTTTCTTATTCTTTGGTTTGACATCGGCATTTACAATCTGGATAACATCACGCTCTTCAAATGGTACTTGAGCATAGATTCTGCTACCCATTTTAAACTCTCTTGTCTCCCCTGTTGAGAACTGGTACGCCTTGGCACGAGTATATGTCTTATGCTTCAATACCTCTGTCATGATTAAGATATTCGCAGGCATCTCTGCATTGATTGTCTCAATATGACCAAGGAACTCTAATTCTGATGTACACTGTTCTACCAGTGATAAGCTTTCATCAATCGTATCTTGCTCAAATTGCAATGTTTTTGTATAACGCTCTCTCTTAGTCTTTAGCTTATGTTTAGGGCTATAAGTCTTCTCAAAGAATTCAAATATCTTAAGAAGTTTTCTATTGCCACCAAACTCACTAAAGAAGTTAAGTGCTATTAAGATTTGCATTTGACGTGAGTTGATTGCTACTGGTGTTCCAACATATCTAACTCCACCATGCTTCTCTAACTTGTTCAATTCCTTCAGTTCTTCCTTGGACAAGTCTTGTAAAAGAAACTCTTTGTAGCCAATTGATTTAGCATTGCCAAAGTCTACATGATGTACTGTTATAGTTGGAGGCTCTTCACCTGTTGCATAAACATCCCAATCATCTGCAGTAACTTCTTCTTCTGTTAAAGATGCCAAGTCTACAGTTCTTGTACCATCCTTGATATCAATAAGCAGGTCAATGAAGCTTTCATACTCTCTGTCTCTTAACTCATATAGCCCATCAGCCATAGCAGAGTTGAGGTACTTAATCGGCTCAATACCTTGGTAGATTGAGTTTGTATCTTTATCAAACATGTATCCAGAACGAGAGTATCTGAACTTGATACCATTCAATGCTATACCTTTTGACTTCGCAAACTCTACTAGCTTAGTAGTCTTATCTTGCTTACCAATGTTTACATTTAGGTTTGCTGTGATGAACTCTAATGGATAGTAGTATCGTAACCATGCCATAACATATCCCATTGCTGAGTAAGCATCTGAGTGATTGATAGAGAATCCATAGTTGGAAGCATCTAAGATTACTTGAATGAATGGCTCAGAGATTTGTTCAGCTACCACATTACGAGTCTGATATCTCTTAATCATACTAGATATGAATCTTGCCTTGATTTCTGGAATCAATGTGTCTAGCAATGCCTTGTCCTTCTTACCAATACCACGTCTTACTAAGTCAGCCTCACCACCGCTATAGCCACAGAACTGAACTAAGAAGTCGATGATTTGCTCTTGATATGCAAGTCGCCCTAGTGTTGGAGCAAGGAATTTATTCAATGCTTCATGACCATTGTCATAGAACTCACCTTGTACCACAGAATCACGATACGAAGCGCCTGCAGGACGAAGGATTGCATTCCCTAGTGAGAATAAGTCCATGTATGAGAACTTAGGATGCACCGCTTTGATTTTTGCAATGGTTTCGTTTGAGAACAAATCTTTATAGATTTGATGAGCAAAGTCTGACTCCCACTGGAAGATACCAATGTTATCGTCAATAACGCTGTTCCAAACCTTTTCATCTTCTGTATCGATGTTCTCTGGAAGGATATCTTCCCATTTTAACCCTGCTAAATCAACTGTGTTACTGATTGTCTCTACTGTATCAAGACCAAGGATATCAAGCTTTACGAAGTTCTGAGCATCGATTTCCTTCATATTGATTTGAGTAAGTGTAACAGGCTCTTTTGTTTTATTATCGATTACTGTGATTAACCCCATGTTCTCATCTAGAGGAATTGGAGATACAGCAATACCACAGGCATGCGCTCCTATACTCACAATTGTACCTTGGATTAAGTCTACATAGTAGAATAACTCTGGGTATTTGTCACGATAATACTGTTCGCTTTCTTCTATACCTTTTGCAATATCATCTACTTCATTTAACGACATATCAAGTCCTCGACCAACATCTCGAATTGCACCAAGTAACTCAATTTTGTTATAAGTGATAATCTTCGCACAGTGCAACTTAGGATGGTTTAACAAGTAATCCTGTACAATTGGTCTTTGTGATGGTGGAAAGTCAGTGTCGATATCTGCTAGAGAGATACGCTCTTTACTCATGAATCGTGCAAAGTTTAACTTTCGGTCAATTGAGTTCATATGAGTAATTTCCATTAGATAAGCAATGATACTTCCACTTACTGAGCCACGACCAAATCCATAACGAACGCCTTTACTACGAGCATATGACTTAACGTCATCTTCAAGAAGCATATAATTTATCGCTTCATTGGCTTTGTATACTTCCAGTTCATGCTGAATTCGCTCTGCATAAACAATCTTCTCATGATTGGGTAGCTTGTCGATTCCTCGTTTAACAATACCTTCTGAAATCTTCTTCTGGAACACTTCCTCTGGATTGTCGTATAACTTAGGATACTTCTTGCTGTAATCTATCTCCCATGGCTCTACCATATCAGCAATAACATTTGTGTTCTGTAATGCTTCATGAATCTGAGCCTCTGTAAAGATACTTTGTCGTTTGAACATCTCTACCATTCTATCATATGAATGGAAGCTTAAATCAAAACTATCTTCATCTGTAAACTTGATTCGCTTAGCCTTCTGTAAGACTTTACGAGCCTTGTCATACTCTGGATTTAAAGCATGTGTATCAGAACCTGCTACTAGTCTAATACCTGTTCTCTCAGAGATATTCAGTAGCATCTTATTGTATTGAATCTGCTCAACATGGTAATGTGGTTGGACTTCAAGGAACACTCTATGCTTATTCTCTGTCATCCATTGAACCACTTCTGCAAGCATCACTTGTGAATTAGCGCTACCTGTTCGATTCTTATGTAACTGCCAGATAACTCCACCAAGACATGCTGTCGAAATAATGATGTTGTCAGATGTATTCTTGATATCTTCCCAAGAGATACGAGGACTATAGTAATAAGAATTACCCTTTCTATTAAAGGCGGTAGAAACCATCTTATTCAACTCTTTAAAACCTTCGAAATTACGAGCAAGTAACACCATATGGAAGTTGTCACGAACCTTTTCTTCTAACGTCATAGTGACGTAAATTTCACAACCATGAAGATATTTAAGTCCATTCTTTTCAGCATACATCTTCTTGTTATAATGTGATAAAACATTGCCGTGTTCCGTAAAGGCGATGGAGTGCATACCCATGTCCACTGCCTTATCGATATACTGTTTATAATTATTTACAACCTCAACCATCGACTGATTACTAAGGTCTGTATGTAAATGTATAGCTGTATATACGCTCATAACTTCCTCCTTATATACCATACTTCTCAAATAGATGTCTTTGAGGAGCGAATTCTTTTCCATAATGCTCTAGTTCTGCTTTTAACCTAGCTTCTATTGCATCATCAATTTTATCAAACGTCCCAATCTGAGTTGGTTTTTTATTGATGTGAATTCTAGCAATCCACTTTCCATTTTTCTTATTCTGACTTACTCCAGTGAATCCAGACTTGTTATTTTTATAACCACTATGATTCATGTGATTCTTCTGTTTCTCAATAACCCTAAGGTTACTTCGCTTGTTGTTTAATTTATTTCTATCCTCATGGTCAACTACAATGTTTTTTATAGAGCTAGGATTTGCGATTATATGGTGAAGAAATTTTAATTCACCGCTTACCCTAGTTACAACATATCCGTCCTTATTCATAGACCATCTTTTATCTTTAACGGCACTTAGGTCTTTAATGTCTACCATCGCTGTGCCAATCTTTTCATACCTTCTGTTCTTCAATGTTATATAGACTGTATCTTCGTCAGTTTTAATTTCACTGTTGGTATATTGTGAGTCAGAGGTGCGTTCTAGTATCTTACCGTAAACACTCATCTGGTCGTAATGCTTCTTGCAAAGATACTTGTATCCAAACTTATCTCCCTTGAACACTTTACTTGCACTCTCGTCTTTTCCACAGACACTACACTGTCTCGCTTCTCTTAACTTATCTTTGTTTACATCAGTTATTTTTCCATAATTACTGTACTGATTATAGTGTCTTTTACAAAGAAAAGAATGGCTGTACTTTCTTCCGCTTACAATCACTTTCTCTTCACTAGTTGCACCGCAGACTTCACAGACCTTCATCTTCTACCTCCCCTATCCATTCTGCAATCATCTTATCGGTATATTCATCCCAATCACCATCAAAACTTGTGACGAGAAATTCACCACTTGTTGTTCTGATTTTGATATGGTCAATGCCAACCTCCATAATAATACTGCATTCTAGGTCGTATCGCCTTCCAAAATAGCCATTGCAATAGAAGTTCTTAATCTCTTTACCAATAAGACTACTCCTACCCTTTATTCTTCGAAGAGAATTTCTTAAATGCTCATTCTCCTTCGCTAAATCATCGAGACGAGAAGCATCCTCAGAGCCTTTAACCGTTGTTTTCAACTGTTGAATCTCTGATTCTAACTTAGCGACCTTCTCAGCCTGCTCTACAAGATAATCAAAATCCTTTTTATCCATAAGAGACGTTTCATATCCTAATGGATTACTTTTAGTATGATACGCTTCCTCTTTCACACGTTCCAATTTATCTACTGCCATGTTTATTACCTCCTCTTTACTACATAAGTAATCTTAACATGGAGTCCATTAGATTGCAATGGTTTTGTTTAATCTTTTTTAAAAAATATACGGCTGTTTAGACCGTACCAGATGCGCCTAGTATCATCCCTACAACTAGCATCGCAGTGATAAACAAAACCCTTTGCCATCTCTTCATGACTCCAACTCCTCAAGACTATCCTGTTGCCTTATATTATAGCAAAAAGACGTAGAAAAATCTACGTCTTAATCTCACTATAAACCTAGCATAGCAAGGATTTGCTCGTCACTTGGCGCTTCCTTCTCTAAGAACATAGCATTATGCTCTTTGAACTCTTTATAGAACTTACAGTGGTCTCTCATATCACAAAGATTCACACAGTAGTATGAATCACTGTTCTCGATTTTACCTCTGGTAAACGCCTCTTCATGATTCTCCGCTTCAGTTTTTTTAATGATTTTGTTTAATGTATCAACAATTTGAGATTCCACCTCTTCAAGAACCTCTGGTGTTAATTCAACATCAATATAGCAATTGCCAACTTTATACTTATTCTTAACAAATGGAGGCATGTTATCTAAGTTATTCTCATTGATAGCCGTTGTAATCATATCATCAATAGTAACTACATCGAATAAATCCTTCTCTATCTCTACAATCTTCTGCTTCTCTACTTCAATTAGTGCATTGATAGCAGGCTTCTCTTCTTCTGTAGTCTTCTTTAGATTAAGTTTTCTCTCAAGCTTGGCAATCTCCTTATTAACCTTCTCAATCTCTTTTGGAACATCTTGAAGGTCTTTTCGAATTTGATTAGCCATATGAGCAACCCAAAGTCTACGTTCAGCTTTTGAAGTCTTCTCTTTTCCATTCTTCTGCATGAATGTTACATTGCAGTATTTCATCATATCGTATCTGATTCGAATCTTCTCCATAGGAATCTTACGGAACTTACTAACACCAAATGCATAGATGATAAGCTGTTGAGCCTTCTCAATTAACTTCTTGCCTGTAAATCCGCTCATAGAAGATGTTTTATAATCAAGGATTACAAAGTTATTCTGTTCGTCATAATATTCGGAGTCTATGTAGCCTTGGAAGATATACTTCTCAATACCTTTGAATTCTGCTAATACTGGCTTCTCATTTACAACCTTGTATGGAATTACTTCTGTATTAGTGAAGTAATGTCGAATGTTAGCAATATATGATTCCCATTCACTATCATTTGGGAACTTAAGCTTCTTATCATCTGCCATTAGATAATCAAGGATTCTCTGCTCCAATTCAACTAGCATGCCTTCATAAGTAAACTCATCTTCATAGAATCCCTGTATGATATCATGGGAGTTTGTTCCCCATACTGTATAGCAGTTGTCACCTTTCACACGAATCTTTTGGATATAACGTAAAAAGTACGCCCAAGTACACTGTGAGAATGTACTCATCTTACTAAAACTCCAAATTTGCTTAACGTTCATCTTTTCCTTTATTAACTCTAACTGCTGATATGTTAAACGTGCCATGTTATTCTCCCTTCGATTTATGGAACTTCATATAGTCTTCAAAGAAATGCTTAGAACACTTTGGTACATAGTAATACTTGTTCTTCTCTTCCTTCGTATCACCAATTACAACTGTTTCACCTTCAAACATCGGCTTACCATCTAAGAATCGAACGTTGTACATCGCTTTACTCTTACAGTTCTCTTCTCTGCAGATGGTCTTAATTTCTTCGAATCGATTCGCATGTTCAAACAATGCCTTAGAACCTTCAAACATAATCCCTTTGAAATCAGTTTTAAGACCATAACAGATAACTGGAATATGGAATAAGTCAGCTATCATACGAAGTTGTACAACCTGCAATGGTGCTAAGAATTGCGCTTCGTCAACGAAGATACAAGCAATCATCTCTCTCATATTTAATAGCCCATGTACATATCCTTGAATGTTGAAACTCTTATCGATATCCATACATGGAGCAGACAACCCTACTCGACTTTCAATTGTGCCTTTAGATGAACGTGTGTCCTCCACAGGCTTTAATAGCAATGGGAATTCTCCACGCTGTTTATATTCATGTGCATCCATTAATAATCGTGCTGTCTTGGAAGAATCCATACAGCCAAAACGCCAATAAACTTTTGTCACTTTGCTAACCTCTTTCTTTTGACAAGCACTTCTTCTTTGTGAAGCTTCTCCACAAGCTTGTCTATCTGTTTTCTTGGTTGAAAAGATACTCCATATCTCTTAAACCTTTTGTTAATCTCAGTTCTTCTTACCCATGCCTCGTCCTCAGTCAATGCCCTATCCTCCTAGAAGTCTAAAATTGAATCGATATCAAATTCTGTAACCTTATCTACCTTGTACACTGTTAAATCCAAGGTATACCAAGCTTTCTTTAATTTAAGGTACTCCTTGATAAACTCCCCTTTATCTTCGAAATACTTAGTTTTGGTTTCCTTGTCAATGCTCCCATTTGGTAATATCATTTGGAATTTAATAATATAAACTTTGTTCATCTCGCACCTCGTTTTAATGGTTTTGTTTTACAATAATTGTTGGCAGAAGATTACGACTCTACCAAGCTCATATGATATACATCCAATTTCTCTTCATAGCTTTCTTCATACCATAATACATACTCCTCTATACTTACTCCCATCTTCTCTGCGAGATATGGGATAGTACTTTCATAGAAGAATGAAAAATCAATATCCTCTTCAAGTAACTCTATCCAGTCGAATATATTTCTATTGTTCTTCGACCTGTTCAAAGATAATTCAGATGGAGCAATATTGTATTCGGTGTTGCCACCTCCACGAGTAACAGGTAGCATATGCTCAGTGCTTTCCTCTAGTATCTTTAATCCTGTAAAACAACATACATTTCCGAATAAACTCTTAAAGTCCTTAATAGCAACTATGCAGTCAATTGTTACAGGTGTATTGTTTTTAGCCATCCTCCTATTACTCATACCTCGTTTAAAAGCTTCTTTACCATCTTCTGTTTTACGATACAGCTTCATATACTCTGTTCTATGAGATTTTACCTCTTCCCTGCTACAATAATCCCTTTTCCTCTTGGACACTTTATCCTTCTTTTCTTTATGATATTGCTTGTTGTAATTTGAAAGATGCTCCTTGTTGTCCTCTCTCCACTTCGCTCGCTTGTCCATATACTCTTTATCATCTTTTCTTTCATGGTAATATCTGAGAGTATCTTTGTTTTCTTGATAATAAGCCTTTTTCCTATTTTTATGACAAGTTTCACAAAACGACCTTCTACCTGTCTTTTTACAGGTAGACTGTCTGGGAAACTCGTTTAAACCCTTGACATCCTTACAGTTTCCACATTCAATCAAGACTACTTCCCCTTGTTCATCTGTAAAGTATCTTCTGCCAGTTTTGAAAGTGTGTTCTAACAATCTATTTAAACCTCCTTTCGATATTTCAATAGATGATTCCATTTCTTAACACCGCCATCGACAGGCGCATCCTTTTCACCTAATATTGGGAAGTTAGGATTGTCCATGATGTAGCTAGTTTTTCTGTATTTAGAGAACTTCTTACAGCAGTTAATAAGATACTGTTCATCCTTCATAACATCACTATCAAAAGCGACGACTACCTCAGTATCCATGGATGTGTACTTTAAGATTAAATTAACCTGCACTGGAGATATCTCATGAGAACCAACTGACACTGCATATCCCTGCTTCATTGAATGCAGTTTAAGAACACTCTTCTCTCCTTCTACAACTACAATCATCTTAGCCTTCTCAATCTCTTCGATTGCATGGCTAAACCCATATAACGAGTAGGACTTTTTATAGTTTCTAATGAAGTTGAAGTATTTAGGGATATTAAAAGCCTCCATCTCTGCCTTGCTCTTCAAAGTCCTTCCAGTGATGCCGACAATAGCTTCCTTGTCTAAAGGATGGTAATGAGGGAAGCAAACTCTGCCATCCTGTGGATGATAGCAAACGTCGTAGAACTCTTGAGACTGCAACGTTATCCCTTCGTGGAACAAAGACATATGAGGCAACATTATGAATCCATCTAATACCTCTTTCCCATATTTAGTTAGTTCAACATCATCGAAGTCAGTGATTATCTTACTCTGCTTCCTTATAGACTTAAAGGCTTGCAATGGGTCACGCTTCTCTTTCTCCTTGGTGAACTTGCCACTTAAGTTGAAGAGATTACGTGTAAACCTAAACGACTCTTTAAACCCTTCGTTACGAAACAATCCAATCAATTTGAATATGTCTCCACGAAATGTCTCTCTTTCTCTGTAATACTTACAATAGAGACTATCCACATTTACAGATACTGCAGTGTGGTTATTACCTTCTGGTGGTGCTGAACGAATCTCGTCCCCACTACGCCAGATACGATGACAACCAACGGCTTCTAATAACTTTTCAATTCTTTCTACATCTTCTACAAGATACGCTTTTAACTGTTCTGCATTCATATATTTTCACCTACATAAACAAATTGCTGATAGTATCATTTTAGCACACTATCAGCAACATTGCAATGGTTTTGTTTAATGATTAGAATCCAATTTGTTGTAAGCACCAAATTACAAACCATGCTACTCCACATAGTAGGATTAGGTTTACGATTAATACTGTGAATAGTGCCATGCACCCTACTTTAAATATCTGTTTCAACTAAATCCACCTTTCTAGTAATAGAAAATTCTGCAAAAACTTTGAATGATACTGCATATTCCATTGATTGCAATGACCGCAAGAACAAAAAACATTATTGGATGTTCTTCAGCAAATTTCCACATGTTAGCACCTCTCTTTCAATTGACTACATAGACTGTTGTATTCGTCCATTATTGCTTTATGAACAGGGACATCTAGGTCAATATGTGACTTTATCAATTTCTCTAATTGAATCAACCTCTTTCTCTTTGATGGAAGATTCGGAATATATCCAACTGGCTTCAGCTTTAGGGACTTACAGCACTGTCGCCATCCTACTCTCTTATCTACTCCACATGCACACATCAGTCTACTTCCTCCTTATCGTTACAATAGTCACATTCTACATAGATGTCTCTACCCTCTTTGTAAACGGTGAACTTTGTTATTTCTACTTGTCTATCACACTCTGAACAATAGATACTAAGTGCCATATAACCACCTTAAACTTTCTTTAAGAATTTAATATTAACTTCCCCTCTATAACCATCTAGATAGACATATATTACTGAATCCATAACAAACTCATCACTGGATACAGTCCATACTGTCGTATCGTTTCCTCCTAGATTAAAAACTACTTTGTCTCCTTTTTCATATGCTACCTCTTACTTAACGTTTTTATAATTATCATAGTCGATTGCAAATCTCCAAATATTCATTGACCATCCTAATGGTGTTTTTCTAAATGAGAAGAATTTGAAATCATCTTTATCCCAATCTTTCCCAAAGATAAGACTTAGGTATTTAGGTTTATTCTTGTCGCCCCACTGCATATTATCACCTCATAAACGTTGTTTGCTTTCGTAAACCTTTTCTCCATCGATGTGAACTTCTGTTTTTATAGAGATTGAATCGTAGTCGACCTCTCTTTCAACGTATAAAGCGATATCTCCATCTTCTAATAATTCTTTAAATATTTGTTTGAAAGTCTCTTTATTCATACTAATCCTCCTATTCTAATATGCCTTTGTTTCTTACTTGGTTAATCCACTCTGGGAACTCATTTAATATTCTATCCATGAACTCCTCATCGCTAATTCTTCGCAGGTCATTAACATTAAAGAAATCAGCATTATCTAAAAATCTCCCAGACATATCATCGAGTTTCTGTAAGAAGTCAAAGCTTGCTCTACCGATACCGACAAACTGCCAAAAGATTGCTTGATTAGATGACTTACGAATAATCTCTTCTGCTTCTCTCTTATCAAAGTTATCGCCATCTGTAATGAAGAATACTAGTGTAGGTACAGTTGGCTTTTCAGAGTGCTTGCTTCCCATAATTCGTGATAGCAATCCCTTCTTAACAGGTTGCCCATACTTATTAACAACCATATCCATTACTCCTGCATAGTTCGTTGAGCCTTCTAAAGACACTTTCTGTAATAAGACATTGTTTACGAATCCTTGATGATTACCTTCTGTCACAGAGCCAACCTCATGTGCATTCCTTCCAAATGCGAACACATCAATACTCTTATCAACGTCTAAATTCATGCCGATTCCAAGTAATCTATCAGTTAGTTCTTGCACTGTTCCGTTGCTATAAAGACTACTCATAGAAACTGAAATGTCAGTAATATATACAACTTGCGCTTTCTCACCAAAAATCTCTTTCTTCTCTAAGACAACCTTTGCCTTTTTAGTTAAATCGATTAATTTGCTCATCAACAGTATCTCCCTTGTAATAGTGTATAGTCCTCTGAATTCCTTTCAATATTTGTACGAAGACTATCGTTTATAACAATCTCTGTCACTTTAATTCGTCAATAATAGTTAGAGTATCCTTTGCCATTTCTTCTATATCATCGATAGATAGACTACTTTCACGTAAATCCTCCGCTACCCACCTTACAAATACTCTTACATCATCTATCTTTTTATTTCTTTCTTCTAATCCATTACACGCATCACAGCACTTTGGTGAACATTCACTGAAGAAACCAGACTTCTCATGATTCTCACCAATCTCACCATACTTTTTACGCATCTCATCATAACAATGTCCACATAAATTCTCTTCACATTTACTGCAATGCCCATAATGTCCTGCATCTGAAAATGCATCATTACAAACTTCGCAAGAATAGTAGTCTACTCCCATCGTTATTTCCCCTCCTCTGCAAATGGTGTCCACAACTTCTTCATATGCTCCCATCGTGGCGCTATAAACTTACGAATAGCCTCTTCATCAGCTTTGCTGACTTTGACGAATACAGATGAGTAATCTCCTCTTCGTTGATGCATGAAGAATAATTCTACTCGCTCTGGGTAAAGTTCTGGCTGAATTTCATCAGTAGGCTTCCAATCCCATCTGAATAATAGGTTGTAATCCATGTCCACATCGCTTCCCCATGTGTCGATAAAGTCTTGCCAAGAATCAAATGATTCATGATTGTATCCACTTTCTAAACAGTAGTATTGATGATTAACTTGTAACACAGTAATTCCTCCTCTTATCTATCCCATTTTTGATTCATGTATCTTTCTTCTATTGAAGGTAAACGACCCTCCATTAACTCATACAGTTCTTCAATTGCTATTAGTTCTCCAAACTTCTTATGCTTGAAGTGTGGGCTATCTACTCCAACGTTAATCTGATTATCCCAAGTTGACTCCATTCCATGAATGTGTCCATGAATAGACCATTTCCGTTGTCGCAATCCAATCTCAAATGGATAGTGAGTTAACCACATCTGCTGTTTGTTATAATTTAAAGTAATTCCAATCTCATGATATTCATGCAATAATCCCATTTCATTGATTTTCTTATAATGCTTTGAATAATCATGGTTGCCTTTTATCAAAATGATTTTACCTTTAAGTTGCTTTAGAACATCAACTGTTTGGTCAAAGTTTCCTAGACACAAGTCACCTAAATGATAGATAATATCTTCATCGTCAACTTGCTCGTTCCATTTCTTAATCATATCTTTTGTCATTTCTTCTACAGACGAATATGGTCTGTTTTCGAAGTTTAAGATGTTCTTATGCCAAAAATGTGTGTCACTCGTAAAAAATGTTTTCATAATATTGCTCCTTCATAAAATGTAGTTTCAACAATGTGTTACAGAAGCCATAAATCCTTCTGATAGAAATATCTCACGAATTACATACCCTTCTTTATCGTGCATGATTATCATTTTGTTCGCTACGCAACGCAGATGTGTCAATCGTTTACCTTTGTTACTCCCTCTGTATAAGTGCCATGATGAAATTTCAAACCAATAATCTCTACTGTCTTTGCCATACTATCACCTCATAAAATATATATTTATTATTTTTTAATTGTCACAAATAAATCTGAATCTGTTCTTCTTGCCATTCTTATTGAAATAATCTTCTGAATGTCATGAATTGCATTTCCTAAGTCATTAATATCAGAAGGATGTGTTTGCTCTAACTCTAAAAACATATTCCATATATCTGCTGTTTTCTGTAATATCTTTCGCTCGATATCTTCCATGTTATCACCTTGTAAGAATGTTATTTCATTACCTTTCTAATCAATACATAATGCTCATCAGATACCTTTATAGAGAGCCTCCATCCTTCTCTACCCAACTTATTTAAAACACCCATAAACTCCGATTTGCCTCCTAGTCTCTCAATATCTTTTCTTTCATCGGTTATAAGAAACCATTCATAGTGATATAAATATATCCCTGCATACTCGTATGTCTCCACGCTATCGCTCCTCATAAAATGTTATTTTATTCAACTAGACAACATACCAATCTACCATCTCTGCTTCAAATGCTTGAATCTCTTTTTCTGCACTTTCAATACAATCTTCCACAGTCAAAGCTTCGACAGTGAATTTACCTTTTTTATCTTGTCTCTCCCAATGAAACATCATTTTGTACACGTTTCTCACCTCTTCATAAAATAATCATTTTATCAATCTTTCTTTTCTTCTAATCCTTTTCGATATTCCTCTTGTGTAGATTCAGTTTTGCAGTTAAGACATTTTACTTTTAAACTAAATCTGTGAGATGTTATTCTTTTGCATTTCCTACAATACCCTTTATCATTCAAATAAGGCATTTCGATTCACCTCTTCATAAAATGTAGTTTTTATTATTTACTAACACATCGTTTCCTGCCGATGTAGATTCTTGATATTTTCTACAGAACCATTCGAAATGATGTTTATGTTCATCAAAATATTCACCACTTTTAATAACACTTTTTAAAAAGCCAATGTACTTACCTAGCAATAAACATTCATTCTCTAAATCTGCTTTCTCTTTTAATAGTTTTTCAGATTCTACAAAATGCTCTTTATATGATTTTCCTTTACCACTGTTGCACCAGTGGCATGGGGTTGGATATTCATCTGCATTTGTTTCTTCAACATGGCATTTAGTGTTATAAAGATTACAATAAATCATCATAATTCCTCCTATTGATTTAAGTTCTTACAACCTTTAGGCTGTTTGTTTCCATCTAAACGAACTGTCATTCCACCAGTTCCTGCATATCCATGTGTTTTATTTCGATATAAATACTCGCAACCAGTCTCCTTGTCGATGAACACTTTGATATCCTCATCGTTGCTACTATCTGTTTTCTTTATATCTTGTGGAGTATCTTTGCTTTCACATCCTACTGTAACTAACATAAGAGACAGTATGATTAATAACTTCTTCATGCTCACTCATCTCCTTCGAACATATTAAACTTCTTGCCTATGATAAACATCCATGGCGTACACCAGAATGGTATTCCTAGATTGTAGTAATTGAATTTGTGTGACTCATTGAAGTACAGGTCTCCATAAGAGATTAGTGCAGTGAACACTGTGTATCCTATGAATAATTTGATTAATATCTTAGTATCTTTGCTCACGGTTATTCCTCCTAACGTTTTAATCTAACAGATGCTTCTTCTCCTAGTATTGATGTTGCATAGACTTCCAGAAGGAGTAGCTTTTCAGACCTATCCAGTTCTCCTTCTTTTTCAAATAGATAATGAGGCACTTTAAGTAATTCACTAAGTTGCTTAACTCTTTCAGAAGGTATCTTTCTTCTTCCCTTCATCCAGTCATATACAGTATGCCTTGTTACTCCAATTGCCAAAGAAATGTTGTTAGCATTTGTTCCTAGTATTTCGAAAATCTCACCAATTACACCCACGGTTAAACCTCCTAAGTTTCCCATAATCCCTAAAAGTACCATTCACTTTATCTGGACTTTTCTTGATTTTGTCACGAATCTTCAAGACCTCATCATCTGGTATTGTCGATAAACCAAAGTCTCTTGATAAATCATCGTTAAGCTCCCTTATAGCGATAAACAGCTTATTATCTCTCTTCTTTATTTGTCGTTTTCTCATCTTGGACTTCCTCCTAATAGTTATTAAAAGAGTGGTTTTATTAATAGATATTGTTGTAAATCGATATGGTTAGAATGATGGCTATGACATCGTCTATAAGCTTCGGAGTTGCTTTCCCATAAAAAATCTTCTCGGCATAATTCCAACCGAACCCTATTACTAGATAAATAATTAAGAATACTAATATTTTAGTGAACAATATAATCTCCTCCTAAATTGAATAAGCGTTGATTTCTGCGATATATTCAAAGACTCCAAACGCCATCTCCACTTCATCAATGATGACCGTAGACTTATTAACTTTCTTTATATCATTACCCTTTACAATCACGATGCTACCATTGCCAGTTTTGGAATCAGTAATCTTTAAGACAAACTTATATCGAGGCTTTTCATCATCAATTATCTCTTGCATCTTCTTGATTCTTTCCCATTCTGAATCTATTACAAGTTTCTGCATTTCACATTTTGAGCAGAAGATATAACATGCATCGTCAACATCGCACATATGATTGGCGGATATATAAGTATCTTGCAAGTGATGCCATTTGTGACTACATACAACTTTATCTACTTTCTTTTTAAATAAGCTAAACATATTTGAAATCTCTCCTCTATCTGATATAATGGTCTTATATGCAATGCCTAAGCATATAAGCTTGAGTTCCAACGTTTTACCAATTGTCGTTGGGTTGGTTCTCTATAAGCGATTCAACGATTGTCGTCGTTGTTTCGTCAATGACCTTGTCTGGGGTCTGCGAGGAAGTCGATTAGCTCACACTGGTCGGCTTCTTTCTTTATGTATGAAGCAGGCAAGGCTCTTATTTAGAGCGCTTGCTTGCCAATTTACCAATAACAACAACTAATACTGCTAGTCCAATAGGAACGACATATTGTCCTGCTTGGAAGTGTTCTGTGATGAATTTGCCAATAATCTTGTCGTGCATCATCATTGTTCCTGCTGTGTATCCAAGTAAAGCTGAACCAAATGCTACAATGATTGGGAATCGTTCCATAAGCTTGATTAAGATTTGGCTACCCCAGATAATTAATGGGATACTTACTAATAATCCAATTACTAATAAACCTGTGTGACCATTTGCTACTCCTGCTACAGCTACTACGTTGTCTAAACTCATTACAAAGTCTGCTACAATGATTGTTTTAATTGCTGACCAGATTGTGCTACCACCTTCAAGTTGATGCTCTTCTTCGCCTTTTAGAAGCTTAACTGCAATCCATACAAGCATTAGACCGCCAATGAATTGAACGTAAGGGATTTCTAATAGGTAAACCGCTAAGAATGTGAGTAAGACTCGTAGTCCAATCGCTCCTGCACATCCAATAATTACTGCCTTCTTACGTAATTTCTCTGGTAGATTGCGACATGCTAGAGCAATTACCACTGCATTATCCCCACTTAGTACGATGTCGATTAAAATAATTGATAATAAAGCCATTGTTAATTCCATAGTCATAGTTAATTAATCTCCTCTGCATTTTTATATGAATCAATGATTTCTTGAACTTGATTTGTAAACTTCATAATTTCATCAAACGAGTCAAGCACTGAACCACCACTCGACTTCACTTCAATTCGAAAGTCTCTATAATCTGTGATTGGTTTTACTGGCTCACCATCTAAAAGTAATGTACCTTCTGGATAGTGTTCTGTTGATTTATATGAATATTTTCTTAGATAAGGTGCAGTTAACACCTGTAGCCCTTTACAGCCTCTCACTGTTTTTGCAAGCTTTTGTCTCCCAATCCAGTACCCAAGAGATTCATATTTATGAACCTCTATGAGAACCCCTTCTCTGATTCGATAGATATCTTTAATTGGATGTGATTGAATCTGTTCCATGCCTACCTCCATTTTAATGGTTTTGTTTTAGAAGTCTTGTTCAATTCGGCAAGTGCCGATTCCATTTACAATATTTCTACCCATATCCACTTCAAATACTAGTTGTCGATGAGTCTCACCCATCCTGTTCTTCCCAAGGAACATAATGAAATACTCTTTTTCCTTGTCCATCTCGATGATTTTACCATCTTTGGTCTTTACCTTTACTTCGTTAGTACCACCCTTTTTCTCAGAATCCAGAGCCTTTCTGACTAACATCAACGTAGACACTACGTCAACGACATTTTTACTGACCCCAAGTGAATTTTGACTCAAGTATCTACTCATCATAGCAGATTTACCTAATTGATAGGTTACCCACACATGGAGGTTGCGATTTGATGGTTTAATGACATCATAGAGTTTAACCATATTCTGCTGAAGGCTTAACCAAGCTTGAGCATTCTCATTCACTGAATCACTATCTAGCTTTAACGTGTCTAGAATGAAGTATTTAGTACCATGAACAGATGCCTGCTTCTTAATCATACGAATAGCCTTATTCATGTTAAATGATGTGAAGTTTACGAATGAGATAATACCCTTCTTCATCTTCTCTTTCAGCCAATCTGTAGCTTCTTTAAGAGTGGTCATCTCATCTGTATTGAATTTACCTTGTTGGAATCTCTTCTTCTCGAAGCTTCCCTTTTTAACGTTATTAATAACCCAAACTATGATTTCACGTTGCCATTTCTTTCGGTCTTCCTCGTTTGCTAAGATTAATAGCTTCTCATCAAACGCAATCATGTTTGGTAGAATCTGAGATAATGTAAGGAATGTTTTACCCATACCAGAGTTAGCTGACATCATTGTGATATTCCCAAGTGCCATTCCATTGACAGCTTCTGTTAACATTGATGATGCATAAGGGAAACCTGCCATCTTTCCTTCGTGTGCTTCCAGTACCACATCCCAAAGACCGATACTTAAATCTTCTACAGTCTCTTCGATGTCCACATCAGCGAATACACTTGCCAATACTTTCTCTAATGAACTCTGAAGCTTTTCAATACTCATAACCTTGTAGTTATCAAACTTCTCCATTACAGGGAAGTTAAGGTCATGAAGCCTAAGCATTACATTTGTCTTCTTGATGTCTGCCAGATAGCTATCGAAGTTCTCTTCTTGAACAAACGTCATACCATTTTGAATTGTCGCCCATCCACCAAAGTCATCGTACATTTTCTGTAGCTGTTCATTCTCTGATACAGCAACGCCAATAACAATATCATCGAATGCTTTAACTTCTTTTTCAATTAGCTTCTTAGCAACAGCAAAGTAATATTTCCATTCAAGGTTGTGGAAATCATCTGCTGTAAGGTTACTGTCGTGCATTAACTCTGGGTTCTTATAGATACTAAGAACAACATATGATTCAGCATTGTTCTTCTGCTTTGTGAGCATTTCTCTAAACTCTTCTCTTCGTTGCTTATCTGTCTTTTCGCTCATCAGTTACCTCCAAGTAATGCTTCAATCGTTGTGTCTAGGTCTTCATCCTCTTCCACTTCGACCTCTGCCTGCTTTCTTTCAGCGAGTAGCTTCATGTAATCGAATTCCTCTTTCACTTCTTCTTTTACAAGCTTCTCATTTGACTTACGTTGTGTTTCCATACGCTTTGCAACGTCATTGATTTCACTGGTAACAAATCTCATAATGCCATCAATTCGATGCTTATCATTTGCAAGGGTAGCTGTAGCCATATAAGCTTTCACTTTTGGCTTAACAACCTTTAATGTTGTTAATATGATTTTGAAGTCATATCCCCTTGGTAACGTTCGAGTGTTTGTTCCATTTGGAATATACTTACCAACTCTAAGCCCTAATAATCTTGAAACAGCATGTTTATCTAAATTCTGTGTCTTACTAAGCCCCAGAATATCTACTTGGAAATATCTATAAACTAAATCCCAATCAGAATTCTCTTCCTGTCTCAACTCCAAGTTTTCCAGTTTATCGTTGTATTCGATAAGACATTTCAAATGAAACTGTCTGTTCTTCTGGAATATTCCTTTTGGAGTTGCTAAAGGAACTTTTCTGAAAACCAAGTCTCCCAAGTCTTCAATAACGTTTGTGCAGTAATAACACAATTGTACTTTCTCGGTATCTACTTTTCTTGGCTTAGTCATTTTGCCTTTTGATTTAGTCATTTCATTTCCCACCTGTTTCCTATCTGTTTTTTATTATAAATGATTATTCATTAAAATGCAATGGTTTTGTTTAAAGGGAAGTTAAAAAATTAACTCCCCTTCTATTTTCCTTACAGCTTCTCTAATTCTTCTACGATTTTACTTAAATCTTGCAGTTCTTTTGCATTAGCAGGTGCAAGAGGATTTTTAATACCGTATTGCTTGATTAACTCTGGTGCTTTCTTCTTAGCTTCGTCTTTTTGCATAACTTCACGGAACTTGTCTACAACAGTTTTCTCAGCCTCTGCATCCTCTTCTTCAAGAGCCTTTTTAGCCTTATCAGAATCTTGAGCAAGGTTAGACTTGATTTTATCTGCGCCTTTGCGTGATTCAATGAATTTTTTCCAAATGTCATAAGAAGGATTGTCAACAATTTGTCCAACTTTTGTAACGCCTGTTCGGTCTTTTAAGATTTCACCTTTATAAATCTCTTCTCCAGTTGGCGTCTTCTCTGTGAACTGCTTGATAACAATATCGTAATCGTATTCAGAGTTCTTTTGCATCACTGGTTTCTCTCCAATTTTAACGAAGTTCTCGCCAACCTTTTGCTTAATATCATCAATTTGTGAAATAGAGATAATGTTAACACCTTTTGCAGATAAGTCGATTTTCAAATTTTGCAAACGAGTTGCTACAAGCTTAATGCGACCATATCCACGCATAGATACGCTTGAATCATTGACATCTTTACCATTCTTTCTAGCTCGCTTCTCTTCAACCTGTAAGCTTGCATCAGTTAAGTTTTGATAAATCTTTGTTTCAGAATCAATTACAAGAGAACCAACTTCCTCTACACCCATATCCATTACTTCGTCAATCGCCTCTTGTACTTCATTGAAGTTTTGAGTATTTAGTACACCTTCTAAATTCTGACCAAATTGTGGATGGTCTTCATAAAATGCCATACCAGTTTCTGCATCGATTGCAAATACTCGTGGGAATGAAAGTGCAAATACTGATTTACCAGAACCTTTTTGACCCATTGCTAGAACTTTAAGACCTAATTGTTTTGTTGATGGTTTACGGAACATACTCACTATAAATTACCTCTTTCTGTTTGTTATTTTAATGATTTTGTTTTAGGGAGATTTTTAAAGATGTTCTCCCTATCATCTCACTTCATTTCGATGGTTTTGTTTAATGGTTTTGTTTAAGCTTGTTCTCCAGTGATACCTAAAGCAGTCATCCAAGAAGCATCGCTTGGAGCATCTCCACCTGCTGTCTCACCAGTACTTTCGTAGCTTTCAGATTCCATTTCTTCTGGCTCTGGAATTACTAAATCTTCTGGCGTATAGATATCATCGCTCTTATCCATCATGATTTTCGTTGCATCATCTTTGTCTTTCATGATATGAGGACGTGTGAATACAAGCTTGCTAACTTTGTTACCACGAACAGTCATCTTCTTCTTAGCTTCCTCTTCGCTGTAAAGTCCCATAGCAATTAACTCTTGAATCTCTGGTGAGATTTCAATATCTGCCTCAGATACTTCTTGCTTCTCGAAGCCTTCAACGATTTTACCTTCGATTGTCAATCTGCGAACTTTTCCCTTTTTAACTTTGAATAGAGCATCCAAGATTTTCTCAGTCATCTCTGGGTTTTCTTTGTTAATTGGAACTACGATTGGCTGTGAGAATGGTAAGTTCTTCTTAATTTCTTTATTATCTTTCTTGTTAACATAGTCAACAACGTATGCTGATACCACAACTTCCCCTGCTTCTCTGTCTTGCTTTGTAACTCGTTTGAATGACTCTTCATCTAGCAAGATAGTTTGAACGAATTCAGCTTTGTATTCGACAGGTAATAACTCTCCACTTTCCTCGTCTTTCTTCTGGAAAGGTAAGAAGATGTTTTGGATTTGGAACTTACGTTGTGTTTCTTGGTTATATTCGCTGAATCCAAATTTACCACGAACACTGATTTCCATACCATCTTTTAAGTTTTCTTTTAAATACTCATGAACATCTACTGGAGATAAGAACTTCTTAATGTTCAGTTCGCCTTTTTCGTTGCGGTCAAGACCAATCTTGTGCAAGCGGAAATCTGATACAGAATCAACAATCATCTCGTTTAAGCGGTCAGCCCAATTGATTTCTAATCGTGAATTGTCATCTTTAGAAGATGCAATAATTACTGGCTTGCTTGGGAAGTATCCACCCATCATTTCGCAATAAACAGTGTTACCTTCTTCTGTTTCAACACCAAAGTTAATTCGAACATAGTTGTAGCCAGTTTTCTCAGAAACTTGAATGCCACTGAATGTTTTGTCATTTACTTTAACTTTCCCAATCAAAGTGTTGAAACCTTTTTCCTTTTGTAAGCCTTCTTTTTTGTTGTCTTTTTGTAAGTTTGTCATGAACAATTACCTCTTTCTGTTATTTGAGTTTGATTGAATTAACATCTTCTTTTAAGCCAATAAGTTTTAATGGTTTTGTTTAAGTTAAAATCATTATTGACTTAAGTAATCTATTAATTAAATCAAGAGGTGTGGGCTAAGGATTAGATAATCAATCCCTCGCCCTGTCCACTCTTATTATTTTAATGGTTTTGCTTTATAAAGTCAAGGATTTTTTGGTTCAATTTTATAAGAGAATGTTCTTAAATCAGTGCCATCATAAGGCTTAAACTCAATCTCATACGGCTCTTCCATGCCTTCGACACGAAGTTCAAATCCCATGTAGTGTGAAGGAACTTCATCTGGCGATTCTACGTCAGAAATTGAAGCGACTTCCTTCTTTAGACATTCAATAAATTCACCATTTACTTTAATAGCCTGTGGGATACCATGCTCAACAGATACAGCATCCAAGTCTTTATTCAGTCTCGCTAGAACATCGTTCTCTTTAATAGATTCGCTTGTGTCTAGCTTTTCTGCCACGATTTCTTCTACCTCATCTTCACCCATATATGGTGATGCTGTTTCTTCATCCTCTACCTTCTCTTCAACGGCTTCTGATTGCGGTTGTTCTGGCATTGGATAGAATTGACCATCAACATTATATTTGACGTATGGTAGACCATCTACTGTATTAGCAAGCTTGTTGCCAATGTTATTCAGATGACTTTTCATCATCTCATCTGGTGTTTGAATCCCTGTATAGCCATGAATGGCTTTTAGATTCTCTTCCTTAAGCATTTCATCATAATTGATTTCAACCACTAATTGAATAACTCCTATCATGGTTAACCCCTCTCTCTGATGTATTATCAGTATAACTTATTTCGTTTTATTTTGCAATGGTTTTGTTTAATATTATTTGTTAGTTGTAAGCAGTCGCATTACCATAGAATGTAATAATGGGTCTTTAGCATCTACAAGCTGTTTGCCAGTAATCCAATCACAGTATGCTCCCTCTTCGCCAATTGTACCGTCTCCAGTAGCTTCTACTTCCTCATATCCATCCCCTAAATCTACTGCGAATAGATAAGTAGTTGTATCAGATGCTTTACTTGGTCGAATAGTTCCAAGTGGAATAATGTTCTCAACTGGTACTTTATATCCACCTTCTTCAATTAGTTCACGATATGCTGTAACGATTGGCTCTTCACCCTCTTTATCGCATCCACCAGTAATTGAGCATAGTTCAATCTCTTCTGAATGAGCAGGACATACTTCAAATCTTCCTAGGTACTCTCGCTCAGTGAATCCCCAATTGTTAACTACTATATTTCTGAATGGGAGAATTGCAACTCCTGCGCTATTACACCATTCTGCTTTGTTATAGACATACTTGCATCCATTGTCTAATTCTTTTTCCACAACTGTATTCCACTTGTTTTCATACAACTTAGTAATCTTCACCATTATTTGTTTTCCTCCAGTGCCTCTTTGTAATATGGAACTAGTAATAATTCTGCTCGTAATTCGCTATACAAGTGTCTAATTTTAACAGGGACACTTTCCTTCCATGCTCGTATATCATTTGAAACTAATAATCTTCTAACGTTTGTGGCGCTCAGATTATCAGCCTTTCTAGATAGAATGACGTGGCTTATCTTCTCAATATCCTTTGGCTTGAACCAAGATGTTCTCTCTTCGTCATTGCCATAGATAAAGCAATCTACATCGTCATAGACACCATAGTGACCTTTCCACATTTCAATCTTTTGAATAAGGAAATCTCCCCATGCTGTACTATGGTCATCTTCATGACTCATGTCATCTGTATGTGCTAATAACAGCTTCCCCTCTTCAATCTCTTTTCCAAATACTTCTCGAATAAGATTCATGCGAGTATATAGATTGAATGGATTTCTAATACTTCCACTTTCTTGAGAAGAGCCAACCATGAGGATGACTCTCTCACAAGATTGTAGAGCAGTGTTAATCATTTTCTCGTGACTTGAATGGATGTGTTGAAACCTACCTATAACGAATCCTAGTTTAAAAGTTTTCATGATTGCCTCCTGCTATTTTAATGGTTTTGTTTTATCCATAAATCTTTTCGAACTCTGTTACAAGTTCTTTAATATCATCGTGTAATAAGATATGCTCTTGCAGGTCTTTCTCATTAATATAAGACATTGCTCGTTTCTGCGTTTCTTCCCAATCTGCATACTTAACAATTGGCTCATCCATTTGATTGTCATGATAATAAACCACTGTGTACAGACAGTCGTTTATAGCGTCTACGCTTTGACGTTTCGCATACATTGTCTTGCCATCATCAGCCATTAAAAGATTTACTGCATCTGGAATAGAACGCTTCAATGGATTCATACCAAACTTCATGCGTGGTGCGCCATTAGAGAATGCTGTCTTCATTGCGAACCCTAAAGTATCACGGTCAATGTGATTGTAGAACCCACCGCCTACACCATAGCTTACGAATGTCAATGGAACTTGTCGCATCTTAAAGAAGAAGTCTGTTCGCATAATATTCTTGAAACTCATACCTTCTCCAATAATTGCTGTAACGTTTGTAATACCATATGCTTGAACCTTATGATAAACTTCAACTACTTGCTGATTAACGTCTCCAGAGTCTGGACGAATAACTAAGTGAACACCTTTCTCTTTTGCATAATGAGCAAGTGGCACTAGGTAGTTATCGATAAATCGATTTGCATCGTATGTGTCAATTACAATCGCAACAATTGTTTCCCCTGCTTCTGCTGTCTTATCGATTGTATGAACATATCCATCGTACTCTACATCATATTGCTGTGTAACCTTATGAGCCAGTGCGCTGATAGAACCCATCTTAGCGTTTGGAGTGTGAATCATTGTATGGAAATCATCTGTACCATGCATAAATAAGTTCCATGAAGTGCCTGCCCAATATGCATCTTCTAATCCACGATGACCACGGAATCCAAATGAATGTAGTCGAATTAAGAAGCTATCATCGAAGCCATACTCTGCTTTCATTTCCTCAAGATATCTACGCATATGGAATGCTTCTGTAGCTGTTCCACAAGGGAATGATGCGTGTAAGAATACACCTTCGAACCATGTTACTAATTCACCAAAGCCTTCAACTGTATTGCTAACTTGTGCGAATGGAGTTCCTGTTGGACACCAAGTTCCTTCCGCAAGAGATTGTACTTGAATTGGAGCATAACCATTACATTCATTTACTACACGTTCAAACAATTCTGTTGGGAAGATAACGCCCATTAACTTAGACGCCTCTTTAGCCTGTTGAATCATTGCATTTGTGATTTGAGTTTCTAAGATACTGTTTACCATTTCAGCGAATCCATAAAGAATCATGCCTGCCTTACGATTGTAGATATGAGACACTTCCCAATCTGTATTCACTTTAAGACGTTGGTGCGAAAGGTTATAAACATCAGTTAGCATTACTGGATTTGTACGAATATCTTTTAACATAATAGTTGTCCTCTTTTCGATTTAGTTTAGTTTAATTACCACTCATATTTGTATAACTTATAATCATCTTCAACTAGCTTAAAGTAAGAGTCGCTATGCTCGCCAGATAGTTTATCGTTAAGAGAATTTACAACGACTTCACCATAGTATTTATCAATGCTCTCACATACTAACTTATCGTCATGTGTGTCTCTGTCAAAATTGTCTACACAGATAATCTTCATCGAATTTCAACTCCTATGCTCTCACCGCTACGCCAAATCCAACTGGAATTGCTCCAAGCATTGTCTTAGCAAGTTCCTCTACCTCTTCCAACATCTCAAGGTATGACACCATATCCTTTCTTAACTCATGCAGGTTGTTAAGGTTTTCAACATGTTCTTTTGCATCATCAAAATCAATTGCACACTCGACGTACTCTTTAACTTCTTTGATTTCTAAGTCAATCACTTCTAAAGGAAGAGGTTGTTCTAACTCCATATAGAATCGACCTGTTTCGAAATTATATCCTAACGTGTAGCGATTATTATCTGATGCTTTGATAGAGAAGAATGGAACATATACTTCTTTTTCATCATCGCTTAATACAGTGCCAATAACATTTTCAACGCCTAGTGACTCACGAACCTTATCGCAGAACTGTTTGTGAAGTTCATTGAATTGTTCTTCTGAAAGGTGTTTCTTAGCTTCTAGAACTATCTTAATATCTTGAATTAACGCTTTATCCTCACTTACGAAAATACCATCTGCATATAATTTAGTTGAGTTTGTCATAATAATTTTGCCTCCAAGTTTTGTTTTAGTTTTGATTTGATACTAATTACTTCTTGATTAAGATATCTTCAACACGAACAGTTTGATTAAATTTATCTCTTACACGTTCGCACCAAGCCCATGTGCCATTTGATTCCACTTCAACATTTACAACGTCATTAATATTGTAGCAGTGAATATCTTTGGTATTGCCAATGATAACTCCCTGTCCTTCTAGTAAGCCTGCAAGAAGTTTTGACTCCCTCTTACTTTCTGCTTTCTTTGCTAGGTAAACCATGTTACGTTTTTTCAATTTAATTCCTCCTCAAAGTTATTAAAATACGCATTTTATAAATTAATTGGTTTATAGGTATCATGGAAGGCATCAGCCTTACACGAATAAAACTCTCCATTTACACCTTTTACAACATAGTCTCCAAATCTAACAACCACATAGCCTTCCAAAGTTCTCATTTTTAAAGCAGGTTCGCCATCGATAAAAATCGGTTCACGAGTGTGAGTAATCCAATGGAAAATCATATCTTTACTGCTGTCAGTGAACTCTATGGCTTCAACTACAACATTACCTTTCTTGTATTTAACCATTTTGTAATCCTCCTATCGACCAATCATTACACTCAACTTAAGCTTGCCAAGCACAAGTGCTTTCACATTAAACATGTCGTTCTTATTTCCAAGCAGTGCGAACAAGCGACCTTTACCTTTATCATCAATCCATCGCTTGCCATTTGTGGCAACAGAATAGCTTAACACCAATTTTACTTTCTTTTCCTTTTCCTTGATGAATCTTAATGCTTTTGTATAATACCCTTGTTTGATATTTTCATATTTCTTGATAAGCATAATCTGTTGCCTCCACTTGTTATTATTTACCGAACATTGGTTCGTTTTTCCATGAACTAATCATATCAGAACGGATGTTCGTTTGCAATACCTTTTAGAAACTTTTTAATGAATTTGTTTAAAGTTGATTAATTAGAAGATTCAATCAAGAATCTTACATATGCGTCCAATTCTTTGGCAGTTTCTGCAAAATCATCAGTGTTATCGAACACCTTCATGTAATCCTTTAATGGGCGCAACTGGTTTTCTAAAGAGTTGTTCATAACAGCCTCTTCTTTAACCTTCCCATCACGCTGTTTAAGACGTTCAATTGCTACTTTAGGGTCGCAGTATATCATGACGTTTTTCCAACCTAATTCACTAAGATAAGCGTGTTCTAGAACCTTTCTAACATCTGTGATAATCACTCTGTCGTGACCATCAGCTTTAATTTTTCGTAGCGTATGGTTAATCCAGACCATGATGTCATACTCACGAAGTGATTCTCCGATGTGCCACAACAGTTCTCTTTCTGGTCGTTCACCTTCTGGAACACCGTAGATACTGTGGGCAATACCATGAATGTCTTCTGCTAGAGCATACTTCTTAAATCCGTGTTTTTCTACAAGATAATCTGCGCAAGCATCTTTACCAGAGCCTGCTATCCAATTGTTAAATGCTATCTTTAACATATGATGTTGTCTCCCTTACATTTTCTATTTTAATGGTTTTGTTTAAAAGAGTCAAGTGAAAAATGACTCTCTTTTTATTTTATTTTTGAACATAGATTTCGATAGAACGTCTTCCCCATGACCTAGCCTTGTCTCCATGGTCAAAGAAGATATCTATGCGATTCCCTTTAATTGCCCCACCAGTATCTTCAGCTACGAATGTTTGACCAAACGCAGGGATATATACTTTAGAGCCAAGTGGAATAACTCGTGGGTCTACAGCGATGATTCCCCATCTGACACCTGTACCTTTTGCTGTGATGTCGCCACCACCAAGTTCATCTGCCACGTTAGAATATCCTGTAGCTTCAACAGTAACTTTTTGCCAGTTCTCATAACCTGCTGATACAACATTACTGGACTGTGGCTTTTGCTCCTGCGATTGTTGCGTTTGCTGTGGCTTCGGTTGCTTCTTCTGCTTCTGCTCTTGCTGTATTCGCTCTCGCTCTGCCTTTGCTTTTGCATCAGCTTTCATCTTTTTTAGCTGTTCTACCTCGCCCTTTAAGTTGCCATTCTCAGTCTCTAGATTGCTCTTCTCAGCTTCTAGATTAGATATAGTAGACTGCAACTCTTCTTGCTTCTGTGATAGTTTTTGGCTTTCAGATTCAACGTTAAGAAACTTTGCCTCTAATTCCTTGTAATTGGTTTGTTGTGCTTTAATCTGTATTCTCGCCTTGTCTAACTGCCTATTACTCTCTTCTAACATGCTGTAGCTATCGTATAGAAATGCACTACACGCAATAGTTAAACCAACACTGGCAGTTAGAACTATCCTCCCAACACTCTCCTTTGATGTTAAATTCTTCACTAATATCATTTCCTTTCTTGTGATGCTCAATTCATTGTAACATAAATTGCAATGGTTTTGTTTTACAGTTGTGTTACAGTCTTGGGAAGAGAATATTACACTCCTCCCAAGTGCGAACATCAATAGTAACTTGGCTCTGTCTTGTCTTCACGGATTGTTTTGAAAGATGCGAATCGCAGGTCAAGCGTACCATCTTCCTCTTCAAACGCTTCGAAGTATTGTATTTCGATGATTTTGTTTAATGCTAAATCTGGATTCTTCCAAATAGCATCTCGTATTTCATGTGGAATACCGCTACCCACGTTTACACGATTGCCATGGAAGTCTAATACAAAGCCACCAAGACTACCGATATTTCTACCACTCTTACCTTCGTAGATGCCCAAGCATCGTAAGTCAGCAGATTCAAATGATTTAACCTTAAGGATATCAAATGTACGCTTACAAGCATATCCTACGTCTGCTAATTGAACCATGATACCTTCTTCGCCATTAGCTTTAGCAACATCAGCAAGACCATCAATAATCTCTTTATCGAACTCGCCAATGTACAATGGTTCTACATACTTGACCAACTCGTGATTCTGTGTGCCAACAACTAATCCAAGCGCTTCTTTACGCTTCTCACAGCTTACTTCAAATCCACCTTGTTCAAACTTCTCAATAGGCAGTAAATCGAATGCGTGGAACTCCAATCCTTTCTTGACACCTTTCTTTCTCATGATACTAGATGTCTTCTTGTACAAGTCTTTTGAATTTAAACCTTCTTCATTTGTTGCAAGAAGTTCTCCGTCATAAACCTGTCCTTTAGGGAACTGTGCGAACGCCTCTTTAATTTCAACATATCCTTCTAGCAAGTGACCTTCACGAGAGAATATTTCAATTACTCCATTATCACGAACAAATATACATGCTCTGTTTCCATCTAATTTCTTCGTTGCAATAACACGTTTTCCAATATACTTCTTCCAGTGTTCATAAACCTTGAACTCACCTTTTACACGCTTGACTTCAATGTATTTCTCAGCAAGCATTAATTCAAAACTTGGTATGAATGCATATCCAAATGCTTCATTAATTGAACTACCTGTAGCGCCAATCGTAAGCTTTTTAATCGCCATTGCTTCTAGCAACCAACGAACCTCTTCTGGTTGCGATGTTATAAATGCTTGAACTACAGCAATGTTCTCATCTTTTCCAGTAGAGCTACTCAAGTAGTCCATGTAGTCATACACATCCAATAAAGGACGCTGACTTGTGGCGACTACAACCTCTTTCGCTAGTTTCTTCTGGGCTATATTAGTTTTCACATAAGGGTTATAGAGGTGATTTAAAACTTTGCACAGCATCTCATTATCCTTGTGATTTGTTAGAATCTCTTTCTTAGCTTTCTTACCACTGGTTGCTCCAATACTTTCAATAATTTTTGCAACTTCAACTATTGTAGTCATAATAAACCTCCATTTTTTTAATATTACAGAATCATTACAAATATAACAAAATCGTTAAATCATAATATTCATCTAGGAATAATTACCCAATTTAGCAATACTGTGATATACTCAAGTAGACAGAATTGTATACGCTTACCGCATTTGTACTATACTTGATGCATCTTTGACTGAAAACTTTCTGTAGCATCAAGAATCTTCTCTTTTGCAATGGTTCTGATTAATGAATCTTTAATACCAGAGAGAATCTGTTCAGTCTCATCAATAAGATTAAACGATTCTGCAAACGCTTCTTTTCTATCAACGCTAAGGGCGATGAGAGAAAGAGACTTTTGCGTTGAAAGTTCTAATGATATGATGACCTCTTCAATTTTTTCCAAAGATTGCATATCTTCGTGATTAGTGATTTTTTGGCTCATCGTAAATAACAACTCCTTCCGATAGTTCTTCAAGCGCTTCTCTATATGATTGTGCAACAGGAACTACTCTTCCACATTTTAAATACTTCGAAATAGAATGAACAACCTTTTGAATATCTTGTCCAAGAATATTATATCGATTAACTATATTCTCTCTAAACGTGTCAGCCATTTGTTCGGTGCAATGGTCACGTAGAATTTTTTCTGCCATAAAACGTAAAGCCTTTTTAACGTAGTCGTCCTTCAGTTCTTCTGGTGTTAACTTCAAGCACATTTCAACCCACTTTGTAATAAGCGAATCTTCTGTTGAAGCAAGCACATCAATTCTTGTTACATTAAATCCTCTACGAGTGTTTTTTAATTCATTGCAATTATGCAGGAGCATCTCTTCAATAGAAGCTTCTCCCTGCGTTAACGCATCGAATCCTCTCATGTTTGACACTTGGTTGATAGTAAATTTACGCATAGTAACTAACTTCCCCCTACTTATTAAGTTTTTTATGTTTTCGCCATATCTATTGACAAGGCTGTACTTCATAATTTTTTTGCCATTTTATACTTTAAGAGTACATACGTTCGATTTCTCGACCAAAAAAAATCTCGAATTCGAAGTATATTATTTTTCTCTTTACTTCAAGAATTTTTTGCCATTTACCTCTTGATGTTTTACCATCTGCCCTCCGTGTCAATGTTGGCACAGTGCGGATTCATCTTGTATGTATTTCCTGTTTTTCAATTATGTTACAAATGTTACGACTTTATTATTGTATTTCAACTTAGAGTTGAAATCAAGACTTTTTTCAACTCTGACTTTAAAATTTCAAGTCAGAGTGTAAGTAGTCTAAACATTGTGTTATCATGATAATTGGTGCTTAACTTGGTACTTAATCAACTAAACTAATTATACGAAGGTGGTTGTATGGAAAACAACAATACTGGAGACCTACTCAGATTAAAAAGATTAGAGAAGAAGTACACACTGGAAACAACTTCTAAAATGGTCGGCGTTTCTATTAATTATATATCTAAGTTAGAGAAGGGAGAAAATTCAAATCCCTCTGATGATATCATTGTCAATCTCGCAAAAGTTCTAGGGCTGAATGAAGACCGCTTATTTGAATGTTTTGGAAAAATACCTTTATCCACTAGACAAGCATTAGAATCTCATCCTATACTATCTAAGTCAATTTCTCAGATTACCAGTAACAAAGAACTCAGTGAAGAAAAGAAAGAAGAGTTCTTGAAAAAGACTGTTTACTGGTATAAGAAATTACTTGAAGAAGAATAAGCTCAAATATATAAGGGAGGATTCATATGAACGAATCGGAACAGTTGGAACGCTGTATACGTGAACTAAACCTCATGCTCGAAAATAATGAATTTTGGGAACATTTTACAGACCATATGATAATCGCCTTCGCTTTCTTTGGATTAGGTATATTATTTTCCGCTTGGCTTTTCATATATTTACTCAAGCGTAAGATTAAATTTGATTACGATATTCCAAAAGGAACAATCATGAGATTTATACATGGCGATAAAAAATGGTTTATTGTTAGACCTGTTACCACCATGCAATTTTTTGATATTATAGTCCTATGTTTTTTCGACAGAGGTAAAGATAAGTTTATCGAAAAACATAGTCAAAGGAGAGTAAGAGCTATAACTATATGCATAGTGGTTCTTATTGTCCTTTTTGCACTATCTGGAATAATGCTTGTCTTATCTGCCCTTGCTATAGACGTTAACATATTTAATCGTCTTAAGGGATGGTTCGTCTGGTAGCATAGAATCTTTATTCTCAATCAACCTTGTTCTTGCAAGTTGATTGAGTTCTTTATTTATTAATCACAATATATGTCAAGCGTATTATTTTTAGATTATCTATAAAGTTAAGTTAGACTAAATTAAGTTATGTTATGCTAAATTATTTATATATTGTTCAATTCTATTTTTTAAGTAAAATCTAGAAGATGTATTAACTGCTAATCCAAATCTATTTAGAATCATATCTACAGCTTTATCAGTATTCATTCCATTTCTGATTAATTGGTATGCGTAGTATACTTGTCCACTATAAGAAATTGTTGTTGCATTTAGATTTTCTTTAGCCTCAACATCTGCAATACGAAGGATACGTTGGTTAATATTTCTCCAGTTAATCTTCTCTCTACCCTTACGCACTCCACGAAGGATATGGTTAGATTCAGCTAATTTATATGTACGAGACTTCTCTCCTGTGATACTTACATACTCCCCATCTTCAATAGCACGTTTCACAAGCATTCTTGTTTTCGCACTCATTGGAACAGTTCTTGCTTCAACTTTCCTATCTCCCTCAGTTCTTTCTGGAAGATTGATTACGCTATTCTCGAAGTCAACTTGCTTTTCCGTTAACTCAACTAATTCAGTGTAGTTATCCTTAAAGCTTACGCCATCAAATGTTAGAGCGAGTATTACGCCATCTTGAGCATTATCTGAATACTCTGCCATATCCATAATCTCTTCCATATCGAAAATCATGTTCGCCTCTTCATCAACGTACTTCTCGATTTTCTTCTGCGTATTATAAGATGTTGCATGGTTAAAGTTATATGCTGTCACTCCTTGTTTAAGAGCGAAATCAACGTATTGTTTAATCTTAGACACATAGTTCTGTAAGCTTCTTACGGTTTTAGATTTTAAAGCTACGAAAGCTTCTGTTAATTCATCTGTATCAAAGTCATACAGGTCTTTACCTAGCTTCTCTTCTACAGAAGCTGTTCTATCAAAGATAATAGCAATGTTCTTTATTGATTCTTCCGTATATTCGTTAATCATCGATTCGATGAAAGTTACTTTAAATGATTCGTTATAAAATCCTTCTGTAATTTCCCATAAGAAGATTCTGAATGGATTCAATGTTTCCTTCTTAGAGAAAGCATATAGTTTATTGAAAACAGCTTTTTGCTTTCTGATTTCTAGATTTTCTAATTCATCGATATTCTGATTATCAAAGATTTCTACAACAGATTGTCTTCCAATAGTTCTTACAAGACCTTCAGCAATCTCTTCCTTAGTGCCTACTAAAACACCCATATTCAAAGCCGTTAATACTTGACCTAACTCCCTCTTTACATTCACGTCCATACGTCTCATCTCACACAATCTCCTTCATAACTTGGTTTTAAATACTATTTACTATTTTACCTATCTCTATGTATGTACTTCCTATCTATAAGCCTATCTTAATGCATTTGTTTAACGATTGCAAGTATTTTTCAATACTTTTGTTTAATATTTTTTTAATCACCGCCAAAGCTTGATACTAAAGGCTTTGACGGCTTTTACATTAAATTGCAATTGTTTTATTTAATAATCAAACGCTAACAACTGAACTTTGATTAACATTACTCTGTTCAATTATCTCCAGTATCTCTGCCGTGGTTCTTGATGCAATCCCCAAAGCATAGTCATCGTGGCTAATGATACTGGCAAAGATAAACTCCATATCGTAGAAGACATCTTGCACATGGTATCTCTCTCTTGTTTTACCTTTTACGAATGATAAACCTTGATGGTATAAAGTATAGAAGCGAGCCTCGTCTCTAATTACCCAAGTATCCTTCTTACTTCTTACTATCGTAGTTCCTCCCACAAGAACCTTGACCTTCAGTGTAGGATATTTAGAAGCAATCTCTAGAATCTCCTCTTCTGTTAGTTCCTTAGTTTCCCAACCTTGTGACATCATTCGATGTGCTTTTTCGTAAATAGTTTGATGCTTAGTTTTCTTACTATGTTTTAAAGCCTGTAGATTTAACATATCTCTCATATTCTTTTACTCTCCCTGTACGTAATGCACCATTGCAGTTCATTAAATTACCTCCATTATTTAAGATTCCGCATTCCCCAACACGGAATCCTTATTTTTATTAATGGTTTTGCTTAACTCTTAATTAAGATTATAAATGCATTACCATCATAAGTCAACATATTTTAATGATTTTGTTTAACATTTCGATACGATGCGATTGAGCGCTATCTTCCCAACCGCATCAAGATACTCATCTTAATATCTTCATTGTCTTTAATGAATGACAATAGCTCCTCATGAGACAGTTCATCTAGAATAGACTCGTCAATATCCCTACTCATATTGTAGCTTAGTTGGTTAACATAGGACTTCTCTTCCTTGATATAAATCTCTGTAGTAGCCATGGAACTATGAGCGCCTAATTGCTTGCACAGGTTTATATCCTTTGTTAACTGGTATCCAATTGTAATTGCAGTAGCTTTCATAGTATGGATAGATATATTCTTGCCAATCATCTTCGCATACTTCTTCAAGCTTCTTTCATAGCGCTTATAAGCACCTTCACTACTAGACAGCATTGAGAACACATTCTCCTGTCCATTATCTAACTGTTTCAATTCATTGTAGAATTCGTCAGAGATTGGTCTCTCTGTATCCTTGCTACCTTTACCTACGAAATCAATAACCCAGACCATTTGACCAGTACCAATATCTTTCTTCTGGGTAATCTTGTCCCATGAGAAGTATAGTGTAGCTGTTTTACGACCACCAGTATGAAAGAGAGTCTTTGAATATAGATACTTCTCCAACCCATCAGACTCTTCTTTCATAAACTCCAGTAAATTCAGATACTCTTGCAAGGAAAGTGCCTCATGATGCTTCGTACTCTTCTTAAGCTTAATATCTAATGCTCTTGGATTAACTGAAACTTCATTCTTAAGAAGAGCATTGTAGAAGCTTGAGACACTATGTAGCTTGGTCTTAATCGTTCCTGCTGTGTTCCCTCTTTCAATTAGAACATCAACGAATTTAGTTTGAACATCCTTGTTCTTGACTGATTTAATATCATCAACTGTAACAAATTTCATCTCTTTACCAAGAGTTAGCATGAAGAATTCCTCGACACGAGACTTGTATTCCCCTGCTGTTCTCTCAGAGTTGCGATAATGCTCGCTCAAGAAAGCTTCATAAACTTCTTGAACATCCATGTTATGTAATGGAAGAACCTCTGCGACTTCCAAACTATCATAAGATTTAACTGCTGACATTTGTATCATTCCCTTCGGTTTATCTATTACATACTGTATCACTGTAACAGTATTACAGTCAAGAACTTTTTTGAATGTTATTTAAAAAGATTGTCGTTAACTAAATCTCGTAGCAAGAAGGTGTCTATCTTTTTCATATCTCCACCTTCAACAACTTCATTCCAAGTAAGCAGATATATCTCTGAATCCTCCAGAAGTTCTTCTGAGCGCTTCACTACGATTGCATGGTAGTCTCCTATTAGATTCATCATAATCAGAGCAATAGCATGCTTTGTTTGAATCTCTCCTGGCAATTTATCGTTACGATAATCGACTATCAACTCTGACACATCAACAGAATCATCAAAATTCATATTCTTCTTTGTATCATTCTCATCCCAAGTAACAATATTTAACATTTTCATATCTCCTCTCAATCAATTGCTTTTATGATTCGTTCGTTAATGTACCATAAGACAAGAACCTTGAGATATCCTGTAATAGATTCTTGAAATGCAAATATGACAAATGGGACGCCTAGTATAACTGCGATACGAAGCACAAGCGCAAATCCCATAAATAGGTTTCGAACTGGTACACCGCTACGATAAAGAGAATGATGGCTTCTTTTGCTTTTAAATTTGAATCTATTCCTTCTCAAACGTTCTCACCTCTTTTGGTTATATACTGTAATACTGTTGTATGGTTACAGTGTAAAAGTTAACCGAATTCCTGTCAACTTATTCTTGTTAAATTTAGAAACTTTTAATTTTTCAAAATAAAAAGAGGCACTCAATTAGCACCTCTTAACTATCCTTCTAATTCACTTATTGTTTCAACCTCTGCATCCCACAAATCTAATTCTGTTGCCTTGTGACCTTCATAGTTGCCATCGTCAAACAACTTCTGAGCATGCTCTGGGCTATCTGCTTTAATATAAACCTTTGACCTATCTTTCTCTACAAAAATAACTTCAAACTCTTGTTACATAATCAATACCTCATTCTTTTATATTTTTCAGAGCCTGTTCAATAAGCCACTGATGAATCTTGATATGGTCTTGAGAGACAAGTATAACGCCATTAGGCTCACTTTCACGAACCTTCATTTGTTCTAGCTTGTACTTTGCAAAATACATTTTCTCTTCATCTGTCCAATCTGAGAAATGGTCGTCCATAAAATCTTTGCGTTCCATTTTATTTTCCTCCAATTCTTCTAACTTGTAAGTTACTACCTCTCCACTAAGTTCTTTCAATTCTTCCTCAGAAAGTTTTTCACATTCTAAGGTCATCTTAGGAGAACCATAACTGTATGTTTGATGCGCACTAGGAGCGCCCTTCGTGCTATTAACGCTTCTCCATGGGTCTCCTGCTCTTCTTCTTCCTGCTCGCCTTACTCCCACCTGTTACACCTCCTAATAAAAGTCCGATATTATTAATTAATTATTTGTATCCAATATTGTACTCATATCCTTTTTTGGGATTATAAACTCTAATCGCATCTGAAAGTGTATGAATTCTATCCAACACCATGTAAGCATGCATTCCTTCTGTTACATAGCGCAGTTTATAACATTCTTCCAACTCAATTTTACGAGGATTAAATAGCAATCTATGATACCACTTAGGGTTCTTTAATTCAGCGTATACATACATATTGCTTGAGACCATAGCATGACCTAATTCTACAAGTACGTTGCCATAGTAATCTGTAACAACTCCATTCTCATCTTGATATAGCCAGTTTTCTTCTGGGATACTTCTCATCATCAATCTCCCTCACACTATCTTTTTCAACAAATTAATAAACTTATCCTTTTCTTCCTGTGACAGATTATCACTAGCTTCTGCCTTAATTATCAAGGCTTTCTCACAATCTATTTTAGAAATGTCATTCTCTACAATGTCATCAATTGGAATACCATGATACTGTGACAGAGCCTTTAAATTTTGCAACGTTGGTTCGAACTTGCCATTTTCATATCCATTATATAACTGTCTAGAAACGCCAATTTCTCTTGCAACGTCCGCTTGACTAACCCAAGGCTTCAGATTTCTTAGTAGTTTTAATTTTGCTCCTACACTCAACTTCATTTATATCATTCCCCACATTTAGATTCCCCAATGTGTACGACAAAATATGTAAAATCCATCCTTTTCACTGTAACACTATTACAGTGACTGGTCAATTGTTTGGGGAGAAAAAATTTTCTCCCTTTTATATCAACTATTCCACTGGAATAAGTTTTACCTGCTCTCCTGTTTTGATAATGTTTCCTGCCTCACAGAAGAATACATAATCTCCTCGACCAACAGAACTATTACCCAGAATTGTATTTACGACTGCTCTGCCACTCTTATCGTATACGAAGAAGTTACTTCCTCGACCTGTTGCAGTAGCTTTGTAGCGACCTGCAGGAATATCTTTTCCTACAATGTACTCACCTGCAATTAATGTTTTAGGCTCTTCTTGCTTAGTCTTAACGCCTTCTGTAAGCTTCTCTAATTCAGCTTTCTTGCCATTAATATCGCCATCTAGCTTGCTTACTTCGCCCTTCTTGGACTCTGTATCCTTGCCTAGCTTTTCAATCTCTGCAGACAATTCATTTTTCTTTTGAACCATTGCCAGAGTTTCAGTTACATCTGACTTTTTTTCGTCCAATTTCTTTTGCTCATCTGCGATTCCTTTTTTCACTTTGTCTTTCGTATAATCCAGTTCTTTTTCTTTCTTATCAATCTTAGATACTAGCTGATTATAATTTACTTTCTCTTCCCCAATTGTAACCTTTGCACCGCTAGAACCTAGAGTGAAAGATGCTACCAACCCAACAACTATACCAACTGACACCCATAATTTTTTTGCCTTTAAAATACTCATCGTCCTGCCTCCCACATTATCTATTAATCTAAATCATCTATATCATCCGATTCCTGCCATGAATACCACTTCAGCTTTTCTTTAGCTTCGACTGGATTTTGATACTTTCCTTTTGGTGCAATCCAGTTCCCTGCGCTATGATAATACTTTTGCTGATGGATATATGTCCCCTCACGGAAGAAATCGAGGCTATCATCATTCTTCAGTATTTCTTTTACTGCTACTGATAACTCGCTTGTATACTCATCTCCCAATTTTTCTTTTAGGAAATTTGATACATCATTAAGACTCATAAATGCTTCTCTAACATTCCAGATATTCAGAATGATATGGTCTGCTAATTGTTTTGCTAATTCATTTTGCACTGCTAACATTTTTTTCTCCCGTTCTACACACTGGTTATAGATTTCATCTACCTTTGTAGGCTCTAGCCATTTGCCACACTACCGACATTACGCACTTATGATATCCTGTTATATTTGAATCCTCTACTGGCATCTTCCAACGATTCATAAGAGCGACTTCAAAGCTATTAGTTTCTCGAACCATGAATACTATTTTTTTCCCAAAATGATGACTGATAACGAACATAGCCTTCTTCCAATCCAATCCTGGCTTCACAGAGCAAATGCCTGCATATTCATTTTCATGCTCTAAGAATTCAACACCATAAGCTTCATATGTATGTTTTGATGAATCTACAGCCGAGTTACTATACTCCATTAAATTTTTTGCCACTGTTAAAATATGCTCAAGAGATTCTCTATTCTCTCCCTTATAAGCTGATGCAGTATATGCGATTCGATGGATTTGTTTTAACTCATCGCTATTTAAAAATTCTTTTGCCCTTGAAGAAAATTGATTTGAATATTCAAGCTTATGCAGGTTTGTATAAATTAATTCAGCAAGCTTTGTGATTTGTTCTTTCAGTTCTAATTTGTTCATGGTAATCTCTCCCACTTATATAGTTTATCAATTATCTAAAATGCTGTCAATAAAATTTAATGAATTTGTTTTACGTTATTTTTCAAACGCCTTGAACACTATCCAAGGCACTTGAGATTTTACGCTATTGGTTGCTCTGCCTGTTCTTCTTTAAGTTGCTCTGCTTTAGTTGGTTGGAACTTTTCAAAGTATGCATTTAAATGTTCTTGCATTGCATTGATTCGACCATTTGTTTTCTCTTTCTTAACGCTACCTGCACCACCATAGTTTTTGTAGTTCGTGCGAATCTCACTCTTATGCTTTAATGCTTTCTTGAATTCTTCTTTCCAATCAGAGAAGCGTAAATGATGAATATCCATTTCCATAGCCTTCATAGCTGTTAACATTGTCATTGGGAAGTGTACTTTCTTAAGCAGTACAGATTCTTTTCCATCGAATGCTTTGTCTAAGTAATCCATAGTAGCTACAATTTTTTCAATGATTGCATCCTTGCTATCATCATTCTTGAATGATTGAGCATAATCGAATACATCGTTAGATGAAATAGATTTCCACTCATAGTTGTCATCAATTAACATCATAGTTTGAAGAAGTGCAGTTTCATTATCAGCTTTTCTTAATTGTAATTCTGTGAATGAAGCTTTTTCAGTCATCATGTTATGGTTTACTAATTCTTTAATTTTACCTGCCCAAGCATTACCCATCTTAGCTTTAGCTTTTTGTTGTTTACTTAATGGCGTACCATTATTTAAGCGATAGAACATGTCCTCAATTTCTTCATCAGTTACTTCATCGAATTTATAAATCTGAAGTGAGAAGCTATTGATTTTATCTTGAACTTCTTCATCTAACTCACTGAAATGTTTTCCTGCTAATACATATTCTTCATCATCAATTTCAACACTTGGAGTTTCTTCGTGTAAAGCGTACTCGTCATTTAAGAAGCCAGAGATGTTTGTTAAACGCTGTTTTCCATCAAGAATTAAGTACACCGACACTTCTTTTTCTTTACCTTTAACTTCCATCATTTGTTTTTCGATAAGGCTATATAATGCAGGTACTGGATAATCTCCTGCTAATGAATGAATTAATAATGATTTTTGCATTAAGTCCCATTGACCACCTGCACGTTGAATAGGATAATCAAAACTGATAGTTCCTTTATTTACCATACCCATAAATTGTTTTACCATCCAATTTACACTTGATTTTTTCATAGTCGCCAAACTCCCTTTTTTAATGGTTTTTTTTAAGTTAATTACATGTTATCACTGTAACAGTGTTATAGTCAAGCATTAAATTTAATTTTTTTAAATTTCAATAATTTTACCTTGTTTACGCCATTCAGTAACGCTAATTTTAAAACCTTCGCTCTCTGGAAATTTTTCACGAAATACATTTACCACCGCTTCAAGCTTGCATGGTGTGTTGATACTTCTCTCTGCTGTAGCGAAGAAGTGCATTCCCTTTAAAGATACGTTGATTTCATAATACATATTTATTTCCCCTCTCATAATAAAATGATGATTTTATCTATTATTAAATTAAAAAATTCTTAATTCATTCAAGAGAGGATTTATTATCCCCTCACGTAATACTATAACAGCATTACAGTTGAATGTCAAAAAATTTTTTGCCTTATTTATTTTTAATTGATGCGTTGTACTCTTCAATCAAATCATTATACCTTTGATAAAGCTTTTCCAGTTCTTCGCCTTCTGTTATTTTATCGCTAACAACCCTATTCCCTTCTAGTTCCACAGTTATTATTTGACCTGCGTTATACTCCTCTTTTGTTTTAACTACCACATCAGAGCCGTGTACCTTATCAATCATCTTAAGATATGATTCACCATTTACATTTACTTCAATAATGCCATGCGCTATAATTTTTTCTTCCATGTTATCATCTGTAGAAGCAGATGTACCAAAGATAGAAAAGATATTCGAGATGATTGACACACCAACAACGAATGCAAGTGTCATCTTAACCCATGGTCTTAATTTTAATTTTTCCTTTTTCATTTCATTCTCTCCCATTCATATATTAACGGTGACTGCCATCATCAGACCACATGCATCACCATGCGATGACAGGGAAATTTTTCCTCCCTGTTTCAGCTTAATCTTCTAATTTAGATTCATGAATTTTATATTTACTGATATCGATAACCGTGTAACCTTCTTCTTTTAATCGCTCACCTAATGATTCCTCAAGTGGGTATACATTTATTATGTCCCACTGTACTTCATCAATGAAATTATTTGCAGGTATAAAGCCTTGAACATTGCTTTCATCAGTATTTATATAGTCATACCCTGCAACTAAATCTAAATCATACGTGAATCCTAACCCAGTGCTATCTGCTATTTGTCGCATTCTTGTAATCACGTAAATCATATTTTCTTTAATCACATATACTTTTGTAGTTAATTCCATTTTAAAATCTCTCCCTTTATTGTTCTGAGTTCATTATACACTGTAACAGTATTACAGTAAAGAATTATTTTTCACCTATTCTGTAGCTTATTTTTAAACATTAGCATAACTTCATCCGCTGTTGTCTCGCCATAATTTTCATACATGTCATTTGCTTCTTTCGTGAATACAAGCATATTATCTTTGTCCCATAATTCCAATAATCTTTTTATATAACTATCTCTTACATCATCTAGCATGTACATTTTTTTATTCCCTCCATTCCTTATTCATACATAGGTCTTTCTCTTGTTTCATTCTCAGCAGGTCTACGCTCAATAAATACTTGCACATCAGCGCCACCTAGTACAAAAGAAATATCTCCATGTTTAACATCATTATATTCTTTCAATAAATCTTCTTTAATTTCATCTGAAAATTTATTTTTGCAAGGAATTGTTTCAAGGCATTTGTACCAGTCAAACCACCAGCCGCCTTCTTCATGTCCTCCAAATTCTCTAGTAACCTTGTACACGCTCACATATACTTTCATATCCTCTGGAGCATCTACATAGCCATTAAAGCAGGCTTTACATTCTTGTGTCCATCCTTTACCTTCTACAAATTTATTATCTCCAGCCCCATTACATGCAGTACATTGAATTGTTAACATAATTTTTTCTCCCCTTTAAATTTATTTTTCGTCAAAATTTAATGACATAGATGGTGTGTATTTACGGATATTGTAGTTTGAAATTTTAATTTCTTTTAAAAAATCATAGAAGTCAAATGATGATAGAAAACATTTTGATATCATTTCATAAGGTGCATCTGTTATGTAAATTTTTTCCTCACCATTAACCGTTATTGGGACTATTTTACAAACATCTGATTTCATTGCCGTTACCTCCATTTTTTTTATTCGTATATATTCCCAATTATAACTTTATACCCCTGTTTCTCAAGGGATTCTTTTACTCGCTTACGTCTTGCTTCACCTTTGTAAATTTTTTCTTCCTCACTTAATGTGAAGTATTTTGTACGTCTGTTCTTGCTGTGTGAGACTGTTGCATGAACGTTGCATCCTTCGCCAAACGCATCCATAGTTAACTCAATGAATGTTACATCTAAAGTTTTTATTTCCTTTTTAACGTCTGTTAGTGTGCTGACCATCATATTTTTTCTCCCTTATAATAATTCTTTTTCGCTATATAACACACTTTCATTAAGTTAACGTATAAGTTTTGCCACCATAACCATTATCTCTAAGATTAAATGGTACGCCTAATTTGTTTACAGCCTCATGAAATAAATTCCCAAATCCATCGCCTCTTATATCCTTTTCTGGATGAGGAATCCAATTCTCTTTATTCACAAATAGAGAGAATATATTTACAGCTACTAATTCCTTCCTGTCCATCTCGCCAATAAGTTGCATGATTAATTTTTTACCTTGTACAGCACACGCTTTCCATTCCATATTTTCATACAAGCCTGTTTCCCAGTCAAAACGATTGTAACTATCATTGTATCTTGCAACAATTTTTTCTAAGCGATTAACTTTTTTATTCATCATTTCCATCATTTTTTATTTCCCCTTTTCGTTTAGAATTTTTTCGCTTTTAAATTAGGCAACTGGTATAAACAAATCATACGCTAGATTACTATGAAACGATACGCTAACCTCGTAATATTTTTTTCCTTCGATATCCTTCACTTGAACCCAACATGAAGGAGTCAACCAACCAAACTTTTGTAACAATGACTCCTTGCTTACTTCCCCTTGACCAAAGTTGTTCACGCTATCCCAAACATAGTCGTCAGTGTAGTGATATGCACAAATCATTTTTTCAAATTCTTCACGCTCGATTGCTCGCTTTACTACATCGTAGCGAAGTGTTGCGACTCCTCTATTTTTTTCTTGTGCCTTTGCTAATGCATTTGTGATTGACTTGATAATTTTTTTCATGTGTAATTTCCCCTTACATTCCATATTTTTTGTTGAACTCATCCCAAGCGCTGATTTGTTGCTCAACGCTTGATTTCTTCGTGAAGAATTTTTTTGCCCATTTAATTGCCTTTGCCATTCTCCATCACTCCTACAATTTTTTTCGCCTTTAAATACTTTGCACCACGTCCACCGTGAAGACTTCGCCAAATTCATTTACTGTTACTTCTACCACTTGACCTTCTTTTACTCTGTCACTAGCTATTGCATACTCATATCCTTCTGAATCTTGACCATATGCCCATTCACCATCATTAAGTTCGATGTTAAGTGTTTTCGTTTCGACTCCTGCTCCTTCATCGTAGAAGCTTTCTTTAACCCATGAACCATCCTCAGCTTGCACGTATCCTTCTTTGTTTCTGTTCTCATCTTCCAAGTCATTAGACTTGAATGCTTCGTACTCAAACGATTCCTCGTATGAGTCGATAACATCCCTAAATCTATCGTACAGTGTGCTTAGTTCTTCGTTCAGCGTGTACTCATCGTTCACAATTTCTCCCAGTCCATCCATCGTCACTGTTACAATTGCACCCTGCTCATAATTTTTTGCCTCTACTAAGATGTAACCATCAATTGCATCGTTGTCGTCAATTGGTAAAGTGTACGCTAATCCTTTTTCTGTGTAGTCTACAATTGTGTGTACCACTGTAATATTTTTTTGTGCTTGTTCTTTGTAATTGTTTTCTGCCTGTACTTCTTTTGTTGGGCTTGCAAACATTCCCACACTTGTTGCCATTACCATAATTGCTACTAATACTTTCAATAATTTTTTCATCCTTGATTACCTGCCTTTATAAGTTTTTTTGCCGAGTCAATAACTCGATTGCAGGCAAGAATTCCCCTGCCTACTAGCCAGTTATTGCAATGGTTTTGTTTTAGTGGATTTCAATTGCTACGTCTACATTTGCAAGATAGCAAACTTTACATTCTCCACAATCCTTTTCTTTTGGTGTGTTCTTGAAAGCTTCACTAGATGGACAAGCAAACATTCCCTTTTCTTCTAGTGTGCCTGCCTTTTCTGCTGTGAAGATACTCATTCCCAATTCTTTTGTCATCTGTAAAAATTTTGGCTTTGTATCCTCCCATACGCTTGACTTGAATGTGATGTTTACATTTTCTTTTCCTACATTCTTGTACAGAGTTTTCACGAATGGTAATGATTTTGTGTATGCCATGAATACAATCGCTCTGTTACCTTTGAAGTGTTGAGCGATTTCATGCCATTTTACAAGGTATTCGTATGAATAAAAGTCGCCTGCCTCGTGAATTCTGAAGAACACTGTTTTACCTTTGTTCTTTTTGCGAGCCAGTTCGAACTCGATTTGTTCAATCATAGCGCTCACAAACTCGTTAGATTTTGAGAACTCAAGGTTCATTTGTCGTCTAGTGTTAACTGTTGGATACATCTTTTCAGCCTTAAGAGCGTAGCAAGATTTCTCACACAATTCAGTTCTGAAAGGACATGTTACAACGCTTGTGATATTCCATTGATAGAATGCTACTACCTTGTTATCTTTTAGTTTCTTGTTACCTTCGCTTAGTGCCATTGAAATATCTTTCATTGATACCTTGCATTTGTTAGCCTTTTCGAAAGCCTTTGCTTGTACTTCATTGTTAAATTTAGTCATTATAAATCTCTCCAGTTCATTAGTTAATTTGTTTAGTTTTTCATTCAAACGCTCAAGACTTGAACACTTGAACCAAAAACCAAACGGTTATTGGTCTTGGAAACGCTTGAGACTCAAGTTCTCAACGGTTACTGGTGTTTCATATCTCCGTTTTTCCAATAGTTAGCCTACACAAAAGAGTCGCTATGCTCCTTTATTCGTTCTTACTATCTCACGTTCTGTCGAGATATTACTTTACTGGCTCGCCTCTTACAGCCTTGTGAGTGCATACCGTGTACCACTCTGCCAATTTATACACTTGCTATCGTGTTTGTTAACCTTATTCGATTTTCAAAGAACTTCATAGAACTGTCACTCCTATTCAATCCCTACACTTTCAAAATGGTTTTGAGAGCCTGCTTTACTTATGTAAGGTGTATGTATGCAAGTGTTATCCGCTCCAGTGAGCATTCAAGATAACTTGTTCTTGCTTTGTTTTGTTGTTGCCGTGTTGCTTGGCACACTCATATCTAACCATACTTTCTAAAAAACACACAACTGTAATCATTAAATTCTAATGGTTTTGTTTTAGTGGATTTTTTAGGTGGATTCTACGCTATGCACACACACGTAATTTCTATAGGAGAAAGTGGTGTATTTTTCCGACTCGAAATGTACGCTCATCCCTAGAGCCACAAGGCTTCAAAGTGTTTTATAAAATGACCATGATTGTAAGCGTTTACATTTGCTAAAAATGCCTGTGGATAACTCACTTAAATAAAACCATCGAAAAAAAGTTTAAAAAAAATTATAAAAAAATTTGAGGCCTTCAGCCTTAGAGCCACAAGGGAGAACAAGTATTTCGAATTTGTCAAGCGAATCATAAATTTTAAAAAAATGTTATCCACAGGTAAATTCCACGTTTAAAAGTGGGTTGAACCATTGGTATTACAATGTTTTTAAAATGTTTATTATTTTGATTGTCGATTTTTGTCGAAAACTTTTTTATTTTTTCAGCGATTTTGTACAAAATGTGTGTGCAAGCTTAGA